TATAGATCTACGTGTGTTTATCATTAAAAAATAAAAACGGATATACTTGATCAAGTATATCCGTTTTTATTTTTTAATGATAAACACACGTAGATCTATACTTATATAAGCTAGACATAGGGGTCACATGCTTTCCTAGTCTATAGCTTTCAGTACGCAAATCGTACGCATCGTTCAAATCACACAATTCAGGAATAGAAAGTTTTCTTTTCCCAAACATCTTTATATATTTGATGTCATGCGTTTTCCCATAATATTTTACTTGAGGATCAAACCCAGTAATATTACTTCTAGCTCTTTTTATATAAGAAAATACCGAATTATGATGAACTTTACATGACGCTAAAGTTCTCCTACTCTTTTTATATTTTAAAAGTTTAAGTCTAGGCATTATATCTCCTCTTTGCGTTATGTGCATAAATTCCTAAGTGTTTTATAAATTTCATGGGTGGTATTTTAGATCTACTTGCAACATATTTTAATTTGTATAAGTGAGCAAATGATGTAAGAGTAATATCATCATCATCTTTTCCGCAATCATTGCCTTTTCTACTGATTGGTGGAATAATACGCATGTATCCGTCTTGATATATTACTCTCGTGTGGTCTTCGTTCATATTAGTTAGATTCTTAGCCATTGCAAATACATGTAGCCGTTTACAATGATCAAAATATGACAAATCAAGTTTTCGTTTTCTTGATAATTCAGCATTATGCTTTAATGTATTTCTCATATTATTCCCCGTATGTATGATCAGGATCCAATTCCTGATCTGGATCTGGTTTAGTAGCTTCATCAGACATAGATATCTTTTCTATGTCTAATATATCCCTTAATAAAATACTTACCACTTCACTATTAAAATCTTTAGATGAATCTAATATAATCATTCCAGTAGCAGTACAAGAACTACAACTGCAGCATCCATATGTACAACTTCCATTAGTATCGTAAGCTTTTACAGGAAGAATGTCTTTGATAGTTCCATTCTTTGTAAGTTTCTCTCCATTGCTTCTGTATGTAACTATTACATTATCATCTTTAGATAAAGTCATGTGTTTCTCTGATTTATCATCAAAATATAAATTTATTTCTGTGGTATAAATAACTTTAGAATCGTTTTGAACTAATAAAGCCATAATATTAATAACCTCCTTAAGATTTTATAATTTAGTTACCAAAACGTATTATTAGCACGCTTCGACAAATTAACTACTTTTTTTCTTCTACCTAGTTCAATTAAATTTGTTCGATTTCTCCTTTTCTTTGATTTAAGACTCGCAGCATTTACGGATACAAAAATATCATATGGTATAACATAACAATCTGTTTTAATATTACCATTTTCATGCTTTGTACTTATACTTGTTTTAAATCTAGTCCTTCTATTTATTTGAAAAGATTTACCTTTCTCGAAATTTGTAATTAAAAGACGTACATAATTGAATTTAAAAATCGGTAAATTCCTGGATGGGATACTTTCCAAAGACATAGTATGTCTTGTTATATATTTTAAACTTCTCATTTATTTTACCTTCTGATTGGATATATGCTTTAAAGAGTGCATACATTTATGCCATCTACGCCTATTTTCACCTAATAAAGATATACACTTCGCTTTTTTATTTTTATCACTGGTAATCAACCTTAAATTTTTTATTATAGTACAATTTATATCAACACAAGAAAATTCATGCCATCTTTTCCTTTTGCCATATTTGTCTTTATATTTAGATTGGTATCTATGGTATTCATTGTTTGGACTTATTGTAAAAGAATAGTGGATTGGATTTTTGGATTTCCAAAATCTTATCTCACTTTTAGGCACTAATCTCAAATAAGGTAATTGCTTAGTCTTATTTTTAAATACAATATACCTTAAAATATTTCTTTTTGAATTCCTATAAAATTCTCTCATAGTTTCACCTCATTTCATAAAAATACTGATATACCAATTCGGTATATCAGTATTATAATATATAAATTATTTTGAGGTTGAACCTATTCCACCAATTCTTTCACCATCCGCTTTATCATCTTCTGTTGTTTCATATTTCATAAAGATACCTTGCGCTACAGCTTTATGAGATTCTGTTACATAATGATACACCCCATTATTTGTTAAAGATATAATGATATCTCCTTCATTATTAGTATTATTATAATAGTCAGAATCTATAATTCCAGTAGTATTAGTTATGCATAAATCATGTTTAATGCCTAAACTACTTCTAATATGTACTTGGAGTACAACTCCTTCTGGCATTTTAGCTTTAATACCTGTAGGGAATTTCACTTTCTTCTCTGGATCAATATTAATTTCAAACGGACAATTAAAATCGTATCCAGCAGATCCTTTTGTTTTTCTTGTTGGTACTTCAATTCTATTATAAATATTTTTTAAATAATCACTAAAACTAGGGTAATCAGTATCCCATACAACTCTCTGATCTATATCGCATGATAATGTGTCTTTTAAAAATGTCCCAAATGATACTTTCTCGAATTTAATGTCTTTCATAATTACTTTCTCCTTTTATTATTTTATCTAAATGTCTTACTAAAGATAAAAATATATCCCATATATCTTAAATGATATATGGGATATATTTTGTGTTGACTAACAGGACTTAATAATATTTTTCGCAGAAATCAGTTTATCTTCTACTGATTATAAAAAAGTTATATAGTTTATTATTTTTTACATAAACATTGTAAATTATTGAATATATAATCGTTGCTACCAATATTTCCTTTTTCATCTAATATATAGGTTTTTATAAATCCTGATATATATTGTGCTTCACAAACATTAGCGCACTTGGTTATATCATTAAAATCTGTATCCATCTCAAGAGTACTAATCCATTTATCATAATTATCGTATATAGTTTTTATAAGTTTATTATCAGATCCTCTTTCATAATATCTTTCGATCATTATTGGCTTATTATCCATAGGAGGATATAATAAGAAAAAGTATATATTGTTTTCTATTAATGCTCTTAATACTGGTTCATGTGTAGATACAAAAATAAAATCTACTTTACCAATAAGACTTTTAATATGCTCTATGTAGTTATTTGGAAACTCTGGATTTCTAATCTTATTTCCTTCCTCATCAATAGTCCAACTAAATTGGCTACTATCTGAATCTGATACAGTAAATCCATTACAATTATTCTTGTAAAAGGTCTTTCCCATTCCTGGAAATGCTGCTATTACAATAGTTTTGTTTTTAAGTTTAACTTCTAACATTTTATTTTCCTCCTTTTATTAAAAAAATAAAGAGGGGGGTTTAAACCCCCTCTTTATTTATTCTTTATCAGTAGTATCGGTAGCTTCAGATTCATTATTGAAAAGAGCATTTTCGATTCTTTCTAACCTATCTTCAATACCATTAGAAGTCTTTATTTTATTATGTGCATTATAAGCTCTCGCTTCAAATACAGCTTGCTGCATTTCATCTACTACTGAAACTGCATTATTGTATAATTTATTCAATACATTACCTTCATCGTTATTGATAGCTTCAGATACTTCTACATCCTGTACAACTTCTTCTTTTGGTTCTTCTTTAATCTGAGATTCTTCTGGAATATCAGATTTATTCTCAATTTTCTTAAGAATAAGATTCTGTAATCTAGACTGATTAATAGTCTGAAGGCCAAGCTTATTTACTACTGTATCTCTGATATCTTCAATATCTTTCTGATTTAAATCGAAAGATTTACACATAGCATCAATACGTTTTGCAGATAATTCTTTGACTTCTACTCTAAGATCGAATCTTCCATCTCTCTTAACGGCTTCATCGAGATTATCTACATAGTTTGTTGTAGCTACGAAGATAACGTTTGTTGGTGATGATGTAGAATCAAGGAACTGTAATAATTTATTGATAATTTTCTTATCTTCTTTATCACTATCCTTTCTATCTCTTGATTTAACTACGGCATCAATATCTTCCATAAGTACTACGTACTTTTCTTTATCTGCATTGATAGATTCTACTAATGCATTTACGTCAAGCGTAGCAAATGATGCCATATCAATTGATACTACATCATAATTGTAATAAGTGGCAATCGCTGTTACTAATGATGATTTACCAGTTCCAGGCGCCCCATATAATAAGATACCTGTTTTATATAACAGAGATCTATCTTTATATACAGGCTCATTTGATAAGAATTTATCAAGATGATTTGTAATCTGTTCTGCTACATTATCATCAAAGAATAAAGTTTCTAATGGTCTTGTATGAAGATCGGATGACATTACATTGAAATACAACGCATCTTTATCATCTCTACTATATCCGCCACCTGTTCCAGAAACTTTGTAATTGGTTAAGTATTTTGACCCAGTATCATTGATTTCATGAGCCAATCTTCTTGCATATTTCAGCATATGTTTTCCAAAGACATAAATGTATAAGAATTTAGGCTGTTGTTCCTGATTTCTGCTATCTCCATTACCGGTCCCTTCATATCTTGATGGACCTGCATTTACATAGAAGAATGTATCTTTCTCAATTTTGCATACAAATTTCTTATCAATGATATATCTCTGTGAAGGCATAGATTTATTATCCTTATTTCTGTCTAATAAAGACTGTGGATTGGAAACATGTTTATCAAACTTCTTATCATATTTCTCGATCCATTTAAACGCTTTATCAAATTCTGCAGAAGTGAGATTAAATTCAATTCCAAATTTGTTCTTCACCCATTCCATTCCACCACCAATAATATATTCACTGGCTAAGTTTCTCAGTGAATACGGATTGGTGAACTGTCTAAAGATTCTTTCATATTCTTTCTTGCTGTTACTCATTTAAGTTTCCTCCTAAAATTTATATATTGTATTGTAACTTACACGTTAATAATATACCATTAAATGTAATTTTATTCTTAATCATACGGATGATCATTTGAATAATCTATAAGAGCTTTTATTTTAGATATCGATGGCATATCAATATCTTTGCATTCTTCTTTCAAAGTATAACTTTTTAATTTCATTTTAAGACTAACCTCGTTTCCTACACTAGATCGTTCTTTAAGCGTGCGTGACGAATATCTATTCCCATAGGTCAATCTCGATAGATTTCTTGTTCTAAATCCTTTGAAAAACGTTAAGCAAGAATCAAACTTATCAAATATTTCACATTTCAATCTTATTCTAAATTCACTATTGTTCTGTCTTATTCCATATGACAATGCTTTTTTCATTTTATCTCCTTATCTATAATCTTCGATACTAGCATTTTCTATTATTCTACGTATTCCAGATAATCCTATTGATTTTTTATATAAAGATCTCCCCTTTAAAGAAATTGATCTTTTAATCGCTCTGTATCTTAGTGGACCAGCACATCTTCTAACATATCTCTTTCTAGCAAAATGATCAATGGTACGTATTCCAGAAGTATCGTGATCGTATATAGGATAATATTTTATGCATTCTTTATAATAACTAATTGGGAGTGCAATTTTTTCTATCTCTATATGTTTTATAGTCAACTCGTGGTCTTTACGTTTAACTGAGGAACATAATCCTTTCTTCATTTTATTTTCTCCTTAACAAAAATAATCAGGATTTATTTTGGCTTCGCGATCGACTTGCCTAATAAATTTAAAAGGCGGAACATCGTGAGCTTCTTCTTTTAATGAATATATTTTATATTGATCTTTAACGCATCTTTCTTGTTTTGATAACGGCCATGCCGTTTTCGCATTCATTTTCTTTAAAGGACTTACAAATTTGCGGCTCTTTTCTTTTATATTTATAGATAATTTATAAATATTTTTTCTTAAAGTTCTTTCATTCTGTTCAAAATCATCATCTACTGTAAATTTATACCTAACAATAACTCCCCCGTTTCTCTTTATAAATAATTGTGGTAATCCCTTGATCATTTATTGTACCTCCTATTATAATCTCTAGCAAGTTTAAAATATTTGGAATAATTTAATAAATTGAGTGATCCTGATTTAGAAATCTTGCTAAATGGGCATATTTTTATTATTTCCGATAAAGATATTTTGGTACCTTTAAAACTTTTAAATTGACGTATAATCGGTAACCCCATATATTCTCTTCGAATATCTGTTGAAGAATAACGCATTGTCCTAGCTGTTTCCGATATACAGATCATGATCAACCTTTTATCATCTGTATTATTATATTCTAAATACTCTTTCATCTTATTTTTACCTCCTTTTATTCTGGACTATACTAATGCGAGTCATATGTATCATCTCGCGTAATGTCGGAATTTCAAAATCTTCATTAAAATAAGCTATTTTGGCTAATCTTGTACTTTCTATTCTTCTTGCTATAGCTCTAATATTACGGCGGTGATTGCATTTATATGCAATACTATTTACAATAGAGCATTTCCATATATTATTGGATCTTGCTTTCAAAGTTTGTTTTTTCTTTTGGTACATATTCTGATTAAATGATTTATAAGAACTCATTGATCTAGCAGATGTCATTATCATCCCCCTCCTTTCATCAATAGAATAATATACATCTATACGAAATATTTCGTATAGATGTATAAAAATTATTTATTTGCTAAACTTATTGTCAATGCATAATATTTTAATATAGATTTAAAATAAGATATCTTAGTAGCTAATCTAGATTTTCTCTTTCTATAATTTGGAGAATTTTCATCTAGCCATTTCTCTATAATCTCTTTCTCTCTAATAATGTTTGGGTTCTTAGTATTAGGTTTAGGAGTTATAGATTTGGCTACAAACTCAAGCCCAGTTACAGATTTATTCTCTGAATTAGCCATATACTCAGAAACCATAATTCTTAATAATTCTTTCACTTCCATCAAGTTCTGAGGATCATCTTGTATTCCTTCTATTATACTCTTTATTTCATCTGTCTTTACATTAGCATCTTTACATTTCTTGCAAATGGACAAGTCTACTCCATGAGTAGTAATCTTATTCATAGCATTTTCTACGTACCCTTCAGCCTTAATAGAATCATTCTCTGCTAATCTAAAATTATCCTGTTCATAAGAATCACTATCATAAGATAAATAAGCATCACTATTTTGATATACATCTTTAAATACTGCTACTATATTACCTAAGAATGATTTAATTCTTCCGTGTAACTGTTGTACAATATCTGCTATATCTTCATCGTCAGCGTCATCATTGCATAATTTCTTTTCATATGTATCTAACCATGTTCTACATATACTTTTTATAGCTCCGAATACAGTACCTTCTCTTTTTAAATCAAATTTTTGAGATAATACATTATTTACTACATATTCAAGTATATGTCTTTTTGGTGGATAAATAAATTTTTGCGAATGAATAGACGGATAAAAGTTACCACTAAATGCTAAATATATAGAAGATATTTCAGCACGTTTTCTATCATTATGTTTTAAAAAATGCCTTATTACCATCATTTGTGTTGGCACTAATGGTACTTTCATGCATCTTGGATTAAAGTTCATATCCCAATAATAAGTTTTACTTAATATACTTTCTACATCTTTAGGATTTATATTTAAAGTCAAAAAATAATTATTGGTGTCTTCTGCAGTAAATAATATCCTCGCTTGAGGAATTGTATCGTAGATATCTGCAGATCTTGCTTGAAAGAATTTAGACAAAAAATTAATATATTTGGTTTGATTTTTTGAAATAGCACTAGATACTATTGGATATAGTTCTGGTACTATAATTGACGTAATTTTGGGCATAATGTCTCTACCACCTTTAATGAAGTTTATTACTCCATTGTTTTCGGTGGTAGAGAATTTTTATTTTGAAATTATGATATTTTTATATTCTCGATTTTATTTAAACCTTGTGATATTTTTATAATTTCTGATTTTATTTTGCGACTATGATATTTAAATCAAAATGATTTTATTTAATTTTCCTGATGTTTTGCCCTTTTTAATTTTATTTAATCTTTATGATATATTTCCAAAAATAATTTTATTTAACTGCTACGATATTTTATAATTTCTGATTTTTATTTCTGCTCATTGATCTTTTTCCGACTGTGAATCACTTTGTAAGTATGATATTTATGCGTTTCTGGTTTATTATTAAAGAATGATGTTTATACTTTTTTAATTTTACTTCAGTAATATGATATATATACTTTGATGGTTTATTTGTATCATACGATATTTTCACCTATTTGATTTTATTTAAATCCTATGATATATTTTATTTGTTAATTTATTTTGTCGGTATGATATTTCGAGATTTCTAATTTTTTCACTATCATTGATGATTTTATAATTTATGAATTGCTTACATTCTCTGATATTTTTATCAATATGAGTTACTCCATAAATATGATATTTAGGAATATATGGTTTATTATTGAATCATGATGTTTGAGCTTTTTGATTTTACTCTAACAATGTGATATTTATACGCTTTGGGTTTATTTATATCCACTTGATATTTCGAGCTATTTAATTTGCTTAAGGACAATGATACTTTTTCGTTTTCGGCTTATTATTACCCTACGATATATCAATTTCATTAATTTATTAGCGTTAGATGATATATTAGATACATTAATTTATTGGTGTTATATGATACTTTTTTAAGCATAATTTTACTTTTGCAATTTGATATTTAAAAATCCCCTGGTTTATTAAATTCTTTTGATATTTTTGTCGAAATAATTTACTTGCTCTTTTTGATATTTATTAATATTTGGTTTATTATTATATATTGATATTTTCACAGCGATAATTTTACTTTCTTGATATGATATTTAAAATTTTTATGGTTTATTTATCCTATATGATATTTTTTACATATTAATTTAAATCAGAGACAGGTAACTTACCTGTCTCTGATATATTTTATTTATCCATTATATTTTGGATATTCCGCTCTCTTATCTGGTTTAAATGTAAGTTCTGTTTCAAACGGTACTTCTGGTTTGATATAGTCTACATGACCGAGTCTAGAGATTGGGAGTACCATTGGCGGAAGTTCTCCATTTTCATAAATATACATTGCTTCAAATACATGCTCTACAAAGATCTTTACTGTCCATCTCTTCGCTCTTGCTGCAATCTGAGCCGGTGGAAGCATTCCTTTAATGTAGTAGCTATACGCAATGCTATTCTTACTATAGTTTTTAACTCTAAGAGCTTTTGCAGCCTGGTCTTTATATTCCAGGTTTTCATTTTTACGTGTTTCATATTCCTTTCTTTCTTTGTATAACTCTCCATACATAGAACCTCTATTAGATACTTTAACGAAAGACTCTCCAATCTTCCACATAAGTACTTTCAGTTTGATATTGTATGGTGGTTTAGATAAATAAGAAATTAAGGATTTCTTAGTAATAAATCCATCATATTTATCTTCCTCTTTATTAATAGTAGCGGATTTAATCATATTATTGATCTTTCTTCTACCATTAAGTTTTGTATACAGGTTGCTCATGATTACATGGGTGATAATATTCTTATCAGATAAATTGATAATATAGTCAACGAAATGATCTACACTAAACGGTTCCTCCATATTAATTACACCGAGATATGTTTCGTATGTATCCATATGAAGAATTTCATCTTCAATAGATTCATATTCTACTTCTGTATCATCAATCTCTTCTCTCTGATTAAGCTGCTTATAGGAACGTAAATCTTCATCAACAATTTTTCTAGCTAATAATATAAGCTTAGATAATTCTTTATTAGGCATTTTACTGATTACATATTCCTTGATTGCATTTTCATCATATAAGAGATTTTCTGCTAAAGATTTATCAATATCAATATCAAGTTCTTCGCAAGCTGCAGCGAATCCTTTGTTTCTAATATCTCTAATAGACATTAAATCTTTAACAATATTGGTCGCTTTCTCTTTGCCTAACCATGGATTATTATTGTCATTTAACCCTGCATATGACCAGAAGTTACCTGCAGAATTAACCCCATCTACATTAAAATATGCATATAAGCAAGAACTGATTACTGGTCCAATACCTTTGTTTCGTTTTAACCATCTGGTTACTGGATTAGTATCAGAATATGCTTCAAGCATAGCTTTGGTATTATCTTCGATATTTCTAAGCTGTAATAAGTTCCATTTCATAATAGATACATTGCCAGGATTATCATTATTATCGTATCCCTGATTTAATGATCTTACCTGATTCTCTGTACCAATTCTGAAATCCTGAATCTGATAATAAAAATCTACTAACGATTTGACCTCGTTATAATTAAGCGTCACTACAGTTTTCTTAAGGTCTTTAGACATTTTTCCAAGACCTATAACATTCTGCTTAAGTACACCATCTTTCATTTCCGCATCAGGCTCAAACTCTTCGATATCTTCTTCTGTCGCTTTTTCAAACTTTAACACTTTCTTTTCTTTCTTAGGCTCTTCATTCTTTTCTTCTTTATCATTCTTTTTAGTAGTTCCGGAAGTCTTTGTATTCTTTTCGTTAATAATTTCTTCAACAATTTTCAAAGATTCTAAATCTCCCATACCTATAAAATATGACCTAGCCTCCTCTAAAGTTTTCATTCTACTTCTTGTTGATAATTCTTTTCCTCTGAATAATAATTTTGTCATGGCTCTTTTTCTCCTTAAGTATTTTTATTGTATTCATGATATATTGAATTATTGTATATTTTGATTTGTTTAGAACCTCTCGAGTTCTGTTTACCTCCTTTCTTCACATCTATAATATATATTTAAAAATGTATTTAACAATATCATAATCCGGTGTGGATTATGGTTTCTTTTTCATTTTTTGTCCTAATTCTTTTGTGAAGATACCCTGTATAGGATTTCCTATACAGGGTATTCTTTCTTACATTTTCTTAGTGTAGCAATTTAAAACTTTGGCTCCTCTTGTAGGAATTATCTTCTGACCTCCAGATATACTAGAAGATACCTTTATATCCTTTACAGGTATATCTAAAGTCTGAGCAGTTGTAATTACATGTAATATCTCATTATCATTCGATCCTAATACTTTAAGTATAGAATCTGTTTTTCCAAGATTAATTACATTATTACCAGCTTTTCCTCTTTCAGATTTTGGTATAGCAGATAAATCTATTTTATTTACTTTACCACCAGTGGTTACAGTAATAATACAATCTGCATCTGAATATATAGGAGAAATACCATCTATAGGATTCTTTGTATTCATAGCCATAACGCCTATAGCATTTCTCTTATAATGATTGATACTCTTACATGGAATTCTTAATGCTTTCTTTCCACTATAGATTAATACGTCACATTTCTGTGGAATTACATCTATAGCAGTTACAATATCTCCATCATTTAATTTAGTGTATATGATACCTGATGGAGGTGTATTGACAATATCATCTAGATCTATATTCTTAATATAATTTCCTTTTGTAACAACCGTAAGGAAATACTTATTTGTTTTTCTAGATGCCTGTTTAGCAATAGATTCAAATACAACACCTACTACATTGGAAGTTAATCCTTTTACAATACTACTTAAATCATATCCTATACTATTCTTTGCAGTATTCGGTATCTTATACACTGGTAACTTATATACCCTTCCATGTTCTGTAAAGAGTAATAAGTTTTCGGTATTAGATACTTTAAATGCAAACTTAGGTACGCTATTCTTATTAGTATCGTTATCTTCTGGATTAATCTTCTTAATATAATTATCTTCAGTAATAATAACCTTGAATGTACCTTCTGGAATATCATTAATCTGAGATAATTTAACTATTTTACATTTTCTAGGAGTATTATATTTGGCTTTAAATTCTAATAGCTCCTGTTCGATTTCTGCTAATAAAAGTCTTTCATCAGTAATCATATCAATATAATGATTTGATAAAGCTTTTAATTCTTTAGCTTCTTTCTTATACTTATCAAGATAAGCTACAGATAAAGTTTTAAGATTACTATTAATAATAAACTTAGCCTGTAAATCTGTAATTTTAACTTTCTTAACAAGATATTCGATGATCTCAGTATCATCGGTAGTTTTTTGTTTCTTCATCATATCAATAACGTTATCAATCTCTCCAGATTCCAATAACTTGATATAAGTTTCTTTTTCATGAAGCTTAGTACTAGCATTCTGATACTTGATATTATAGTATCTGAACTTGACTAATTTTCTGAAATTGATAAAATATTCTAAATAAGATTTATAACTAAATCTTTTTAATTCTACCCCCTCTAATACGTGGAAGTTTATATGGAAAGATTTCTGCATATCTGTATTCTTATAGATTACATCTCTTACATAAGATGGATTAGATCCTTTCTTTAAAAGGATAACTATATTCATATTATCTCCTTGAGATTTATCTATAATATCTGCTATTTGCGGAAGCTTTCCTTCTTTAGCAAGATTTTCAATTTTTACTTGAACACATGTATCATATTTATTAGAAAAGTTTACCCCATCTGGAGTAGACTTTATAACTAATACATGCTGATCTACTACATTAGAATTCAAGCCATACTCTTTCTTTAATTCTTCTGGAGTTAATTCTTCTTCTTTTATAACTCCTCTTGCTACATATTTACCATTACCAGAATTACAGATCTTTTTCCAATTTGTATCTATAATTTCACATGGCATACATTGATCTGGTACTAATACTACATCAGCTTTTGGATCGTGTATAAGCTTAATTGTAGCATCTATAACTTCACCAATATTGTGCGGTGGAATTCCAGCTTTAATTCCAAAGCCGATTCCTAATGTACCATTAATAAGTAAGATCGGAACTTTAGCAGGTAAGTATTCTGGTTCATCCCCAGAATAATCAAATGTTGGTAACCAATCTACTATTTCTTTGCTTTGTTTTAATTCTGAAACCATAGCATCATATCCAAAATTAGATAATGATACTTCTGTATATCTTGTAGCAGCTGCACCATCACCTTGCATAGATCCAAAGTTTGATTTGGATGCTGCTAAAGGCATTTTAGTATCCCACCAATCTACAAGAATCTTTATAGAATCTGCTATACTGCTATCTCCATGTGGATGATATTTCATAACTTCACCAACTACACGAGCAGTTTTAACTCTACTTGTTGGACACATATATGACATTACATATATATCTCTTCGTTGTACTAATTTCAAACCATCTCTAACGTCTGGAAGCATTCTACGTCTATTAACCTCGGTTCCATATACTAAACCATGGTCTTTGTATAACTCCATGACATTTCTTTGTATTATATTTTCCATTTTACTTTATCCTCCAGAATAAGCTTGATTACAAAGAAGTTATAACAAGATTATTCTTCAATAGTATTAAAACTCCAAGTATCTACTTCTATACGGATCATATGGATAAAATCCCGTACCCATACAGTAATAATATCTAGTATTTAATTCGGACTTATAGTTAATTCCAATTATATCTCCAGGAGATATTGATCTCCCTTTATAATTTTTTGGAATATTCTTCGATATTCCACGCTGAAACATATCGAATATAGTTTCAGCTTCTGAAATATATACAAATTCTTCTACGCAAATAGATGGATCCATTTCTTTTAATTCGCACATCACATACCCATCATAAACTTTCTTATAATCTTTAAAGTGATTACAAGCTTCGATCTCTGCATCGCCTGCTGTATGATAACCAAAATTATTTTCTTTCTGAAATATTGATACATTCATAATTACAAGAGTAGAATCATAGTCTTCGGATCTATCATTATACGTAGCAACATATTTGATACCAGCTTCATCTAATATGTGCTGAAAATAATCTCCATAGCATGTATCAACTGCATCTTCGTTTTCTTCATCGAACCAATCTTCTACAGCATTTTCAAGTATTTTACAAGCTTTATTAAATTTCCTTTTTCCTCCTTTGATTTCAAATGTTACGTCTATGAAATCATTCGTAAGACTAAAAACATTAATTTTATTACCTTCAGTTGTTATCATAAGTATATCCTCCTTATATTTATTCATACTTATAATATATAAGCCAAGCAAAAAATAAAAGGAAGTTATTTAAACTTCCTTTTATCATTTTACACAATCCAGAATCCTTCCATTAAATCATATACCTTTAATATAGCGACAACACGTAACAAAGTTAGCAATACAACGATTTCGATAAATACTGCCAGCATTCTTATTATCACCGAATAAATCATGCATTTATCTTTTTTAGGTTTTAAAAGTGTATCTACTGCACAAAATATATTTTTAATCATAAATGCTATTACAGAGGCTATTATAAAAGTTAGCATAAACATGGTGACTTATCCCCTTTCTATAAAAATTTTTAATTATATTATAGTAAAGAAGATTATTGATTTAATATTTGCATTCTCTTAATATAGGATTATAATAATTGTATTTCTCTATAAGAGAATCACATAGCTGTTTAACTTCAGAATTAATAGGGTTTACTATCCATCTAGCACTTCCTTCATAATGTGCACACATTTGAAGGTCTGGAAAAGAATTGTTCATATCAATTACTTTTAGCATCCATATGAGACCATCATTAAGTGCGAAATCCATGCTATGATTATCGCCACCTCTTTGAATTTCGCAATGATACCATTTATCCCCTATCATATAGTCTTCTACTATAAATTCAGATATTTTCACAATAAGGATACCTCCAATCATTTTCGTGAATAATAGGATTGAAATAATTGTGCTCTCTTAATACATAATTATACGCTTCCATAAGATTTTTGTTTTTAGGATCTGGTTTTATATCCCATCCTCTATCATAATTTAATAAAAGGTATCCATTAGATTTATCTATTATTGATAGTTTAGATATTCTTCCGCCATTGATACCATTGTCACTTCCTGCATATGGATAAAATTTCATTTCTATTCTAAGTTCTGTTCCATCTTCGCATATATAATATATCGTGTACCACATAAATTTATCCTCCTTTTTAAAATGGTAAGGATAGAGTTCTAAGAACTCTATCCTTTTTATTAGTTAATAATATCGAACCTTGATAACTTAGCATGAGCTATAAGTTCATATTTATTAGACTCATAATATTTGATTTGCTCATACTCTTTCTTCCAGTCTTCTATAGTATACTGAAGTAAAGTTCTATTCTCAGGATCCAATGTAGATTCGAAGAATCTAGGTCCATCCATTTCACCAAGACCTTTATATCTTTCAATCTTAGATGGTTTACTAGCATCAAATGTACTCATTAATGAATATAATGATACTACTTCACCATTAAGTTTATATACCAATGAAGCATTCTTATCCATCATAGAAATAATATTCTTAGAATCTTCTATAAGGTTATCATTTAAGAATACCGTATGAACTTTTCCGTTATAAGTTATTTCTATTACAGGGATATCACGTATAGACTTAGACTTTACAAATCTAAACATCTTTTTCAGATTACTTATAATATCTTTTAACGGTTTATCTCTTAAAGTTATTACAGACTCTAATATTAATGGATCGATACGTAATCTATTTGCAATTCTATCAACTTCATGCGTATAGTCATTATTGTCATATAATAAATGAGATAATTCATCTTTAGAAAGAGCTTTTCCATTTATATATTCTACTTTATTCGCCTTACTAAATATGCCTTGGACGTACTTAATATAATCAATCTTATATTTAAAATACTTATATTTCTTTCCAACTTGCATACCATATAATGGTGGTACAGCTTTATATACATAACCAGCTTCTATTAATCCCGACATATACATCATAAAGAATCTTATAAATAATGAACTGATATGATCACCATCTGCATCGGCATCTGTTGCTAATACTATCTTTATAAATTTAACTTTTGAAATATCAAAGTTCTTTCCATATCCAGCACCTATTAATGTAATAATACCGGATATCTCTTCATTGCTTAAGAACTTTGCTGGAGCTGTATTAAACGCATTCGGAATTTTACCTCTAATCGGAAAATATCCTTGATGCTTAGTATCTCTACTATTTCTCATAACTCCAGCTGCAGAATCACCCTCGCATATCCATAATTCCAAATCATGTTTTAATGAAGGTTTTACATATTTAGCTGGTAAACCTTGTCCGAATGCAGATGCTTTGAAGTTCTTAGAGATTTTGATTTTCTCTGTATCTGCTTTCATTCTAGCATCTGCAATATCTTTAAAGTACTTACAAAGCCTATTAAGATCATTTGGATTAGCTTTGATCCATTCAGATAATCCATTATAAATTGTATCATTAACGAATTTATCCATTTCTCTTACTTCCAAGATCTCTTTGGCTTGACCATTGAATACTGGTTCAAGATGAAAACCAGATATTACTGCTATTAATCCTGTTTTAATATCTGCATTAGTTACAGTTGTTTTGTTTCTAGGATTACTAGACAAATATACTTTGTTCATATAATTGGTAAAGAACTTACATATTCCTTTCATAAATCCATTTATATGATCTCCTTGACTTGTCGGACAAGTATTACAAAAAGATATAATTCTTTCTCCAGATGTAGTATTATCCATATCATAAGTAAATGCTAAATCTACTTTCATAATACCAGTATCTGCTGTAATGAATACTGGAGTTATCAGAGGATTAGCACAATTCTGATAAAAATATGTCATAATACCGTCTTCATTTACAAGTGTTTCTGACACCTTTTCTCCATTAGCTCTAATACCATTAAATATAATCTTAGCTCCAATTTTATTTAATGGTAAAATAAGCTTAACCAAATTTAATACATTATCTACTGTAACATATCCATCACCAGATTTCTGAAACTCTAGCGCTTCTTCTGCAGGTTTAAATACTACAATAGTACCCTGTTTATTGGTTTTATTTTGTATTTTCTTTTCTCCTTGTTTCCAAGGCTCTCCATTATTAAATTCTACTCTTCTTCCCTCACCCAATACATAAGAATCCACATAGAAGAATTCGGATAATGCATTTGTTACTTTTGCTCCACATCCATGTAGACCAGATGAATACTCTCCTTTTTTCTTATTATAGTTTGAAGATGTATTCATATCCGTAAAAGCTCTAATGATAGATCCAAACGGAATACCTCTACCATTATCTTCTACAATAATCGTTTTACTATTTTCATCATATGAAATAATTACAGTATCACATGGAGAACTGTCTTTCATTATTTCATCTAATGCGTTCTGGATAATTTCTCTGATCATATTTAAATGACCTTTAAATCCTCTAGAACCAATCCACATACCAATATTCTGTCTGACCTGAGCTACCCAATTATCAATTGTAATAAGCTCATCACCATAATTCTTGATATTGTCAATCATTTCTTGGGATAATTCTTTTTTAGCCATTATGATTATTCCCCTTTACGTATATTTAAAAAATAAAAAAGTGTAGAAGAGAATTCTCTTCTACACTTTTGTTATTCTCTATTTTCAGCATAAATATATGAAATTAATTTTAATTGCGTTCTGAGATTGACCGAGTGCTCCGACTGAATGACCTCCCTTAGCGATTCAACCTTACAAGAACTTCTATACGCGCGCTTAAGTCCGTTATAGTAAAGTAACCGCATTTCCATATTCATTCCCAATTGCCGAAGTCTTATCCTTCAAACAACGATCAATCTCAAAACTCACATATGTTAAAATAGACAGATGTTCAGTGTATCCTAATACCAACTTAGCTCGCAGCGGACTCTTGCATATTAAACGCATCATCATGTCCGACTACGACACCTTTCGTGACTGCAAGGATAATACAGAGATAATATCTCATCTTTTCTTGTCTACTTTAATAATATGTTTAGAGAGATTGTAAATTAATACAATCTCTCTTTAAATTTATGCTTCAAGTGTTCCAGTTGCATTTACTCTTTCTACTGCTCCATTTGCAGGAACTGTTGTCTGCTGATCTGGAGTTGCTGGCTGAGCTGGTACAGGAGCTGGCTGAGCCATCTGCTGATTCTGTGCTCCATATACCGGATAGTTCTGCTGAGGCTGTGTAGGTGCAGAATAAGTCTGCGGCATACCCATTGGCGGTACAGGTGCATTAACAATAGGAGCTGGCGCTACTCCATTAGCATAAAATGGATTTGCGTTCATATCTGGTGCTCCATATGTCATTCCACCCTGATTATTCATCATTGGTGATACAGGCTGCTGATATCCATATCCTGGATATGCTGGCTGCTGTGGCATACCACCCATATTATACATTGGATATCCCATAGTGCCACCATTTGTGATTTCTCTAAAGCTGTTGAATAATCCATTATTCTGCATATATACATCCTGTGTTGAACTTGCACTTGGAGCGAATCTGGAATAATTCTCTACAGCGATATCATAGAGTTTCGGAATCTTATCAACGAATGGTAAGATTGTGAATAACTGTCTTACAACTGTTTCTGGAATATTTACATACATAAGTTTGCAGCATTCCATAACATTTTTAAAATCTTTTACAATCTGTTCTACTTTCTCATGAGTAAGATCATCTGGATTTAATCTTGCTCCACAGATTGTACACACCACGTCACCGGTGCCATCTTTAGTTTCTGCAATAGAGAACTTGTTTGTCCCAGGATATTTATGAGTACAAAGACCTCTATTAATTTCCTGGCTAGTTACTTTCAGTGAGAACATAGCATCAGATTTAGTTAATTCTGCAGCTTCATCTTTTGTAAGCGGCTGAGTAAATTTGATGTTCTGTGGTTGTACTCCATTGAAAGTCTGGCCTGCTACTGGGTTAACAAAAGTGTTGTAAAAATTAGACATAAGTTTGTCCTCCTTAAATTTATTATTCTTTTTTGTGAAACTACAATTATGAATTAGTTTCATCTTTTTTATTTTATTACGTATACTACCTTTGTAGTTGGCGTAATACGTACAAGCACTAACTTGACTTATTAGTGCTTGTAAATATTCATTGATTTGTTTTAAATTTTATTTTACTTTTTAGCGTATCCTAATCCTACTCCAGCATAGGTTCTAGAACATCTGGTCCTGTAAGCTTGTTTAGATACTGCACGAGCATATATATACTCGTCTTTAGTCATCTTACTTTCAAGACTCTCAATATAATCTGTATAGGTAGCTTTGTCTGGATATAATGTGATTTCTTGAATCGTATCATACTCAATAAACAAAACTTCTATTGGTGCCAAGTCTGCTCCATTTGGTTCTATATTTACTCTGTGAACTTCTAATAGTTCTTCATCGTCATTCCAAATAAGAGTATTTCTTTCTCGACAACCACCATAATATAACCTCTGATTATCAGCTGTTACCATTATCGGGAACCCTTTGAACTTCTCCCGAATCATTATAACGTGTTCTTTTGTCATTATTATTCCTCCTGGTATTATCGACCACAATGAAGGTATAATTCATACCTTTATTATATTGTAATACCTTTTGAGTCATAATAAACAAAGTATCAATAATAGGCTGTGCTATTATTTTACCAGGTTCACATCTATTGACATAATTAAATACATTATATAATCCTTCATATAATATATTATATGCAATCTGAGCCTGATTATGAATCTGATATACATTTAAATATTCAACTGGTGGAGCTTCTGTTAAAGTTGAGAAATAATTATTCAAGCCTACGGCTGTCATATTATTATATACCCAATTTTCATAACAAGCATTCATCAATTGAGATACAAACATTGGATCTGCATAATATCGTAAATACTTAAGATTCGTATAATCGATATTAGCATATGCCATATCTTTAAGAATCCTTCCAGCTTCTTTTTTGATATCTTCAATCGTCATTTTACTCATGAAGTCTTCTCCAAATTGCTGAAGTCTAAGATCAAACCAATTAGGTCTTTTCTTTTTGTTGTTTTTTGAGTTATTGTGTTTTCCCAATGACCTCACCCTTTCTTACACTTCACCGCCATCTACAGCGTTTGTTTGATCATATGGAATATTCTGTTCGCCCTGTCCATATCTTACTTCTTCGGAGTCTGATGTATTAGATTCTGGAGATTCAATAGAGATATAATCATCAATATTAAATCCTGATTTATCTATAATCTGACCTCTTGCGATTACATCTTTCATAAACTTATGAATAGGTTTAGAATCTGTAATCTTCATTTTCATTGTATCTACAGCAATGAAACTTTCTTCAATGATCAATGGATGATTTGTTTCAAAAGAATCGATTATTAAATCTTTGATGTGGTTATACACCGCTTCTCTTCCTTTGATAAATTCCCATTTCTGATTGAAATCGCCATCGTCCTCTGACACATCATATGTGAGTAAGAGTAGATAGATTTTTGCTGCACCAGAGTCAGCTTCTTTAACACTGGTTCCTTCCGGTACATGATACATTGGTGATGATGAATTAATAGTTACATCCATCTTTTGTTCCTCCTTTTTATTTTTTATATTTGTACATCCTTTTTACCTTGGATGCACAAATATAATATACAACAATACCAAATATTAAAAGAAACTTTTTCTATTAGGAATGACAAATATTAACTGTTTAGAGAATCTAGTAGCCCCTGTATAATCGAGGTTTCTCTGTAATTGCCTATCAGGAAACATGTCTTGAATATAAATACCTACTGGATATTGTGCCCCTTGAGCTAAATGTGAAGTTATAGCGTATGCATATTCAAACTTTTCTCCTCGACTATATTTAGAACTCTTTAAGAAGTTTCTTTGATCGTACGGAGCAGTAAAATATTCATAGTCGCATTTTAATCCGCCAAAATAAGCATCCAATAGATCTGGTTTAAAATCTATATCAAATGTTTTTCCATCAAATTGAGATGGATCTAATTTATTTATTACAGTACCGATTAATCCATTTGCTAAACTTATACCAGCAACTTCTGTGTACCAATTGTTTTTTCTGCATATAAGTTTTTCTCCAAGAAGCGGTAACCTCGAATGAATACCTAGAATATTATGTCTAACATAATTATTATAATATTCTCTGGTTCTATTAGTACCACATACTATTATATTAGAATATCTTATCATATCATCTGTAAGATCTTTTCGTTCTACTACAATAGCATCTCCATAATATCCTGCAGACAATGGAAGACCTTCAGAAACTAGATCAGCTATCTGTAAAATAGCTGATCCTTTTCCTTGTCTAACTATCTCTGTTAATAGGTCTATATTATTAATATCTTCGTCTCTTATATATGCTGGTTCATCCTTTACAGGTGGTAATTGCCTCCAATCTCCACATGCTATTATCTTTTTATTAGTTTTTTCTATATCAAATTTCATAGATAAAGGCGTAGTTCTAGCTTCATCTATAATAATAAGATCTATATCGGATAAGTCCCTTGGTACAAAAGTTACATCTACTTCTGGCACATTATATATCGGATTTATTACCGGTTTTCCATCCAACCCAATTCTAGGTCTTTCTATTCTTTCATACATAGTTGAATGTATAGTCCTAGCGCTATACAACCCTCTTGTTCTTAATACAATAGCTGCTTGACCTATATATGTCATTATAGCTATTCTACTTAAAGGTATATTAGATTCTCTAATAATCTCTTTTAAAACTTCAGTTTTGCCAGTACCTGCTTTACCAGCAAATTGATAAACTTGATTGCTACTACCATGAATATGATAATAAGCATTATTTAATACATTTCTCTGCTGTCTATTAAAGTCCATTGTTATTTCACCTTATCTTATATTTTTAAACTCAGGATAATCTAATCTTCTCAAAGCCTCAACTGATTGATCATTATTAACAACTCTAAACATAGCTTCTATATATTTATATGAGTCATTATTATAATAATCAGTTATAATATCAGCATTAGAATTTCCTATAGTTAAATTACTCTTTATTAAATTAGTGGTTTTATCTATCACTTGTCTATCTTCGTGATATAATCTATAATAAATACCATCTTCTATAGTACTTCTATTTAATACAAAATTTAATAAATTTTGCATCAAACGAACGTTGAAGATATCAAATTCGATATCTCCGTGGTGGATCATTGGATTTCCATGTAGAGTACTTCTTATATATCTTCCATTAAATTCAAATCTATTACAGGTATCTCCATTAATTAAATATCCATCTTTTTCGACAGAAAATCCGATCGCCAACAACAAAAGGTCGGTGATCTCTAATTTTGATTCTTTAAATAATTTTTCCATTTTTTTAGTCATAACTTATAATTCCTCCCATTTATAACTTTACTATAATTACAATATAGTTAGAGGAGATGTAGAAATGAACGAAGTATCTAACTTTTACGACCAAACAGATTATAGATATACAGAAATCGCAGTATGCCTTGAAGAGACTAGTGGACCAACTGGGAAATTTGCGATACCGATTCTAACTCCTTTTATGAATACAGATTATGCGTCTAGTAATACAGAATATAATAGTTCTACAAAAAGTTTATTATCAGGTACACGTAAAGAATTAGAAATAAAAAATTGTAGTATATCTAATTATTTAGAATTAAAATTACCTGATATAGTTTTACACGAGATAGAATATCATAATCCGAATATTACAGTTAAAAAAGGAGAAAAATTCATAGCAGTATTTGTTGGTGGAGATGTAAACAAATGTAGACTGATATCGAGGTACTAAATTATGTTTAATGGAATAGATAAGCCGGAACGTACATATACTCTAGAAGATTTTATTGGTTTTAAAGCACAAGATAATATGACTTATTATAATTTTTCTATATTATCTAAATCAATATTAAAAGATGGAATTATGTATAGTAAAGATAATGTGATATATAATTATATTGATATACTCAGAGGAAAATCAAAAAAATTAAAATTAAGCGATAGTGAATATAATAAATATAGATTCAAACCAAAATTATTAGCATATGATTTATATGGATCTTCTGAATTATTTTTTGTAATAATGGCTATAAATGGAATTTGCGATATAAAAGATTTTGATATGAAAAAATTTAGGATGCTTACTCCTAAGGACCTTAATTCATTATTATCACAAATATATTCCGCTGAAATTAATTATATCGAGTATAATAGGCAAGAGGTAGGAGAAAAAAATATAGTCATATAAAAAATAAAACCAGTAAGTGCATTACGCACTTACTGGTACACTTTCATCATGATAAATCAATTGTTTTAATTCTGGTACGACAGGTATTTCCTTTTTATACTCAGGATGCATTGCCATATAGAAACAGTTACTTGGATCTTCATCTGCCGGCTGAGCACCATATACAGTCTCAGATTCTTCTGCATATTGTTGTAACTCTTGTTGTCTATTCTTAGCTACATTCGTTCCAGGTATTATAGTAGGAGTTGCCTGTAAAGTTTCTTTATAAGCAGGAACTGGTGAATATAAATCTTCTACAAGTTTTATTCTACCCTGCATATATGGTATGCATACATATTCTAATTCTGTATATACTCTTCGTTTAATAATTTTAAATACCATATGTTCTTGCTCTTGATTTAATATTATCCCTAAATCTACATTATCCAACATAAGCATTGATTCACCTATATTAGATTTTCCTAATAATCTTGTTAAATCTGAATTTGTCGTTCCAGCTTTACTATCAATAATTCTTGCACCATCTCTATTAAGATGAGAGTCTGTTATAACTGGAATATCTTTAATAATTGCAAATGTCTTCATTTCATTTGCTACATTTCCTAATTCCAGACGTACATCTGGCTGATTCTCTATTGATCTTAATCTCTTAATATGGTCTTGAAGTAATGCTATTACTTCATAACCCTCATCCTCTAAATCCTCAGTTAAAGTATAAAGATAAGATGTATCTTCTGATCTATTTGGTTTATACTTAACTATTATATCTATCGGAGAATCATCACTCAAATATAATTCTCCCTCTCTCTTTAACTTCTCTTCAACCTCTTCTACTGTGAAGTTCTTCATGGATTCTCCAGTACATAACTCAAACATACGCTGAATTGTTTCAGTTACACTGTTTTCCATTGTCAAATATACAATACACGGAATCTTGGTTGGATCCTTAGCTTTAAAATTTCTATTATATTTCTTCATCTGAATTGCTATATCCAACATAGACATGGATTTACCGCCACCGGTAATTCCCAATAATAAATATAATCTTGTATTCTCGAAACCTCCACCAATCAACTTATTAAAACCTTGCATTCCAGTACATAGATATCTATAACTGCTGGTTATCTCTTCATGTATTTCTCTGATGGAGTTATCAAATAAATCTGGTCTTAAACTAAAAGTCTTCTCTAAAGACGAATCTCTTCTAGCTTGTCTAAACTTATTACAAAGATCAAAATTTTCAGCTTGTATCTGCGCTGATAATTCCGATATACGTGTAGAATCTGCTGTTAAAAATTGCGTATACAATTCTATCATTCTTTGAGCTGAATCGTATATAAACGTAGACGATAATGTATTGGATATGGTTTCATTGATCCATTCCATCTCCGGATTAGACAAATCCGTAAAATTTTCCATATCTATAATATCATCATCAATAATACCGCCATTTATGTATTTTACTATTGCTATAGGATTAGATAGTCCTTTTACAATCTTTGCTTCCAATCCTCTCTTAATAAACGTAATCCTTTTTATTTTTTCTGGATCATTTGCATATTTAGACATGTCTAGCATGTCCATTACATTTCTTAGATTTATATAATGTCCTCTTCTAATATTTCTATTCTCTGAAAGGACATAAGCACACATTAAATTTAAACTATGTATATCAAAAGATATAGGTAATTTTGTCTTGGTTTTGACGTTTTTATGACTACCATTATATCTAACTCTATTTTTTAACTCCATATTATCTCGACCTTTTCTTTCTCTTAGATTGATTAATATATAGTTATACTATCAATCTTTTTATAAAAGATAATGGTTCCCAGATACACGTAAAAGTGTGTATCTGGGAATAAATAGATGTATTAATGAAAATATTCTGCAACGTTATCACAATCTCTTCTGAAATGATACCGATCTGCTCCATTTATTATTCTAAGTCCATCAGGATCAGACTGAAATTGAATAGCATCGTATTTTCTTAATTCTGGATTTTCAATTGCAGTTTTCTTTAATGAAGTAGCTTGGTCAGTATCTATATGAAGAATAAGTTTTTTGTTACAGTAGTCATAAATTATATTAGCATAGAAATCAAGAATAGGAATTAATTTTGCTATATCTACACCATATCCGATAACATGAACTTTTGTAATATTGGTTAATTTGTTTAATTCATATAAATACTTTCCTAAATCTGAAACTGAATTATATTTTAAAGCCACTTCAATTTCAGAAGTGGCTTTATTGTATTTTCTTGTTGTATATTTAAGAGGAAATACAAAATCGTTCCTTAAAAAATATCTATTCATTTCTGTGTGAACCATAATTTATTTTCTCCTTTTATTATTCTTTTTATTCATACTGATTTTCTTTTTCACATGTCTGCTTCCATAATTATCAGTAACGATATCATATGGATAGATTGTAACTTTTCCAGAATCATCAACTAATTCGTACTGTTCTCTATTTTTATGAAAATCATATCTGAAGTATACTTTAGGTGTATTAGTAGCAATAAAAGTATTTAAGCATTTACATAAAGTTTCTGTGCAGGTATGTACAATAATCATAGCTTTAGATTTTACTGCTATTTCATTAAGCATGTCAAAGAGCTTAAATGTGCATGTAGTAAAATCTAAGAATATATGAATCTTATTAATATTACCACCATTTAAAACTGTCTTGTTTCCTTTCAGAAACAAAGACAGATAATCGTATCCCTTACTTACGAAAATTAAGTTATGCGCTGATGTATAAATTCCTCCGTCTATTCTTTTCATTGCATTGATCTCCTTTTTATTGTATTATAAATTAACTGATTTGATTGTATAGTCTCTTTTTAAGATATTATCAGATCCTGTAATTTCTGATGGATGCGTGTATGCAGTAATTGTAACTTTTTTGCTGCTATTAATAGAGAAATATCTATGTGTATCAAATCCGTTGGTTTCATGAACAAGTTTGATGAGATGATCTTTATCAATCGCATCTGTACGTTTTCTAAGTTTCCAATATTCTGTATGATCATACACAACAATTGTTGGAATTGATGAATAGATATTAGGATTGTGGTGTTTTTCAGATTCTTTGTTTCTATATAATGCTTTTAATGCACCTTCAAAAGCATAATAATTCTCTTCTGATTTTACACGGTCATGTCTTACAATCCAATGAATCTTATTAAAATTGGATCTAAATTCTCTCATTGTAAATAGAGCCAACCATTCTTCCCTACTCGGATAATGATCATTAATAATGATAGCATTACTTGTAAATAAATATGGTCTTTCTGTTATACTATCATCTTTATTGATCTGAATATTGATAGGGTATAATCTATCTCCATTCACGGAATATTCAGCTTTAATTCTATTATCTTTATAGAAAACTACCGATTTACTTTCAGTTTTCAATCTAGAGTTAATAGTCTTTCCATAAATTAAATTGTGTTTTGGTACATCTGTTATTCTCATAAGAATTCTCCTTTTATTAATTTTTTAGACTATATTATAACTTAATGCAGCAACTGGGGATATTGCATTGCCCACTAATTCTGATATGAACTTGCAATAAATCGAAGCTGTATCATGTCCTTTGATAAGATACGATAATGGCCTATTTGTAAAATTATATAATCTTATATTATTTTCTTCAACAATGTATCTGACAGTATCTGTCAGATACATACGATAATCCCAAATTGCAATAATTCTAACTTTTCTATTTAATTTTTCGAAGAAACCTGCTAATTTAAGTTTGTAAATAAATAAATTAGATACTGTATAATTAGGAAATATGATTTTGGAGATATGTGGATGCTCATTAATGTAATCAGCCAACGCTTCTGCATCACCATTTTTTCTACCTATCGAAGAGCTATTAACTATCGCAGCGTGTTTGTATAAATAAACAGCGGCTTCTCTTCTTATAACTTTTACTGTAGAATTACTACATTTTCCAATTTCCAATGCTTTTAACGCTTCTTTCCTTAAATTGATAAATTTCATAAGTTTTCCTCCTTTAATAAATCTATAATATCTTTACCAGATATATAAATACAGTTCAATTCACTATTAATGAATTGAGCTAATTTATCATACGGTGTAGAAGTATTATCCAATATAAAATCATACTTCTCTATCAGCTTTTCATTCTCTAAAGCTTTTTGTCTTTCTATAGATTTCTTAATATCTATAAGAAAAGTTATATTACTATTTCCTCTATAATAAGATCTAATAACTTCTAGCTTAGTCTTATCTATATCATTTCTTATATCAACTCTAAGAAAATCTATATTTTCTTTTTCCTTTAATTCGTTAATATAATTAATAATATCCTTAGGATCATTCTGTAATATAGTATCAATATCAATAGTTTTATATCTAAAAGAAACTATTTCTTGTAAATGAACGTAATAATTTCTTTTATCCATATCATATAATACTAATAAGAATCCTTTAGTTCCTTCTTCTCCATGCTTATATCTTAAAGCGCTTCCAGTATAATAGAAGTCTGTATGGAAACATCCACCAGTATGGACATGACCACTTATAATAGGCCCTAAGCAATATTGGAAATCTTCTATTGTAAATAATCTTCCTTGCCCTACTCTATCTCCATATACAGCTCCTTGTATAGTACCATGCATAAAACACATATCATACCATCCAGATTCAAATAGATATTGTCTATAAGTTTCCTCTGGTACTCCGTATAATTCTGGTATACATAATATACGTGCTCCTTTTACATATTGAAATTGAATAGTTTCTACTATTCTGATATCAATATCCGGATCTTTCAAGTAATGATAAAACAATCTTAACTGATCGGCTTCATGTCCATCAGTTCCTTTTATTAATAATAAAGTGATTTTATTATCTTTACATAATTGAACCAAATCTCCAATAAACATACTAGCATATAATATAGCATCTGTATTTGACATAAATTTTCTATCAAATATGTCACCATCTACAGATACGAGATCTAATGGAAGATCTCGTATTTTATCTATAAATTGCTCTCTTAATATTTCATAATGGGTTTTAGCAGGTATATTTTTTACGGTAAAATGTAAATCTGCTATATGTGCTTGTTTCAATATACCCCTAGAAGTTTTTCTTTCAAGTAATTCAAAATATTGTGTTTCTTCTTCATATTCATGATATATTGGGTTCATTTTATTCCTCCAATTCAAATACTGTGTATATTAATCCTTTCATTATTGTATGTAACGGAATATAATAGAACGCATTTACCGGATTTATTTTAGTACCATATAAATGATTTTCCGGTTTCCATCGTCTCAAGTACTGCATGAAATAATCAGTGTCTGGTTCAAATACTGGTATATTGGATAATGCACCTTCGTATAATTTATATCCAGTATTTAATTTAATACGTATTTCTCCATTGATATGCTTATCTGGTACAGAAAACGTTATTTGTTCTTTTACATCAGTAAGGTCCAATTTCTGTTTATATAGATTATACTCGTATTTTTCAATAGTTAATATATATATACCATCATTATTATTTATACGACAATCATACTGATTTAATCCAGTATTTATATGAATAATATTGGATTTTCCTTTTACTGAAAGCTTGTCTAAAATCCATTGATAATCTATAAAAGTCATCTTATGAAATCCAAGTTTATCTCTAATCACTCTCTTTAATCTCATTTTATAAAATGGCAATTTAATCTTAGAAATGAATGTGTCTTTCATTTCTAATAATACGTAATTCTTATATAATTCTGCAAGTGTATCAGTCTCTTTCATTCTTTATATCCTCCAATCTAATACTATCATCTCCAATATTTCAAACTCATCACCAAATCATATATTGCATATAGTATTATTAAAATTATTGCTTTTATTTCTAAGTAATAAATGTCTTTAAAAGTAATTATTGTATAAGCTTTTGATAATAAATGCATAAGAATAATACCAGCTGCGATTTTCGTAATAAATTTCACAATAGGTTTATTTATAAACAGATTGGGTATTTTGTGAATCAAATATAATATATCCATAGTACCTATCACGAATAATAAATTGACCATTATTGTCTGTCCTCCTTTTTGATCCATAAAATAATATGGATACTACCCATTATCATTACTAATAAATATATCACAAGTAAGACTAATTCTATGGAACTCATATCCATAGAATTAGTCCAATATATTAAAGTTACAATTATGAATGATAATATGCAAAATAAACTACTTCTTACATAAATTCTCCTAAGTTTATTATGATCGCTGTTATATAAAACGTCCATAATCAATAATCCAAGTATAGCAATACTAATAATAAACCAGTTATTCATGATAATTTAACTCCTTTTATAAAATTATTTTAAAATATCCATAATAATACGTAATAATATATACGTTGGTATTATGATATTCTGAAACAGATCTATATCATCTATATTAATTAATGTGTATAATACGCTAAATATAGATATTGTAGCCACTATGCAACATGCGTTATATTTAATCGAATCTCTGAAAGGTTCAGTAGATATTTTGTGTAATATGGCGATATATGTAATTATGCATCCTACCAATACTATTATGAATAATGGATGTAATTGGCATAATTTATCGTAAATAAACATATCTGTCTCCTTATTCTTTCAATCCAAATTTTATAGTATATACGTATATCGTATACATCACAATAGATATCATATACTCTTTATCACCACTAAGTATATCATATGCTGTGACTATAAGTATGAATAATCCGAATACAAGAAATATATCTAATAGTACTATCGGTTCTTTTTTGGTTCTACGGGCACATTTGATATCTTCGACAACACAATACTTATAGATATAAAGATCCCAACCAAATATAAAACAAGCTATTATTTTTATAATCTCTTCATTCATATTCAATTCCTCAACACAAACATAATTAATTTTATAGACATATTTACTCCTTTAGACTTATATGATCGAAAGTATATTGCACTCTCATCACATAGTAATATGTATGGACCAATGATAAGAAAGCTTCTTCACACTGATCTATAAATTCTACAGCTTCTTCTTTATTGAAATAAAATCCTATTTCTTTAAAGTCTGATGTATTCTTGTCAAGCATTAATATAATACAACCACCATCTATATCAATTCCTTCTACTTCTTTAAGAAGATACTTATATGCTGATAATTGCATAAAATGCTTGTAGTTAGACATCTTGCTTGTCTTAAAATCTACTAAATAAACTTTACCGTTTATCTTTATAAGTAGATCTAATGTACCACCAAAATATTTACATACTAACGACTTCTCAGCCATTAATATCTCTATATCTTGTGATGATATTATTTCCCACCATCTTAAGAATGCTTGAAAAGCATTCTTTGTTTTATTTCTTATATTAGTATCTAATAAAGTATTAAAATCAGGCAATGTCCCATACATAATATAATTATGAATAAAATCATGTACGTATGTACCTATCGCTAATGCTTCGTCTTGATATACCGTATGACTTTTTCTTTGAAATCTTCCTACTTTATTAGCCCATTCTAATAAGTATGGAGAACTTATCATATCCAATATATCATTCACCCTAGGTATAGGATGATCTTCGTACAAATAAGTTACTTTTGATGGGTCTATTACTAGACCCATATCAAAAGGTATTACATCATTTACCATATCGTTTCTCCTTATAATCTAAATACTTTATACAAATAATTTTCTTTAATCTAGAATTGTAATCTGGATTATTCAAAACTATATTTCCAAAGCGTTTATACTTAATAGCTTCAAATTGCTTCTTGAATTCTCTAAGGGTATGTGTATCTAATTCAATAGTAAAATGTACGATATCCCGTGAGTTAATCTTTTGCTCTGGTGATAAATCTCCACCATGCTCGAATATATCTAGCATCTCTTTTTCTGATTTAGAGGTAATACAAGTGTCTCCGTTATTATAAACTTCAATTATTTGCCATTTGGTTTTGAATTCTGTATCGCGTTTTTCGTTTAAACCTAAAACTTCAGGTAAACATTTCTCGCAATAATACTCTGGTGCCGCGTCGCTTCTTCTTTTTATGGTTATAGGTTGACTGTCTAAGCATTTTTCCTTTTTGCATTTATCACAAATGCATCTAAATTTCACTACTGATGTTACTCCCATTTTGTTTTCCTCCTTAAAATGTATTATAAGTTAACTTTTACGTTATTATAATATACCATTTATATCAAAGTTAAAATCCATGTATATTTATAACCCGTAACATACCATTAAAATGAGCCTGATAAGGAGGGTTAAGACCATATGGGTGCTAAAACTAGAAATTATGGCGACACTTATTTTTATTCAAAAGGTAAATACGAAGAGGCCGTTTATAAGTTTATTATGTCCGCAGAACGTGTTGATAAAAACGACAAATCATTCGAAGATATTAGGTATGAAGTAAAAAGGCGTCAGATTTATAAATCAATCGTAAACGTACTCGACAACCAAAATATATTATTATTATACAATGAAAATGGCCCATTACCAAGATCTTTCAAAATATTCACTTGTAAAGATCCTAAATCTGGTGATGGCAAAAAGAAAGTATTTATTGATGTAACTGGTATTATCTCACAAGTAGATGGTGCATATACTATCAAGTCTAGATCTGTAGATACTTTTATAGCTTATCTTATCGCTGCTATGATAGAGGCGATATATTATACAGATCCAAATAAATTAGTTAATAAGAATGATATCATTGTATCTGGTGGAAAATGTTTTGCTAAATTAGTATTCTATATTATTGATTATTTAAGAATTGGTAACGTAGAAAAAGTTAGAGAAAAAACTTTATATTTAGCATCTAGATACTATGAAGAATGCTTATTAGGAAAATCAGGAGAAACAGTAGAAAATAGAGCAAAGAATTTGTCTGGATTAACTAAAAGAGAAATCGATGTATTAAATCTTTACATCGATCCCGATTCTTTTAAGAATATTGATACATTTATATGCACATTATCTAAAGCCTTAAAAGATGATAGATTAAATACAACTATCTTCTTCGAAAAATGGAGATGGTTATTCGGAGCATCTACGGCATTTGCTACAGAATTATTTACCGTATTTGCTAAAATGATTACTGATGTTTATGTAGCTACTTATATCAATAATCAGAAGACTATTGAAAATGTAACTAAACCGACATATATCGAATTTAGTAAAGCTTTATTGCAGATAGGGAGTGAGTTATTTTGATTAATGTAAAAGACATAAAGTCTCTTAAAAATCAATCTTTATATCCTACCAGTAATGAAAAATATGTTTTGACTAAAAGATCAGAAAGAATAGTAAGAAGCCCAGAGTATAAAATTCTGGGCTTTTTGCATAATTTTTGTTATTCTTTTTCTAATTACTATGTGACTAGAAGCAATTTAGATGGTGTAATATTATCCAAAGCTTATATAGGCGATATAGAATATGGGGCTTTTAATGAAAACGTAGATTTCTTTTATTTATATAAAAATAAAAAATTTTATAAAGTTGATAAGAATCTTAATATAGAATGGGAAATAGAAACAGATGATTATATAAGAAATATTACAGAAGATTCAAATGGACATGCTTTTGTAGTATATAAAAATAGTCGTATTATTCATGAATATCTTCCTGATAGTTCTAGATTAAGATCATTCAGAGATAGTGATGATGTCACTAATAAAACAAGAATATTTAAAACCTTTGTAAATAAAGGTAGAACCGAGATGTATACTATAGGTTCTATATTTGTAAAAACAGATAAACCTTTTGTATCATCCACAAAGCAGTCTTTACTCATTACAGAAGAAGGTAAATTTCTTATGGATGAGAAAGATAATCCTATAATTATATCTGTATTGGTTAATCAGATTAATACTGACTATATGGCTCAGTATGCTGAAACTTTTATAGATACTTATGATCTAATTACAGGATTGAGAACTTCGCATAAAATATTATCTAAAGATTATGGTGTTAAATCTACCGATCCTTATTATAATTTCGATAATATTTATGTAAACGGAAATAATATTTATATATACTCTAATGAGTATATACAAAAAGTCAATAAATCAATGGTCAATATATGGAAGCATTATTTTGCCTATAATGCTGCTACTAAAAGATATAATCAATTAGGTCATATAGAATATGATGATAACGATTACAGCGAATCATTATATTTCTTAGAAGACTTATACGAAACAGATGGACACGCCTTTGGTAAATTAACTACTAAAGGTGATCTTATTTGGAAAATAGGTTTTGATAAGAGTATAGTGGACTCTAAATTTTCTTTTGGTATATATAAAGAAAATATGTTTACTTCTCATAAATCCATCATAAATGTAGTAGATAACTATTATCTCGCAGTAAATAACTATAATACTGTATTTGAAACTAAAGATAATAAGCTTATCAAAATTATAAGAAATAATGAAGATGAAATATATTCTAACGAATATTATGACAGTTATACATTATTGGCAGATGTAATTAAAAATACTGTACCTGAATATATTTCTAGACCATTATATATTAGAGGTAATGAGCCTCTTCTAAATGAAGATGGTGAACCTATACTCGTAGACGAGTATAATACTCATTATCTTGATCCAGAAAATTTTGATACTTTTGTATTGAAAGGATTGGAAGTTAGAGATACTCCTTATCCTAACGGAGCTATCGTAACTAAGCAGAATGGATATATTATTCAAACTTTAAAGAAAAAAATAATTAGTACTCTTAAAGCAGTAAAACCGCCTAAAATAAACGAACCATCATCAGCTATTGCTATAGGCCAAGCTAAAATCGGTTTAGCTAAAATGGGAGGGTCTACAGAAAATGCTGTTAAAGATATTATATACTTTGCTGGTATAGGTATAGGTCGTATAGGTAAAGCTAAAATACTTAAAGATTATATTCCACCAGAAGAGCATTTTGAATATACTTTTAATCTTTGTGGAGATAGACATATATTCAGAAATAATATTATCACAAAGAAAAAAGGATTAACTATATTAACTAAACGTACTGGAGCTTCTATAATGAAGAAAGTAAAGAATTATTACAAATTCATATTTAGAAGATTCCAAGATTTAGATATAGTATTAGAATTTATTAAGCAAAGCGGCATATTAAATACTAAATTACCTAAATTTGCAGATAAACTTATTCATCATACAAGACATATGATAGAAGATATGCAGACAGCTCATATACCGGTTTCATATGATTTGAAAACACAAAAAATGTTTTCATATTATTTCGATTCTTGGGAAATGCCTATTAGAACTTTAAAGACTCAAGTATATCTTTGTCATAATTTACCTTGGACGAGAAAGAGAGATTCAGATAGTATTTTCATTGATAGTATGGCTAATGTAATCAATAGTGAAATTATGAAACCATTTATCATGTTTATCGACGGAAAAGCTATTAAATGGTCTAATATGACTATAGTTCATAACTGGGAGTATGATTATATTATTATTTCTAATATAGATCATGATATCTCATGTAAATACGAAGTAAATAGCATTCTATTACCATGTCTTATTAGATATGGAGAGGATGAAAATGTACTTCCTATTGAATGTGAAAAATTCTTATTTGATAAGAACGGTAGATACGTAAATAATCCAGAAGCAGATGGAATACGTGTAGAAATTATAGATCCTAATATTTCTGGAAATACTTATAAGTACGATATAAATACTAATTATATTCAATTAGAAGCTGATTATAATCAGATTTCTTCTGATAAGAATATATTGATATTCGAGGATAATAAATTTGATCCTACTAATATTGATTATCTTACATATCATGGAAAGAATATTTATACTTATAATAAAGATGCATTTGCTTATATGAAAACTTTCTATTACATTAAAGCAAATGATACTAAGAATATATTAAATAAATTACCACATCAAACTCAAGTTGATAAAGATATTCAAACTAATATATTTGATGATAATAACAATGGTTATCTTGATAATTTCCGTAATAACGATTTTGATTATTCTTATAATAAGAGATATTCTTATAACGAAAATGTATCAAGAGCTATTGAATATATCATGGGATATGATATGTCTTTACTTAATAAGTATTATACTGACGAAGCTAATATATGCTGTATGTGTTTCAGTGGTAAAGATATATTAGATAGAGTAAATGGTAATTACTTAGAAATGCCAAGAGATAGAAAATATGGATTAGATGATTATGTTGTAGTATATAAGAACGGTAAATTATATGAAAGATTTAGAGAGATAGAATACAAAGCTAGTATGTTTAAGATACCAGTAAACGGTTCTATCAGTGAATCAGATACTATAGAAATCGTTCATTATAAACACGTAGAAAATATGTCTTATCCTACAAGATTAACTCATATGTCTCCAGAAGAGCAAAAAATATTAGGAAAGATTCCTGCTATAGATTATGCAAAATTAGATTTTGCTCAATTATACGAGAATAATTGGTATTATAGCAGAATTACTTCCGATGGATTACCTGTATATGATTATAAAAATTATCTTACAAGACATCTTAGATATGGAGATTTACTTATATTCGGAAATAATAAATCTGGATCTGAAAAGTATGATGATTTTATTAAAGATGATAATTATATACAATATCCTGTAAAATTTGTTTATAGGAATAATAAAGATGAGTATAATAGATATCAAGATACAGAGATAATAATAAAAGATAGATATTATAAATACAAAATGCTGAACTTTACTTCTAGTAGGCAGTTTAGGCAAATGTATTATAACGTTTTCGAAGAACAATCTATATTTGATCTTGATCAATCTTTTAGATTCTGTCAGAATAAAAAGCAATACTTGGTATTCGTCAATGGAAAGAAATTAAACTTTAATGAGTTTGATTTATTGATTCCTAGAATGGATAAGTATACTATTTATACTATAAGAGCATTGACTGATTCAAATGGTAATGTAATACTTGTGAATGATAAACCATTAGAAGTATTAAATACTGAAGCAGAAGATATATATACAGAAACAGATAGAATGTCTATCAGAACAAATATTCCTTTAAACCAAGGGGATATTATAGATATATTATACGTACCAGATCCTTACGATGAAATTATTTTAAATAATTATATTCCTAATGAAAATGGCGTAGTAGAATTAGACAAAGATATATTACAATATCCATTTAGTAAAGATTTATTCCTTATATATATGAATGGAAAGAAAATATCTAATGATCTAATTGAAGATATATCAAAAAATAAAATCAGAATCAAATCTATATCTGATGATGATAAAGTTAACATGAAGAATATCACTATATGTAAATATATAATTCCGGATAAAGTATTAAAAGAATTGTATAGTTACGGAGATGATTGGTCTGATGCTATAGATAAATTGAATGATTCTGATTTCCATAAATTATTTGTAGATCTTAAGAAGCTAGTATAAAAAATAAAGGAGTATATCTTTTTAGATATACTCCTTTTTATTATTCACTCATCGTTTTGAGAAATGATTTAAGATCGCTGCTCATTCTTGATAAAAGTTCAGATGTAAGCTTATCAGATAATTTGAACTTGAGTTTTGTCAATGTAGGTAAAGTATTTATTTGTAGTAATGCATCCATGTTGATGCCATATTCATTAAGCTTATTTACGCAGTAATTTATATCGGTACTTTGTATTCTAATTACTTTTTTGCTATTTAAATCTATATGAATAATTAATGATACCATAGTATCTTCTAATGATGAAAATATCATAGTGACTCTAGATTGTTTCTCTGCAAATTCGTGATATGCAAATTTTTTATCATTAGATATAAATAAATATGTTTCAGTTTCATCTGTATTAGTTTTATAAAATTTGAAATTATTATTTTTCTTAAAAGCACCATCAACATCTACTATCTGTTCTAATATTTTAAGCCTGCATTTAGATTCATCTAAAAATATTTGCAAAAGTTCAACTATAATACTGGTTACAAAGAATATTATAAATAAAATATCAATAGCCATAATTAAAGCATATGTGTTATTATCAAAATAATTAGTCATCATAATTTTCAAAATCTCCTTTTGAATAATAGTCTAAAATAGATATCGCTTTAAATAATTCATCATCTTCAGATTGTTCGGCATCTTCTGCTATTAACGATGATATTGTTTTTACTATATCTTTTCCAAAACGAACTATGTATGTATACATCATAATCTCGCCAGAATATGGATTTCCGTTAATACTATTGTTTTTACATGTTAATATCTCTTGGTCTCTCGTATTTATAACTACATCATATACATTTTTGATAATTCTACCAGCATTCAATATTACGTGCAATTCGGTAAATGTTTCAGATTCGATCGGTATATGTCGCGATGCTGAATAAATATGTATAGTTTTGGTGTTTAAATATATCTCCAAACTACAACTATTATCACTTTTAATGTATTTACCGTCTTTTCCGTATGTATTTACTAAATATATAAAGATATAAGTTATATATAAATACACCATATCATATTGAAAATCTTTTGGATAGTTATTTTGTCTATCACATGAGATAGTTTTAACTGTACTAAACATTTTTAATTTATTTATCTTATTTTCAAATAAGCATATAGTACCTAAAAATATCCCCAGGATTATAATAATACGCATCATCACATACACCTCATATCATGTTCTATATCTAACAACTCTTTTCTAAGCTTACTTAAATTATTTCTAATTAATATTAAATAGCATGTATTGCTAGTATTACCCTTAGTTGCATTCCAAGCACATGTAAATTTATCTATCGCATCTATATAATATTCTATATGATTTTCCTGAAAACTGATAGATTTATCAAATGTGCACCAATGGTATAATCTATCTACCCCTTTAAATCCAAAAGTATTATGATCTTCTGATATTTTCAATAAAGACTTATCAAGTGAAATTCCATTATCTCTCTCCATAAGATAAAAACCATAGAATTCGTCTTTCGTTTTATTTAAAGTATCATATATACATTCTTTTACTTTGTAATATTTTTCGTTTATCTCTTTACTTTTCTTATATTTTTGGATATATATAATTAGTAATGCTATTAACCATCCTATTTCTACAAGTAATGAAAATATAGAAAATGCTAAATACACATCATTAGATACACTTCCTCTTTGATACTTACATACTATACAGATTAGATATCCGAAAAAAGCTACGAACGAACACATTGAACCGAAAAATAACATCCCATCTTTATCCATTTTATAATCTTCCTTTCTTGAAAATAATAATCCGGTATGGCAATTCATACCGGATTATATATTATTCTGCATCTACGTTTTCAAATTCTTTGATACTATTAAATACAGCTTCGTAGTCTCCCTCAATAATGCAAATAGGGGAGTCTTCTACTTTAGCTTTATCAAGTACACTTTTATATGAAGCTATAAGCATATCTCTTGTGTATTCAGTGGATCCAAAATATGTTTCAAATAATGGATTATTACCTTTAGTTCTAGCTTCACAAATATACTCTTTAGAAATACATCTATTATTAGATACAAGATTATTGACGTTTTTGTAAGATATTGCAAATGTCTTGTATCTATTCCGAATAACGTTTCTGAATATATAACCCGCATTATCAATATCTTCTAAGCATATTACAGCGTCTTGCATTCTTAAATAATCGCCTAATAATAGATGGTACATATTGTCAGATTCCATACAGATATTTACAAAATTAAGAGCATCTAATACGGATTTCTGATAGTCATCATTTTCTGAAATATAAATTAATCTAGGTATAATAATATTATCATTATATAAAGATTTTACATTAGTTACATAGGTTCCGTTTACAAATTCCGTATTAAAGAAATAATACGGATATTTATTAGCAAACATTTTCGGAGTAATATCTGAATGATTTACAATGTTTACTGTATATATATTGCACATTGCTAATCTTTCTTCTGATATCATTTTATGTTTTTCTTTCATAGTTTCTATGATATCATCAGGAAGATTATATATTCTTTTCAATACTACAAACTGGTTTGATGGATTGAATTGCACAAAGCAAGAAGAATTCTCGAATGTAATGATTCCCTCTTCTTCATTAAATTCATATCTCTTAACTTTATCTACATCTCCACCGCCAATACAAATATATGTATTTAAAATTCTTTCATCTGGGTTTAAAAATTCTGATCCTCCAATTGGGTCTTCTAAACATAAGTACTGCTTATTTTCGATTGCTTTAATAATATCTTTATTATTCATGATTCAACCTCCATTGATGTATATACAACTCTTGGTCCTAATGGTATACAGCGTTCATATAATTCTGGTTTATCTATATCAATTCCAAAAGTTTCTCCCCATTTACCAAAATTAGCTCTTGCTTTTATTTTTACATACTTTTTGGTATACCATTTGATAGCTTCATTTTCATTTAAAAATAATTTTGCTCCCGATATTTCGGTACTGACAGATTCGACCCCTCTCGCATAATATATCACTCCACTATTACCGACATAACCGATAACGTATCTTTTGTCAACTGTACACATATTAATCCTCCTTTTCAATTTCGATGAAATATGGTTTATCTACATTTATTCCAAACTCCTTTTTCCATCTATAAATATTAGATCTAGCTTTTAATTCTGGATAGCGCATTGTATAATACTCTGTAGCTTCTCGCATATTTCCGAATGTCATAGCATGATCAATAGTTATAGTGCATGGACTTGAATAATCTCTTGTGGTTAGATAATTACTTTTTCCACTAATTTTGTTCTTAAATACTATTACTATCATAAGTTTTCTCCTTTTTAATTATTTTTTCATAATTATAATATATAACTTATTTAGTTATTCGATCTTTAGAATCTATCAATAATAATTGGTTATTGAAATACTCTAGATCCATATAAATAGTTATATTTACCTTATTCTCTATAACTGGAGAATTTATTATAATCTTGTATTTTTCCCAATCTATTTTTATATCAGATTCCTTATGTACGTTATAAATTTTTATATTTAAAAATATAGAAGGAGATAATCCACTTTCGACATGGTTATGTAATACTTTTAATAGTTTACTTTCTGACAATAATTCTTCAAATTCTATTACTTTCTCTTCATCTTTATCAAAGTAATAATCTGTAGTTATATATTGTCTCCAATTATGTTCATCTACATCTGGTGGATCTATATTATCAAAGTCAAAACTATATAATCTTAATAAAGAATTTCTTTCTTCAAATTCTTTCTTTAAAGTTTTATTGGTATAATAATAGTAAAATGCTGGCGCCGGAAAGTGTAATGTGCATTGCATTTCTAGATGAAAGTTTTCATTATTCATTCCAACTTGTTCACCATCATCCTTCTCTATATTCTCCAAATTGTATATTCTCACGAACGTGTCTTTCATTCTAATGAAAAATTCGCTATTACCATTAGCACTCCTAAACTTATAAAGAAATGGTATATGTGAATGAGAATTTAAGTATTTCATAAATCCACATATATTTACTATTCTAGGTCTATTGTGACAATCATTCGTAATTTCAAATCCAGTATCTTCTGCTATATTTAACATTATTTCATATGGCACATGGATATCCATATTCACATATTTACCAGTAGTACATCCAGATCTAAATGCTAACCTCATATATTCTAATAAATCTAATTGTAATGATCTTGTATCTACTCTTATCTTAAATACAAAATTCATTTCTATCTGTTTCATTCTTATTCCTAAAAATTGATTATTCTCATAATCTTGCATAAATCCAGTATTAAAAAATTTGGTTCTTCTTGTAAGAACCTCTCTGCCACCTTCAAATAAATCTACATGATATCTATCATATTCAGTATTTATTGTAGGTTGTATAGCAAGCATAGGTGTTTCTTTTACTATAGGCATATTCTGATTAAATTCTTTAAAATCATCAAATATATATTTTCCATCTACATATACAGATTTAAAGAATCCTTCTTCAAATTGAGATAAAAACCAATATCTCATAAATTCTACAGCTAATCCATAACTATGAGCTATAGAAGGAATAGATATATTTCTTTTTAAAGCAATATCATTAAAATAAGTATTGTCATCTGTTCTTAATATCATAATCTCACCCTTTCTGGTCAATTACATAATTGTTTCAGAAGACAAAAAATAAAGGACTAGAGCGATTACTCTAGTCCTTTTATAATTATTTTGATTTGAGTATTGGAGAATCCAAAGGTAATGCTTTCTCTGTTGTAAAATCTGCAGGATAAAATTCTTGAGAAGTGATATATTGATTATTCCTTCTATATTCATGTATACTATATTTTAATTTTCTTCCGCTAATTTTATCATTTTCATTAAATTCTATACGAGTAATTTCCCTATACGTTTCATCTACTAAATCGGTATATGGAAAAATTGTATAATCTCCATCTGTAATATCAGGATCTTCTACCATTGTGATTATCCAATTATCTACATAAGGTGATAATGCTTTATATGTAGATAATCCTCCTATTACACAAAATGTAGCTGTAGGATTTCCTGTTAAAATCTGTTTAATTTGATCAAGATTATAGTATGCTACATTTGGTACTATATATGGACAATGTGTCTTATCATTAGTTAATACTAAATGAAATCTATCATCCAATGGAAAATATTCTTCATCGAATGTTTTTCTTCCTATAATCATATTTGGATATAATGTAGTGATTGTTTTAAATCTATACATATCTGATGGTAAATTATACATAAGCTTACCATCTTTAGCCATTTCACCATTTGGTCCGATACATACTAATGCTATTACTGTTGCTCTTTCCATAATTAATTCTCCTTTTTATTCACAATAAGTTCATCCAAATACTGCTTTGGTACAGTAACGACTTCATATTGCTCTATTATCGGTTTATTGATATCATAATCAAAATTATATGACGCATAAGCATTATCAACCATTAAATCTATATAATGCGTGCGATATACGCCATATGCTTCATAGATACTATCAAATGTCTTCGCTGATAATATATCTGCGGTTATAGTATAAATAGGTATTTTTGATAATTCATCTATAGAATCGTTGCAATCTTTAGAAATATACACCTTAAATTTATCATTAATAGTTTTATCTTTTGCTTCAAAACAAATTACGTATTTATTCATATTATTTTCTCCTTTTTAAAAATAGAGTCTATGGTAAATACATCATAGACTCTAAAGTGATTAATTTTTACTCATTTTCTGTAACTGTACTAATTCATCTGCAGTATATAATTTTCTTCCTAACGATACAAATGTATTAGTATTAATTATGACATCTCGCTGATGATTTAACCTATTATCAAACGATCCATCATTTCTACTAATATACATACTCTTCGCAGGATTAAATACTCTATTTGCTGCACGATAAAATTCATCATTTATAATATACCAAATATTCAATGTATCACCCAATTCATGTTCATCGATTATGGCTAGTAATCAATTTGATCATCTGATCACTCTGTCGTTACAACAGACGTTCAGACTATATCTTCATCTCTATACAAATTACATATAGAGAGTCTCCCATTTGGATTTAAAGGGGCTTAATCGCGGGTTGCCCTACCAGTTTTATAGCCTTCTGGCTCTACGAAACAAGTTCTAGTCGTTGAGGGTTCATCTTTTTTAATAATCGCATACGACAGGCTTATATAATTTATATTTTTCAGAAATAGTTTTTCCTGTCCTTCCACGGAATACTAAATCTATATAAATCTTAAAGTCTTGCCTATCTTCATCTGGCATCTGAAAATAATCCATAATTTCTTTGTAGCTATACTCTTTTTCGGATAATAATTTGCAAAGGGATTCTGTAATTTCTGGTGGATATCTATTATATAATTTGGAATTTGCTCTAAATGAATAATCTTTCGATATATCTCTATGAGTTTTTCCGTATTTTATGCTAGATATTGTTCCTGAAAATCTCATTCTTTCGCATTTATTTAATATCTGAAATTTATCACAAATCTCTGATGATGCTAAACCTTGATCTAAATATTCACAAATGGTTCTTATGATAGATTCGTCATACTTAGCGTTCGGATGATAAATACCACGATTATTATTTAATCCAGTATCCCATCCATGCCTAGTATTGTCTATTGGAGTTATCCATTCTAGATTATCTATATCCAAATTGGTTTTTATACCATCTTTGTGATTTACCTGTAATTCGTTAAAATTAGGATTATAATAGAAAGACATTAGTTCTATTCTATGAATTCGTACAGTTTTTACCCCAATTCCTGGAACTTGAATACTAACTCTACGATATCCATCTTTGTCTGCAGATATACTTAAAAATCTATTTCTAAGTCTATCATAAACTCTGCCTTTATTACTAATTATATATCTTTCTATAATTATACCGTTCCATATTACCGGAACCCAGTTTTCAATACTATTCATAGAATGATATATAGGATTACTATAAATTTCTTCAGTTATCATAATATTCCTCCTTTCTTCTATATAATAGTATACGATTATTTTAAAAAGTAGCTTCCCTGCTGATCTGACATTATAAAGTACTTAGGCTCTCGCCTTATACCATCTTCAAGATTTTTTCTGTCTTTCGACTGCCATTCGCGCTTATCATCACTGATTACGCTGTAGCTCTTGAAGCCGTTAGCCATTCCCAGCATTTAAAGAGATTTTTCACAGTACCTCGCGGTAGTGTGCGACAGTGTTGTTTATCGAAGTCCGCACCTAATGATACAAGAACTCCTAAAGGAAGTTCCATAGTATAGGAATATGTTATACCTACACAATACATCTGTAATATAGATCCATAGTTAATGGTTGGGTTTCTATTAATAATAATAGGAATACCTTTTCCACTCTTATGTTTCTTAATCATACTTTCAATGATTCTTACGATTAATGGATCTGTATTTATCTTTGCTGCATACCATCTATTGTATGCATCCTGAGAAGATAAATTATATGATTTCTTAAGAATATTGATAATGGAAGCATGTAATAATTCTACTAAAGAATTATAACTAAGTAATACTTGATCGTTTCTTAATTTCGGATTAGATACAATTACACATCTACCTGTAAAGTTATATCTACCAGCAAATAAAGATCTAATTGTACCTTTCTTACCTTCACAAATTGTAACGATATTATCATATAATTTCATGAATTCTACTTGGATATCGTATAATAATTGTGCTGTAGGTTTAATCTTCTTATTAGAATTAAACTTAGATTTGGCAAAGTTTAATTCAGACACTAACTTATTAATCTTAGTATAAATGGCATTGGACTCTTCAAAATAGAATGATTCTTTATCTTCATTGAATGGTCTAAGCATTGTACTAAATACAGGAATAGATTGAGTAAATACTTTATCTCTATTCTCCATAATATTCTTGTAATACTCGATTTTATTTGGAAATTTTGCTTTATAATAATCCATAATCTCGTCAAACCTATTATGGAATTCTACCATACCAATTCCATAGAATGGTTGATCTTCATTCTCGATTATATGGATATGCCCATCTTCATCAATCTGAGCATCATATTTGATAATACTATCTAATTCTGTTTTACCTATTAAGAATTCAATAGATTTAAATAGATTACAATGTATAACAAAAAAATCGTCAGATTGGATTACTATCCAACCTGTGTATCTGGGATTTGTTTCTACATTCTCTACTTTCTGTCCGCAGAATTTGCATTTTAATCCAAGATTGATCTTGGATCTTGTCATTCCACATTTACATCTAAATGTATTCTGGAATTGATCTTGATCAGAAAGATTATTTCCATATTTAGATGAAAATATAGAATGATCATCTTTAAGATCTTTTTTGATTCCATTTGTGGGAGATACAATAAATCCGTTACCAGATCTAATGTCTTGTACTCTCTCTTCGTCGAAATTGATTCTTTCCAATTCCGTTGTGAATATCCAGTCTGGATTATGTGGATATGAATAAGTAAAATCCAATCCAACTCTTCCATCCGGAAGTCTCTTTAGACATTTCATAATTATCTAACTCCTTTCTGTATAACGCTATAATAATATATCGTTATTTAAGTGTTTCAGATCTAGTAAAAATGGACATATAGGATATCCTATATGTCCACAATTTTCTCTTCCCATGCTTCAGCTCTTAATTTATTTACTATTTTCATTATATATCTTTCTTTAAAGAATCTTTTATTTATTTCTTTAATATATCCAGATTCTTTTAATAAATAAATGATCTGAGTATTGGAAATATAATGTTTAATACAATATCTTATATACTTTTCTAAAGCATCTTGTTTAGCATTTCTAAAAGTAAGTAAAGCATTAGTTTCGTCAGAATTAGCCCACATTAAATTTTCTGGTCTGAAATTGCTATAATCTCTATCCTTGATATATACTTGATTTCTCTCAAAAAACTTATCTGATCCATTTCTAGGAATATATGTAGTAGCAACTAATCTTGAAATCTTATATTCTTTTTCTATCGCATATTTATCGTAATATACAATACCATCTATCATATTATATTTACAAACTTTTAGTTTTACGACTTTACCTTTATCAGAGTTGTATGATTTTAAAGGAGTATTATTTCCTTTCATATATACAACCCCATTAGCCGTTATAAAATATGATTCAACCAATGTATATTTGTCTGAATCTAAAACTAAAGGCATTTTTTGCATCATAATTATTTGTCCTCCCATTCTCCGAATACTGTATCAAGTGGTATTTCAGTTAACTGCTCTGTGGAATCGTGGAAAGACTTCATTGATATATTTTTCAAAGTAGAAGGAATCTTGGATTCTGTTATACCGGCGTTCTTTATACCTATTCTGTATAACATATTGCCTGCGCACTTATTACATATACCTGTCTTAGATTCACACATAGAAGCAAATCTGAACTTGACAACTTTATTTAAATAGTTATCTACATTTTCAGATGTCAATTCTACAAGCTTGCCTTTATCAACTATATAAGAATACATCCAAAATGATACATTCTTTTTAGTTAAATGAACTTCTACTGTATCTTTTGTATGACAATCTGATCCAGGAGCGTCTAAAGTGACATGTTGCAGTGTATATACAAATAGCTTTTCCCAATAACCACCATCAGCAGTTTTTCTTGCTCGTTTAAATGGACCAGCAGCTAACGAGTTAGCTATCAATGAATATTCATCTGCTTTGATTCCATCTATATAGTTGGATGTAGCAAATTTGTATTTCTGCTTAGCATAAGGATCAGGATCTTTAATAACTCCTTTTACAACGAATATGTTTTTAAAGTTATTATCCGTAGTACCTCTGGCCTTGGAGTTATATACATCCATGGATGGATCGTCTCCCATATAATCTAATGCATATTGCAATAATTCTTTTTCGACTCTGTTGCCTACAACTTCGTCTCCTCTATCTAATGCTTCTTTATTTTTTGCTAAAAGCTCTTCTTTCTTTTTCTTAATAGCATCACTGCAAGTAAGCATTTTATCGGTATAATTAGGAGCAAGTATAGTTACATAAGGCATTATCTTTTGTGTCTTATTTAAATAATGCTTTAAATAATCAAGAGGTATTTTATCTTCTAATAAAGCATAAGATAATTTCTTATTAATATCTCCAAATAAATCATTATCTACAGACTTATTTATATAATGAAATAAGTCAAATAATTCATTTTCAAAAAAGAATTTATTATATATAAATAAACCTACTGTAGTAGTAAATGAATTTTTGTTTTTCTTTTGTGGATTTGGACCGTAAGAATTTGCAGGAATAGTGACTATATCATACGGATTATATTTTCTTTTTCCATCAAATTCTCCAAAAGTCTCCATTATAAAAGATAGAGTTATATCTTCTTCTTTTAAATCAACCAGGGCTTTTATTTCATCCGGATTAGTGATCATTTTTGATTTACGTTTACTAGCCATATAATTATTTCCTTTCTTATAATACTAGTCTTAGATTACAGTATTGTTGAACTTAGGAAGAATTATAGAAAAAAATAAAAAATAAATTAATCAGGCTAAGCCTGGACCCCTAGCTAATGCTAGAGGTCTTGGTTCTTCTTACTTACGAATTTTGTTCATAAGCTTGAAGAACAATTTTTGGCCTGCCAGTGCTCCTCCGATGGAGCATGTATAAATTCCTATAACACACATAAGAGTCTTGAAATTTTCATTGCAAGACTCTCTTCTTTTCTTTCTCTGATCTTTAGCTACGAGTTTATTGGTAAACTCATTCGCGAGATCAATCATGTCTTCACGAGTAAATGTTTCCTCGCGGAGAACATTGTCGTAACCGTCACTGACTGTTATAGTGACAGAATTATCACTATTGTTTTTGTATGTATTCTTTCTAGTTACGACTTTTACTCTTGCGTTTTTAAGTTCTGCGTTATTGTTCATCATAAGTTACCTCTTTCTACCTAGTTGATGAGACTAGGATTTATTAGATTATTATTGTTTATCACTATAATATTATATAATCAAAAAATAAAGATATTACAAATACCCCATAGTGTAATATTACACTATGGGGTATATATTTCATTTGAATGTATAGATATTGTCTAATCTTTTAGCACATTCTTCTAGATTACCATAAGCTCTCTGTCCTTCAAACTGAGATTTAAATATAGTCAAGAATTCATTTATTCTTCTTCTTGTACCTGCTACTTTGTTCCAGAAATTATCTCTTTCTTTATCGTCGATCATCCATTTTTCTGGACTTTTAGCATAAGCAAATCTCATCGCAATATGCTCATTTTCTATATCATATACTTTCTGGCAATATTCTTTTACTATCTTCAAGAAGTCATTTACATCTGCATATTGACAATCATATTGATATACTTTGTCGAATATATCATCATCTACAACGAATAAATAATCATATACTTTTGTAAGCATAGTATCGTAGTCTTTATCTCTATTTCCTTTTACTTTGTATCTATAACTTGTTCTCCAGAGATTGTTTCTTGTAGATATAATACCAATAGCAATATTTCTATTCTCATATTTTACATATACAAGTTTATCTAACTCTCTATTATATTCTCTATCAAATACTTCATGTACTCTTCTAATCTCTGTTTCAGGTGATCTGTATTTATCTTCTACAATCATCTTATCCATCACAGATACAATTTCTCTATCTACAAATTCTTTGCTAAGTTCAAATGTATAATAGTTAGACATTTTCACTACTCTGGCGAAGTCTTTATCAGACTCCGCCTTTTTTGTATAAAATACTTTAGTTTCTTTCTTGCCTGTTTTCATATTTATTCTCTCCTTTTTTATTTTTCACTTAGTGGTATTAATATTTCACTACTTACAGATTTGGTATATAATTTATCGTTTCCTGGTTTCTTTATACTGATATCATATACAACTGCTAATTTTTCTGCATATGTACCAAGATTTAATATATTCTTTTCTGTAAGTCTTTTATAAGTTGAATCAACAACTCCAAAATCGCTAAATGCGTACCCCCATAATTGGTAAAATTGATCTGTATATCCTTCTATGCTGAATATATTGTAATATGAGTTATTATCATCAATCCAGAACCCATCTTGATTAAGTCCATGATAAGTATCATCCATAGTATCTTGTGTGATACCATTAATCTGTGGACTGGTAGATTTTAATAATATATCGGCATGTACGTGATCGATGTATACATCATATCCATCAGGTAGACCAATTGTTTGAACTTCCATACCAATATTTTTGGAATCTGTAACTCTCCATTTACTAATATTATATCCTTTTACAGTATAATTACATTTTAATTTAAAATCTTCACCATTGATTTCTAATTCCTGTTCTAGTTTAGGTTTTTCTACATTGACGTTTATAGAATCTGTGGTGGTGTCTTTTTCTATAGTTTCAGATTCACATCCGCTTAATGATAAAATTAATACCACCATTAAACACATCATAATTTTATTTAGTTTCTTCTTCAATTTTTGATACCTCCAATTTTTTCTCAGTCCAATCTCGTAGATCAAATGCTACAATTTCTAATGTGTTAATATCTAATTGTTTATCTAATCCTTTTTCTTTAAATCTTTCAAAATTGTCATTGAACCATTTTTCCGCTTCTCTCGCTGAAGGGAATATTGTTCCTTTCAGCGGGTATTCTGCAAAAGCTGTCATATTTTCGTTTAAATACATATAAGGCTTTCCTAAACCAGGTATAATTTTCAGCGATTCGCCTCTTATAATATAATTATACTCATACATAGGAAGAGCTATTTGTTCAAATGTGCTATATCTCCACCCATCATCAAACTCATGATACTTATCATTTGGCATTTTAGCGTTAAAATGAATAACATATGCTGGATCAGCTGGTATATATTTATACGTGTAATGATCATCCCATTTTCTTTCTAAATGATAGACATCGTAATCTATTATAGGTAGACATTTGGTCATACCACGTCCATTGTGAGAATATATAGCAATAGCTACTTTAAAATCGTCTTGATAATCATCTAATATACTTATCAATTGACCCAATGATTCAAATTGTTTCGAGCACGGATTATAACCCCAATTGGATAGCCATACCGTATTTTGATAATCGTAAGTTACTGTTGTAATTGGTACTTTAAACTCCCTAATACATGTGTGACCTCTATCAATTATTATATTAGGTTGCACCGCAACTCTGCCGGTCCCGTCTTCTTCATATTTCATTTTCTTTAATTTTTCTTTCAATTCCGCAACTTTCATTTTGTACTCCTTTCAAAGAAACTTAATGATTGATGATAATCTAATTTCTTAGCAGATTTTTCTTTTAAATTTATTTCTACAATTTCCAATGTATCTGTATCTAAAACTTTATTTATTTTACGCATCATAGATACTTCAAAGTTATCATTAAACCATTCTTCTGCATCTTCTACCAGATTGAATAGAGTAGCATTTAACGGATTAGGATAGCACATTAGAGCGGTTATATATACATATTCATCAGTATCTTTTCTTTTTGCCCTTATGACATATTTAGTTTCTCCTAAATTTATTCTGCCCAATCTCATATTACCTCCTCAAATATTTAAATAATCATAATGTATATCAAATTTAATATATCCTTCTTTACCAATATTATCAATTGAAAGTATATAATCATCTGCAGTTATTAAAGTCTTCTCTTGTTTCCCAGTGTATATATAATGTCCAAAGACAACATCAGTTTCTCCGTCTATATCAGATAATACTTTTTCTATATCTAATAAACGATTTATACTTGCACTATAAGATGGATTAGTATCATTATTAGAAAATGTAATTATCTTTTCTTCTTCCGAGTATCTATAATCGTTTATAGGACCAACTATAGAAGAATTGTATTCACCATTAAATTTAAGAGAATACATTACAGTGTAATGTATTCTATCGCTCGTATCTAATGCTTTTATAATAGGTAATAACTCTTTTACTTTCATATTAAATTTCCTCCTTTTTATTTTCATTATCGAATCTATACAGGTTACTAAGTTTATCTGCTGATATATAAATAGTATAAAAAGCAGATTTTTTACGTGTACTGCTTTCAGTTATATCAATCTTCATTATATTAAAATCATCTATGGCAAGAATGATAGTACCATTTTCTGTTTCAAGATAATAATCAAGTATTACAGAATATTCGTCGGAAGCCTCTTCTTTTAATACTTCGTATAAGCCCTTACAATTGTAAGGATAGTCGTTCTCTTCCATCTTAAAATTAGAAATATGCACTGCTTTTTCTGATGGGTATGTGTAACAAGACACTGCATCCATAAATAAGCAAGATATGATATTATCAGTACTCATATTAATCATAGTCATTACGTCTAAAATATTGTTTTTTACTGGTTCCATATTTTCTAAAAATTCTTTTACTGTCATATTAAATTTCCTCCATAACTTCTTCTGTTCGTGTAATTTGTATTTTTACGATCTCTGCATGATCCATATTAAAATACATTTTAAGCTCTTTTAATTGAAAATCATCTGTTGGATTTTTATCTATATGATATTTCTTGTAAAAATTCCATGTGTTTTTTAATCCATCTACAGTAACTTTTTCAGAATTGATAATATCTGGATATGAGCCAAACACCTCAGTTCCTGGACGGTTTGGATTAAAATATAAATAATCATTTTTTAGTTTCTTTCCAACTACAAAAGAAAAAAGTGCATCAGTAAGATTATCTCTTGAATGCGGTATAGGTACTTCTTTTTTCTTTTTAAACCTTATTACATATCCTTCTCCTAATATTGTGCTCATATTTGTATCCTCCTTATATTTATTCACGATTATAATATACAAAAGAAATCCCATTTACCATTGGTAAATGGGATATAATTTTTAATAATAAATTTGATATGTAATATCAATACCTTTAGTTAAATCTCTTAAAGACTCATTACTAAAGTTTAATTTAGTTAATGGTTGGATATCCTGGTATACAGTATATCCATCAATAGTCTTCGGATATGCTGTAAGTAAGGATATTGTATTAACTTCACAATTATTAATACCTATAGTAGCTTCATAATAATCTCTAAAATCATATTTATTTACAGACATAGTAAGCTCTACATATGTTCTAACTTTCTGTTTATTTTCGGATGTATATACATTTTCATCTACTGGAGTTCCATCCATATATATAGACTTACATATAGGATCAGCGTCGAACGCTTTAAAGAAGTAGGCAACTCTGTCTAATTCTTTTAATTCTTTTCTACCAAAATATTTCCCTCTTAATTCATCATTAAGATCATTATCAGAAATACAATATCTAAATGGAATTAAATGATCTTTATCAATCCATTTAGTATAGTCTACATCATAAATTTGAGAACCTTCTGGTCCACAACCATCCGTACCCATAGCGAATAATACTACGATTTCATTCAATTTTTCTTCCGGAGTTAATGCTACAGTATTGTCAAGGTCTAATTCTTTATTGTAATTAGGTAGTTGTACAGGTAATTTAATACCAGGGAAATGCTTTTGTAATGTATAAAAAGATCCTGGTAATATTACTTTGTTCCATTTTTCGAGTATAACGGTCTTAGTAATAGGATCTCTAACTATAACTCGACCTTCATGTTGCGCGAAATGTAATTCATCTTCATTTATTTGATAGCGAGGGATATCCTGAAACACTTTCTTTTTAATCATTATATTAAACCTCCATTTATTCGTGTCTACAATTATAATTATGTTTCAGGCTATAAATTCCTAGTATCGTAGAAAAAATAAAGATGGGTGAAATATTTCACCCATCTTTATACTGCATTTTATTTTCTTTCAGGATGCATCATAGCATACTCATAATTTCTATTATATAATCTCACATTATCATATACAGAATTTGTCAACGTATCTATCTGTTTCTTTATTGGAGAAAATTTATAGAGCTTATACGTATTACGGTTTTTCTCCTGATATTCTCCATATTTTATAATAATTAAATTTACAGCAGCATTGAAGTCTTCTAATAATTTATCGACTTCATATTTATAAACACCTTCAAGATATTTTCTATCCGAATTATATAACGATAATCTTGTATTCATATAAACCAGATAAGAAAACTTTGAATTTGTCTCAATGGATAAACTGTAGGATGTTGTTAAATCATCCTGCACAAATTCAACTCCAAATGTTTTATAAAAATTTGTTCTAAGGGTTGTTCTATAATTGATCTTTCTATTGATAGATCTTCTGTCATCGTCGGACAGATATTCTTCGTATTTATCAAGAAGCGGCTTAACTTTAGATAAGTCGTTATCGTTTACACTATCAATAGTACAGATAATAGTGTCAACTACTTCTTTGATTTCTTTTTCTGTTGCTGGTACTTTTCCTTTTGATAAGATCTTCTGTTCACCCATTGTTTCTTTCCTCCTTAAATTTCCCTGTTTCAATGTAATATTCTACAATTTTAAAATCTCTTTCGTTTAAGATATTTCCTAAACAAGTAGATTTATCAAATTGCATCCCTGCCAATCCTATTAATTTTTTAATAGAATGACATACCGTTATCACCTGCCATGTAGGTAACTTAACAAAATTGATCTCTTCATAGTCATTTATTATATTCAATAAAGTGCTACTATGAATAGAAATTTGTTTGATGGTACACATATCTGTCTTAGTTTCGATATGTTTTGACAGTATCTTTAATGTAAAAGATATATGTGTCATCAAATTAATATAAGCTACACAATTTTCTTTATATAATGAATTTAATTCATTATAATACTTATTGTACAACTTATCACAGATCTCTTTTATTTTGTTTGTATCGTTTGTCCATGCTAGATCTGCAAGAAGCATTATGTCATTTGACATTTATATTCTCCTTTCTTTTGTATTTTAATAGATATTCTTAATCATTCTGAATACTATCAATATTATAATATATTATTTTAATAATTTATTATTACATTCTGAGCTATTAAGAACCCCATATATCTATAGATATATGGGGTATATTTTAATCTAAATATACATAGTCTTCTATCAAACAGTTATCTTTAAACGTAATTTTTGCATTGCTTCTCATATTATCAGTATTTCTTACATACTCTTCCCATTCGTATGTATGAATAAATGATTCTAATTTATCCTCTATACTTATAGTATCATCATATACGATGGTTATTAATAAATTAACTATCTTATCAAATACAGGAATAAATTCGTTTGGTATAAACGGTTTGAACCAATAAATATCCATATACATTTTATCTTTAGGTACGCATTTACTCATGTAAGTAATATGATTTAAGAAATGTTTAAAATCATCAGATTTAATATACTCAGGGAATTCTTCTGATACATTATAAATCATATCATCTATTACAGGTATTCTATTTTCATATATATCATCGAATATATACATATTATTTGTATGGATCAGATCTACTTTATGGGATTTAAAGAACATTATTACTTCAAATAAATATTCTTTAATATAATCTAATGATACAGTAGGTATATTCTGGAATATATATTTAAACTCATCTCTATCTATATATAAATATATATTTTCTGTAATATAATTTATATATTTAGATATCTCCAATTGTCTTTCACTTTTCTTAGTAATAGATTCACATTTCTTTATTATTGTATATAATGGAGCGCACTTATTTCCTAATACTTCTCTATAAGTTTTAGGAGGTTTTCCATTGTTTCCATATTTATTAAAGTATCCAAAATTGCATTTAGTTATGAATAATGCTTCATATAAATCGTGATATATATCCCACTCTCTTCTATTATTAGCATTATACATAGCTTCTTGTAAATATTTATATACTTTCTTATTAGATCTATATACTTCTACTAATTGATCAAAAGATAATATAGTATTAGGATTTTTAAATCCACTTATTCCTACATCTTCTGGTGTTAATCCTTTATTAGCTAAATCAGAAGTTATTAATTCCATATTAGCTTCAAAATTAAAGCCTTTTATAGCTAACGCTTGAACTGGATCGTAGATAATATTATCTTGTGTTTCGTTATATAAATACATCAGACTATATAAGCATATCATTAAATCTACTAATTCAAATTCTGTTTTACTATTTAATTCTGGAACTTGTAGTTTTACCATAGTTAAATCTATATTAGAATATAGAATCATATTAATGAAATATGCTAATTGGAATGACATTTCTGCTACAGAATATATAGCTGATACTGATATATATTTAGTAATTCTAGCATTAAATATTCTTTCAGATATAGTATGCTTTACAAATTCTTTAGTATAAAATCCTTGCCAATATATATCTTCTCCAGCAATATCATCATATTTCTTCCAATTTCTTTTATCTCTTACACATTCATCAAAACTACTATTCTCAAATGGTACTTTTAAGAAAGTTAATTCATAATTATTATCAACGTCATCTATATCATCTCCTGTTTTAGGATCTTCTATAACGTCATTTCTATATTCTCCATTGTCATCAAATAATGGTACTTTCATTAACCAATATTTGAATAATTGGATATTATCAAAACCAAATAATTTAGATATATCTATCAGGTTCTTATCACATGATTTATATTTAATTAATCTATTTAAATTCTTTACTAATCTTTTCTGATATTTTAATGGTATATCAGGGAAGAATTCTACACCACATGAATCGAATATATATTGTATAGTACGTAAATCAAATACATCTCTTCTTATGATATATTCTGGTGCTCTTATAATCATATCATCAAAAGCTTGTACTATAATCATTATCATCATTATTCTATCATAGTATTTATTTCTATATTTATATGCATCAGAATAAGAAGTTTGCAAAAAATAAACTCTATTTATTTCAAGTCTTTCTACAAACTTATTATATACTTCAGTAGTTTCTACTGGAGGAATATATAATACTGAAAACTTTTGTGCTCTTCTAGCAAAATTAGGGTCTATTTTCTTTTCTCCTAAATGCCATAAATACTTACATTTTAAATCACCGTTATCATCTAACGTATCTTTATACATTGATTTATATTTATCTATTATACCAAATGCTTCTAATATAAGTATTTGATCATTAGTCATTTTATGTATTGGATTTCCATCATTCTCGAAGTTTACTGTTATAGTATCTAAATCTTCTCTAGTTAAATATATACCAGGATCTCCTACATTAGGTAATCCATTAAGCATTCTATAATAATTATTTAATTCTTCGTAATTCTCTAAAAATCGATTTTTAGCTAACTCAGTCAATTGAGGCTTGATGCTATCAGGAATAAGAGAATTGTCACGAGCGTAGGTAAGGCAATCTCTACGGGATAGTGTTGGTATTCTTTTTAATAGTAATATGTCGTATTTAAACATAGTAAAATTATAAGTACCTCTTATAATATTAGCATATATATCAGACTGTCTTAAAGATTCTACTGTTTCATTTTCATCAGCTCTTGTTTCATCCTTTAATATCAACCCATTCATCATTATCTGACATTGATATATGATCTCGTCTAATAGAGGATATTCAGACGCTTGTTTGCGAATTTCTTTGTCCATTGCATTATTCTCCTCTTCTCATAATATTACATAAATGTGCTAATCATATAAAAGAATCCACTATATCTTAGATATAGTGGATTAAAATATCATAAAATATTTTTTAATCATCAGAAAATATGTCATTATAAGATATATCGTCAGGTAAATGCTCTTCCATAGTTTTCAAATTACGCATAACTAAATCATATTGTTTTTTAGCTATTGCGTATGATATAGTAAAGCAATTACGTATTTGATTTATATTAGCATATAAAATATTAGAAACTTTTGCTAAAAAGGTTCTAGTTTCATTTGGTTTAGTCCATTTATCTATCCAATTAGTTATATTCTCATTACGCAAATTAAAATCTTCCATAGAACTATCTATATTTAAAACTAATACACTTGCTTCATCAGCTAATTTGCTGTAATTTTTATAATCATTTATATCGAAGTAATTTACTGTCTTTGATTTTATATGTTTATTCAAATCTTGATAATCTGTAGAGTTTTTACCATAGCCACTCGAATTTATAAAACGTAAATATTTATTTTCTTTTTCTTTAAATTCTTGTATACATTTATCTATTTCTTCTTCAGATTTGCATTTATTTGCGTTTGATGCGAAAATAAGTGTAGAAAAAGATAAATCTACCGACTCCTTGTTCAATTCTTTAGCAAATTCCAAAATCCCTGAATTCAATTGTGAAAATTCTATATTAGTTTTTAATTGTACTTTTTTATTGTGTAGAAATTTCTTGCCAATATTCTTTTTCTTTATTTCAGATAATCGTTTTTTCATTTTGACAATAGCAGGTTTTATGTGTTTATCGATAAAATCTTTAGTAAATTTTATCAGCTTTTTTATTTTTTCTATTATAGTATTTAATATTCTTTTAAAGGTTTCTTTAATATTGACTTCTTCATTCAGAGTTGAATTTAGAATGTCTAACTCGTACTGATATGTAAGTATATCAGCCTCTAAAATATAATCCATGTCTATATTCTCCTTTAAAATAATCTATTAATTGATTGTGAAAAAATAAAATTATTTAATTATTAAAAATAATGGGTAGAGAATATTCTCTACCCATTATGTATTATAGTCCTATTTTATTCATGGCTAATATAGCCATTTTATTGTATTTAGTGTCACCTTGATCCCTTCCCAAATAAGGAATACCATCCATAGGTACATCATATCTTAATGAGAAATAATCCATTATATCTTTCTCATTATTATAATTTTTGTCATTCTCACATCTAGCAACATAAGAATTGACTACACCCACCTTCTCAGGTGTGTTCATTTGATCATAGTTGTCTTCGAGATCTATTTGTGAATCCCATAAATCTCCTATAGTTTTAATATTATTATTTTTAAATGAATAATTAGACATAATAATGTCCTCCTTTGTAATAATATTAATATAGCTATTCAACTATATCAATATAATAATATATAATTATATATTTCTTATTATACACTTTTAGGGAGGATAAGAGCATCATAACCATGTTTGGTTATGATGCTTCATTCTGATTTGGTGTAGTGTTTATTTCGGTAGCATAAGATATTACAGCTAGTTGTATTTTTTCATATATTATGTCTTCTAATTTCTGATCATTATAAATGTATTTTAATTTCTGTAATTGTAATTGGGATATATTATTAAGGATTTTGGTTAATACGTATTTTTCCATATTAGAAATATTTTCATCAGACATATATTGAATACCATTAGGTTCATTTACTATAATATGATATTTGCTGACTTCTTCAGTTATCATTAAATCTATAATATCAAAATCTTCTTTTTTTGGTTCTATAGTCATTTCTAATTTTAATAATTCTAAATCATTTTTCTGATGTAAAGAATTCGTTATGCTTACCATTAATATTAAAATTGTTATAGAAAAGCATAATATTATTGATAAAATTATAAGATATATGTAATTCATGTTACATCCTCCCTATTTATTGTATCTACAAATAATTAATATATTAATATGTAAAGTGAGGTTATAAAATATTATGGATTATATAATGGAAGCTGAACTGCTTAATTATGAAACGCAAATAAATATGCTCAAAGAAGCAGCTTATAACTCTTATGTGGATGAATCTTTGCTTACTGAAGAATTTTCTATTAAAAAAGCGTGGGATGCTTTTGTAAAATGGATTAAAGAAAAAGTAGGGCCAGTGATAAAAGCAATGTTTAATTGGTGCAAGAAAACAATAAACTTCGAAAAGAAAAAAGATAAAGAAGCAAAAGAAGATGTAGATTTTATATTAAAATATCAAAATCAAATGAGAAATGCATATGCTGGTAATTTTATAGGAAAGAAGAAAATAATATACTATAGCATTGATAGTTTATCAAATGAAAATCTGAGTGATTTATTTATTAAAAAATCATTCATGCCATTAAAAATTTATCTTCAAGATCTTAAAAAAATGTCCTTTATGTTTAATTCGATTAAAGGGATGACTGATGAAGAATTAAAAAAGAAAAAAGAAGAATATTCGAAACATCAAGAGGAAATGAATAAATTAAAAATAGATAATATTGAAAATTGTTTTAGAAAAGTTGAATTAGATGATAGTTTTTTGCTCAAAGATACAAGTTTCATCGAACTTTCGATAGACCGAATATCTGCAGATAAAGATGGCATCGAAAGCTGTGAAAGCAATATTTGTGACATAAACAATGTATATTATTCTACACAAAAAATAGTAAGTGAACTTGATAGAAATCTTGGAGAGTTTCAAGATAATCAAATTAGGAATGCCATAACTTGGGGAAATATGCTGATTAAAGAATCCATAGATTTAGGAGCAATAAACAAAACTTGTATGGAATTATATAAAAAAGATAAAGATTATCAATACATGTTTTTAAAACAAGTTAAAGCACTGATGAAAGAAGCACTTGATAGAGGAGAATCTGTAGCTGTTCCTGATTTTGCATAATTTATACTCCTAACCTCTAATTAAGGAGGTTAGGAGTTCTATGGACGAAAATAAAGTAAATGAAATACCTGATATATATTTTCAATTTGATGAAACGCAAAACCCTATAGTATCTTCTCCTAATAGTGAATTTTCTATACAGTTTGAACAAACCAAAGAATCTTTGTTAGAGATAGATACTTATAAGAATTTTATATCAAATGCTGTTGCTCAGTTTAGGCATTCTAGATTCTATAAGCAATATAAATCATATTTAATAGATCTAGGTCTAAATAGATGTCAATACTTTCCTAATATTACAGTAGATTTATTAGGAGCTAATGGTATAGAAATGCATCATAATTTTTTAACTATTTATGATATAGCGCTTATGATATGTGAGCATGTATTAAATACAGAAGGTCATATTACTACATTTGAATTGATTCATTTATTGAAAGAAGAGCATTCTGAAAATAGAATACCCATAGTAATGCTTTCTAAAACTGTACACCAAATGTATCATAATAATGAAGAATTTGTTATACCTGCAAGTCAATGCTTTGGATTCTGGATGGAGTTATTATATAAGTATAGGAACGGTATTACTATCAATATAGCAAATAAAGTAATAAATTTCTTGCAAGCTAGTCTAGAAGAAATAAAAGGTATAAATAGTTCTTCTAATTATGCTAATACTCTGTTACAATTAAGAGATCACGTATATAATTGGTCTATATATAATGAATATCTAGATAGAGCCAAAATAGGACAAATAGTATATTAAAAATATCCCATATACCGAATTGGTATATGGGATAAAATTTATGCAGCTTCAGAAGAAGATCCTGCTGCAATAGCTGACAAATATCCAGCTAAAGTGACTTTATACTTAATCACGAATTGAGCTGATGTGTTTATTATTTCGTTACTTCTAGTAACATGCTTCCTGAAAAATTGCATATCGCTACCGAAAGCTCCGTACGCATGATAGCCTTTTCTTCCTTCCATTTTATGAATCTTATCGACGTATAATTGTACTTTTTGTCTAACTTTTGCTAATTCTTTGTCAGATTGGCTAATTATTTTTCCTAATCTATCTTGAATACTATCAATGTATTTTTTATTGGTATTAATAACCTGAATTATTTCTTTGTGAATTTTTCGTTTTCCTTTAGATAACTCTTGAATTGTGTAAGTTTCATCTTCTAGAAACGCTTTTGCTGGATTGTAATATTCACCGTGCAATCCATACCTAACTGCAATTTCTCTTTCAGAGAATCGGTTTTCACTTTTAGAAAACTTATCATAATTGTTTTTCTCAGGATTTTCAAAATCTAACGATTTAAATAATTTATCCATGCTATTAATGCAAGAAGATATAGCATGGATATTCTGTTGAGCAGATGCAAGAAATTCTCCAACTTTTTGTGTATTTATAGTCTTTACAGTACATCTTCCAGGTTTTGCATTCGTATCCGTTTTTGATACATTTCCTTTAGTTATTGGAATTATATCAGATTTAGTATCGGTATTATCAGTGTCTGATCCTAATTTCTCTATTTCTTTGTCTTTCATTTCTATCTGTTTATTGAGATTCATAGTTATTCTCATGATATTACTTACTGTTTTGGTAGCTTTAGATTCGGCCTGTTCAGGGGTTGCTTTATCCATATTATCTGCGGCTTGTTCAGCTTTCTTTTCTGCAGATTCATATGCAGCATCTGCTACTTTGGATTTTCTAAAAACAAAATCCAATATCTTTTTTAAAAATCCTCTTGTGCTATCGATCCACCCTAAAATAGTTTTACCTATATTCTTAATTTTTTCTTTAATATTAGCGCCTTCGTTTACAAATTCATTTTCATCTATTCCGATGCATTCTAAAGAATACTCAAGCATATTCAATTGATTACATCCTTCATAGATATCGGCTTCTAATATATAATCCATATCATTGATCTCCTTTAAACTAAATTTTACCTTATATATTAATATTATGTAATATACAGGCAAATCAAAACACATTTCTATAAAGTATAATATAAAAGGAGATTAAAAGATGGATTATATATTAGAAATGGACATATTAAACGAATCTGCACAATTTGATATGAGAAATACTATAATAGAATCTTTCGAATTAGAAGCTATTAGAGAGGGATTTTCTAGAAAATCATTAGCAAACTTTTTTAGAAAAGCTGTGGAAATGGTAACAGGATGGGCAAATAAATTAAAAGCTTGGGCGACCAAAATATTCGGTCCCGTTATAAATAAATATAAAAAATATAGAGCTGCAAATCTTAACAAAGCGTATCAATCAGGAAAAATGATCAAGGTAAATTGTCCTTACTACGAGGTAAAGGTTAAAGTATTTAATGCTGCATTGGCAGAAGGAAATAATAATCAGAAAAATATTTTTGAAGGGATAAAATATATAGAATCCAACATAGATAAATTTCTGTCTAAAAAAATGAATGTTAATCTTGGTGATGAAAGAATTTGGAAAATGATAAAAACAGATAAGTCTCAGCTTCCAGCTCCGTTAAATAAAGCGAGTAAAATTGAAGATTTCATGACTAAATACAATTTTGGATATGTAGATAAAGAACTTGTTAATTTGATACTTCAAAATCAAAAAAACTTAGATATAATGAGTAAAAGTATTGATAATAATATAAAACAAATATTACAATTATATGCAGGAATTAACGAAAGAGCAGAAAAGTACGAAAATATGATGTCCAAAGACTCCGGGGAAGATATGCCAGGAGCAGCCGATGTTGTTCATTGCTATAATATACTGCTTAAAGGTACAGCCTTAACTGGAAATATATTCAATTCCTTACGGACTATAGCAATGAGAGGAATTAATGAATATTGTAATGTAGTAAATAAAATTATGAAAGCAATTGGAGCTGATTCTCAACCAGCTAGCACAGCAGCTGAAATGTAGTAAAAAATAAAAAATTATTTTTAAACACATTATACCCCATAAGCAATTTCGCTTATGGGGTATAAATGCTTTCATACACTTTAAAAAGGAGTTAACTTATGCAATTACCAAAGTACGTAACCGGTAAATTTTAACACAAGATGGAAATCAAAGCATCCTGTATTATTCTAAATGTTACAAAAGTTTTAATTTTTACATATATTTTACAGATTGTAAAGCATTTAAGCTTTTTATTATATCGTCATATAATCTTTTTGCAACTTCAGTTTTATCGGAAATGTAATCTTGATATATGTCTAACGTCTTTCTAAAGTATCTTGTAAGATCTGTTATCATATAAAGATTTTCATATGAACATTGTTTCTTTAATCTTTTATCCATAGCAGTAACACTACTTCTCATTCTTTTTAATTGATCTTTAGCAAATATTTTATTTTTATCTGCTAAGATAATATACTCATTCATCTTTCTTTTGATAGATGCTTCTTTAGAACGAAGATCATCTGTTAATTCACTGTATGGGGTATAAGTATGAAGCTTAAACTGTTCATACATATATTTCAACGGAGCTTTTGGATAATTAGGATCTCTGTCTAATCCAAGATCATCTTTCATAAATTTGTAATATAATTCAGTATTACGAAATTTATCTACTGGGGTTAAAATTTCTTTATCGAATCTATCTCTATATTCTTCATAATGAGTAATGTAAAATCCTAATTTAAGATAAGTAATATCTTTAGGTATTTCGAATCCTTCTGGTGGAAAGAAATTTTCCAAAGTATCTAAGTTACAGTTAAAAATATTATTTATAGAATTATCATTGTCCATATTTGGTAAGCTAATTGTAAAACTCATATTTTAATCCTCCAATTTAAATGTGTCTAATTCTTCTTTTTCTTTAGTAAGGGTAAATTTCACTAAAGTTATTTCATTATCAAGTTGATCTAAATATAATTTGTTATAATTAGATATAAAATCTAATATCGCATTTTTATATTTATCTATAAACCATAAAGCGTATTCTTTATTACAAAAACCATTTTTGACTATGAGTGAATATGATTCAGTTTTGAATATATTGAAATTAACTGTAAGTGTGTTGGTTTTGCTTATATCAAAAGCGTAACTCGGTGAAATATATAATGCTGAATTATAAGTTATATTTTTCAATTTTAATACATACATTTCTGTGGTTTCCATATTATAACCCTTTCAAATTGAAAACGCTAACTGTTGTGTCTGGAGTATTATCTGTACATATTACTATACTTACATTGTCAGATAAATGCCTAGTTGTGATAATATCTTGATTTACTTTATTTATTATATGCTCTTTAATATCATGCGAATACGCGCTAAAATAAAATATAGCTTCTGATATATTTTGGAATGAGTATTTTTCTATAACATATTTGTCGAAGTGTTCTGCTAAATTATGAGATAAAAACTTAAGACCGCGACTATTATTTTTACCTATATATACTATAGGCTCATTTCCATCTTCATAAGGTTCTATTCTTAAAAAATACCCACACATTTTATTTATTGATTCTCGTATTATATTACCACTTTCTTCTTCGTATCTAACTATTTTGATGCATTTATCAGCAAATTCTTTCGGACTCATCCCTGTAAATGCGGTTATTTCTTCTGCGAGGTACCATGTGTAACTGGATATTCTATACTTAGCCTGATCTTCGCTCAGACATATTTCAGCTTTAGTAATATCCTCAGTTAATCCATTACTATAATCTATATAATATTTATCATTTATACAAACTACGTATTTCATATTATTTCTCCTTATTATCTAGATTTTTATATTTTATTATTTTGATACACTTATTTAAAAATTCATTATAAGTCATTCCAGATAATGCTTCAAATGCTGCGCTATCTTTTATCACCATTTTCGTGATAAAAGATTTGGCTGCTTGTTCAGTATCAAATAAAAGAAATATACCTTTTTGATCTATTCTACTAAAATATTTAGCCTTATTTAAATAATATTCACCATTGACTTGTATTACATATTTATCATCTTCGTGAATATCTACTTTTAACTCAGTAGCAAGGTCTGATTTAATATTTACATTAAAATTTACAGTTACTGGTATTATTTCAAGCAAAGATTCGGATTCGGTTTTTAATCTCTTTTTAAATTCATCATCTTTATTTAAAAACGTTAAGTGGAATTCAATGTCATTTTTATTTGACAATATAGCATTTTTAGTTTCTTCTAATGTATTAAATCCGTATTCCAGAATTTGTTCATATAATTTTCTGTATTTTAATAATTTAAAATAATGTCTATCATTAGAAATGCATGATTTACCGATGTAGTAGTCAGTCCCAGATACTTTATCTGTATATTTGATTAAGTATTTTGTACTTCTAATATCTATAGTACTCATATTATTTTCTCCCTCCTAAACTATATTCCATTACATTTGTGTATAATTCCCTCAATAAATTTCCGTTATATGATATATCTAATAATTCCATATTTTCTGGAGTATTATTTAAATGATGTACTCCATATCTATGATTATACATCACTATATCGTACATGGACATATTATCAAAGTTTCTATAACAGTCGATGGGTAATTGTTTATTTATATATTTTTTATAGGTATCACTTATATAATCAATAGCTGTTGGACTATCACCATTACTTATATACCATAAAGTATTACATATGATATCTAATATTCCATTCTTATGGAATTCCAATTTACTATCGTTAATACCTTTCACATCTATTATTTCGGTATTACTCTGTCTATCTAATCCATAATATATTTCCATATTTGCTAATTTTAAGAAAGATGTATATGTGTTTTTATTAAGGAATCTTATATTTCCTATTGACGCACAAGTAGGTATCTTATTTATAACAAATATAGCATCGTTCTTGATACTTAAAATATCTTCTTCATTTAATTCATTCATTTCTAAAAAGCTTTTTCTAATTTCTGCAAGTCCTTCTTCAAATGCTCTATTAATTCTTTCATCTTTTAAAATATAGCCAATATGAACTTGCCTATACTCTCTAGACAAGTTCATTATTTTAGTATATTCTTCTTTATTTATTATCCCTTTATAAAGTAAAATATTCACATTACATTTTGAAATATCGTATTCCCTTATATAAGTATTAAATAAATACTTGATAGGTAATGTATAGTTCTTTCTTTCGTATAATTCTGACATATTTATTACCTCCCAGTTATTTTACAATAATATTTTAATGTTTTTCCTTTGCGTTTTCTAATGTACCTAAAACGGTAGTTTCCACAAATGCATTTTGTTTTTAAAGCCCCAATATTCTTTGATTGAAATTCTAATCTGTGATTTCTATAGATAAAATGATAAGGAGCATACATAACACAATGGAAAAATTTCAAAGATACTAATGAAATTATACTCTCGTCCACGTCCATATTATTTACTATCTCATATAGAGTTAATTCCGGCCAATCTAATTCTTTTAAAGATTGTACATTTAATTTTAAAAATTCTTTCATTAGTAATACCACCTCGATGCTTGTGCTTGGGTTCTTAGAGTATTTTCGCACAAACGTTTTCTAGTTTTTAAAGATCTACTGTAGTTAGATGTACGTTTATATGAGTATAAAGGAAGAATACCACTTTTAAATATCATTCCTTTGTGTATACCATCACTTTCTCTATAAGAATGGCAACCAATTTTTCTACTAAATTTATATATATCTTCATCCAATATCTTTAATACTAAAAAATGTAAATCAATAGGATCTCTTAAATAATCTTGTATTCTGGCGGTTGTATTTATTGTTTTAAATTTTTTCATGAATCGTTCACATCTCTCTTTCCATAATAACTTATAGGACGTCTAGTACTGTGTGATTTAAACCAAAGTGGAAAATAACGTCGTATATGTCCATATTGGCACAATGTTCTATTATACGTGTACATTATCGGTTTATATTTAGAATGTACCATTGCGATATTACACTCATTTTTTAGCTTATATTCTTTCAATATTTGTAGCGCTTTTTTATCATTAGAATTAATAAATTTAGCAATGTATCCCAATGGAGTATATGCTATATCTCTATACGATGTAAATGGTCCCCATTTGTAGTTGGTTTTGGATTCTTTCATAATTTTCACCAAATATACCACTAGGTTTTATCCTAGTGGTATTCCTCTATTTGTCATTATCTGCATGTATCTTTCTTGATCAATATCATAATTATATAATCCTGGAACAGAAAATGATGAATCATCATAATAATCTATATCAGATATATCATTTATCATCTGATAATTATATCCATATCTCTGCTGTATGAATTTTGCTAATGATTCATTTAAAAAATCTAATACGTTACCATTACTGATACATATATAGATATCTTCACCAGCCATTAATAATTGTATAATTCTAAAGAACGATATGAAATTATCATCGTTATTATATACAACTTCGGCAAAATATTTATCAAATTCTGGACTGGAAACATCTATAGATTCCATTCCATCAATAGATAATTTCTCTGTAGATTCATTCATCCCGGTAAAATTAACCGGGATGAAATTATCTGGAATATTATTAAATTTTCCAAATACAAGCATTACTTGCCTCCTCCATTTAATAATACAGAACTGTAATCATGATGAATAACATCTATTGGCTCTCTACCAGTACTAGCTATTCCAATCAATGTATTCTTATATTCCATTATAGCTCTCATCTTTTCATTATAATCATTATAATTCACAATTCTGAGTCCTATCTGCATACATAATCGATCGATCAGATCTGGAGTCATTTCTCTACTGTAATTTAAGAGAAAATCTATATGTGTGACAAGGTTATTTATATATAATAGCAATATATTCGCACTGTCATAAGAATCATTATACATATATTGATTCTCTGTAGTTGCTCCAATAATACCAAACTGCTGTTGCATATATTGTACTAATACTGCCGGATATCGTAGATCCATTACAGATCTTGGAAAATACATGACTATATTTATACCTTGATGTAATGCTGCTAATATAGAAGCGAAAAATGACATCGTATCTGGATTTCCTAATTGATCAGAATATTCTAAATCAAACTCATCCTGATATCCATCAATAAATTTTTCCAGAATTTTATAATCTGGAACTAATGGCATAGATATAATAAATCCATATTGATCTATTGTATTTTTTTCTTCTATTGGATCTCCTAAATAGAGCACCTTCCATCCGGAGATGGAAGCGCTCATTGCTGTATTGATATCTGTTGTTACGGATAAAATTCCTCTAAAAATTGACATAATATTATCTCCTTTTCAAAGATCAATATCCATCGTCCTCAATATCTTCTTCTGGAATATGATCTTCAGTATTTTCTTCTTGCGGTTGAATATATTCTTTATTTTCAACAACATGTTCTTCTTGATTTTCCAGATCTTTAATATCTGGAGTATTATCCATATAAGTTCCTGGATCAACATTCGTTTCTACAGGAGCTGGATAAATCATATCTTTGTTTTTGTAGATATTACTTTCAACAACAGGGGAATCTGAAACAGATGTATTGTTGTTGAAATTATCTTTGCTATTCTTCTGAGTTGACATATTGTTTCTATTATAATATCCAGGATCATTTCTTCCTAAATATTTTTTGTTGTTATTCTGTTTATATGGCTTATCCTGTCTAGGCCTATTATCTTTGTGATAATTTCTGTCTCTTTCACTATGATCTTTATAAGCTGGTTTTACAGTTACAACTCTTTCTTTTACAGGTTCTTCTTTATTAACAACTGGAATTACTTCTTTAGGTTCTTCATTTTTAGGCTGATAATCCGATGCGACCTCTTCTACTTTAACATCACCTCCGTTATGAGTAATTTTTACACGACTCTTTGCAGGGATGAAGTTCGTTTTCTTCATATTATTTCCTAAATCTCTTTCCATTACAACATTATTTCCTCTTGTAACTTTGATCTTCATATTTGGTCCTCCTATTTTCTTGATAAATTTTTGATTGTCCTCTTCTTGTTCTTTTGCTAATTCTTTTGCAAATACTCTTTTTCCACATTTAGTGCATATAAAATTATTAAATCCAATATCATAATCGATCTCTCCTAAACAATATCCTGTTGGGGAATATGGATCTTTATTATGACATACCAATTTAGCAGGATCTAATTCTACTAAATATGGAAAATCTAATAATACTGGACCAAATCCTTTTCTTAAACCGTAATTTAAGTAATAATCTGATCCTATATCCTCTAGTGCGTAAGTATTGTTTGATAAAAATTTGTATATCAAATCAAATACGTCTGGTGCTATAGACATGAACTGCTCTAAAGATGTTATTGGTTCTACCCTTTCAAACATCCCTACTTGTCCAAATTCTGATACTTCAAATACTTTGGTTACAAATGGTTTCAAAAGCATTTGATTTCTAAATTCATCTGGAGTATCTTTAAGTCCAACTCTATCTATTGCAACTTTACATACTATTTCAGGATATGTAAAGTTTTTATAGCATATTCTATTGGTACCCTGAACTAACTTTCTAAAGTTTCTTGATTCCATAACTTCGTTTAACAACTTAGTTTTCTTCGATATTTTAGAAGCTAATTTTGGATTAGTAGCTATAGAATTCATATATCTTATATCGTATGGTGACAATAAATCATATAAACCAACTGGTGGTCGTAATGATTCAAAATGAAACTCCAGAGGAGACATCTTTTTCGTATATAAAATACTTAATAAATCTGCTCTAGCCATTTTTCTGTCCTTGCCTTTTCATAAGTTCTTGCAAAAACTTTTCTCTTCTTTGTTGATATTCATTCATAACCCTTAAATTTGATGGTAATGATACTTCCATATCATCTAAACTTATAGGTTGAATATTATCATAATTCTGCTGATAACCAACTACATTATTATGCATATTGAGCAACTGCTGATAACTCTGTTGATTATACAACTGCTTCAAATTCTGTTCTTTTTCTCTCTTCTCCCTTTCTACAATATCATACGTAATCTTATAGCCATTTTCCATAAAATAAAATAAATCAGCATCTGGTGGCATGATAGAATCATCATGCTGTTTCTGCTTATTCATATTCATCAAATGATTTACTTTCTTTGATGGCATATAAGATTTATTCTTCTTTGTTGCGCGGTAATTTCCTCCAATTCTCTGGCTCGTAATACACTCTTGATTATATTTTTGAATATCAGCTAATTGCTCTTGAGTGTAATGATAAACATCTCTTACGATTTCTGGAGAATCTGTTTCATTGTAAACAAAAGAAGCTTTATTTAATCTCTTAGTTAAATCTTGCTGCTTTTTCATTTCTCTATTATAAGCTTCTTGTTGCTGCCTCATCATCTCTTGATAGGCATATGGATTATACATATTATAATTCCCATTATAATATCCAGGCATATATCCTGGTATACCTTGTTGGTAATAAGGATTATTACCAAAATTATTTGGACCTACTCCATATTGAGTAGGTCCTGGTCCTGTATAAATCATAATTGTTATCTAGTCCTTTCTTTTAATTTAGCACTTATATAATATACAAGACAATCATCGATTAATCATTTAATTTAAGATAATCTGTAAACGCATTAAGTTCCATCGACTGAGTCATATACAAAAGTATCGATCTTATCAATGAATCATGATATACAACAAATATCGGATAAATAATATTAAATATTTTCCCTTTTTCTGTATCTGATATAAAGTTACTTGCGCACATTATTAGAATATTAGCGTGGGTTTCATTGTATAATTCAGCTACAAATCTATCGACAGCTAATATTATTTTATCTACAATATACTGCGAATCAGTTGTAGTTGATACTATCAACTCTAAAATAGGACTGTATAAATCCATAGTTATATTAGGACCTATGGTTGTAAAAGATTGCGGAAAAATAACACCTGTGTCAATATTATAAAAATACTCTATTGTATTTTTAATAGATATTCCAAGTGATGCTAGAGAATCTGCCAATATATGAATAAATCTGTCAGTATTAATAGTACTAGACAGTTTTCTAGCCTCATTAAAGATATTGCTATTATATTTATATCTATCATCCTTATAAATAGATTCAATATCTTTATTAATAGCTTCGTATACTGAATTATATTTGATAACTTTGGAGGCTTCTCCATTCTGGTTGTACTCATCTGGATCATCTGTACCAATTACATTTTCTGTAAGAGATGAAAAATAATCGTGATAAACTACAACACTATCATCTGTACCATTTGTTGGTAAATTGTTTTCTTTCTGCATAATAAACTCTCCTTTCTTATTCTGCAACTGGGATATTTTTTATTTGATCATGATGTTTGTAATCAATAAGTTTGATATCCAGTTCAGTGAAATCGTAAAATGATGGTTCTTCTTTGCTACAATTTAATTCATATTTTGGAGCTTCATAAGGCTCTCTAGTGATCATCTCTTTAATCATATCTATATGTCTATCATAAATATGACAATCACCAATTTGATGGATTAATTTTCCTGGTTTATATCCTGTAGCTTTAGCAATAAAAATAAGCAAAGCTGCATACTGGCATACATTCCAGTTATTTGCTGTTAATAAATCTTGAGATCTTTGCGTAAGCATCATATCAAGATACTTAGTCCCGCTTTTATCTGTTCTTACATTCCATTGCGTTAAAAATGCACATGGTTCTAATCCCATTTTAGAAAGATCATCAATATTATAAATATCTGTAATAATTCTTCTAGAAGTGGGATTATGTATTAATTCATTAATGATATAGTCTGTCTGGTCAAGTTCTAAAATTTCTCCAGTACAACTTCCATCACTATGCAGGTATTCTACGCTTACTGGTCTGAATCTATGTCCAATTTGATATCCATAAGCTAATCCGATCTTTCCATCAGATGTAGCCCATTGATCCCAAATATGGGAATTTAATTCTTTAATGTCATTGGATTTCTTCTGGAAAATCCATAAAATTTCATCTACACAAGCTTTAAGATTAACCGGTCTTAAAGTCAATGCAGGAAACTCTCCTTTAGATAAATCGTATACTGTGTGTACATCAAATACTTTTAATGTTTTTGCTGGAGTTCCATCTGGCCATATAGCTCTTACCGGAACTTCTTCACCTTCATCTAAAATTCTTTTTGCAGTTTCAATAAACTTCTGATCTGCATAACTCATAGTTTGTTCTCTCCTTTTTATATGTAATTTTATAAGAAAGTTGCCCAAGATATCAAAAATGATATCTTGGGTCAATTAACTTTTTATATTTATTGATTTCTTCTATAGTGAAATTAGATAATTTTTCTATAGGTCTTAATAAAATAGGAATGTTTTCTGAATACTGTAAAGATTCTCTTGTACTATTATCTACATAATCATTGCACTCCAGCATCTTTATCATCGTTTCTTTATCTATTTTTCCTATACCTACAGTTCCATTATGTTGATCAAATTTGGACATAGCTTTTTCTACTTCGCTATCTTTATTAAAATTTATATGTCCTTTAATATGGAAGAAAGATACATCAATATTATATGTAATAATCATATTCATGATACTAGTTATAATATTCTGATTTGCTACCTTTTCTCCAGATGAATTTAATAGATATCCTTTATCATCTAAAGCCCATCCATCAAACCATTCTCTTAACCCTTTGACAGATATAAGCGAATCACTAAATATATTAATATATTTTGGCTGTTCAGACATTAATCGTCTTGCGTCAAAAGCCAGTTGTACAGCCATTTGTATGGCATAAATTTCGCCGAAATTATTAGTAGTATTTCTATTGATTTGTATTTGTTCGGCAAGTTTCTGATCTCCAATCATAGCAACAAATCCAGAAGCTGAATCAAATCCATAATTCATATTTCTGACTGATGCGTCTGTGAAGATATTTAATGTTGTTGGTTTAAAATTGATTCTTTCGTTCATAAGCTAATTCTCCTTTTCTTAAATTTCATATAAATAATATACCAACAAACGAAATATTCCTCTATACTACAATGTATGTAGTATAGAGGAATACACGTACTTGTACTAAAAGAAAGGCTAAGATAATAATTATGATTATATCATAATTATGTCATTTTATTTATTATTTTCTAATTACTCAGTATACTTGACGAAATTGAAATCTTTTTTCAATTCTCCAATATTAAGTTTTCCGATGTCGGATTCTCTTAATACAATATTGATTCTCTTTCTATCAATATTGTATAAACTTTCGATAGATGACATAGCTTCTTCTAAAGTTGCTTCATTTTCAGCCATATATCTTTCCAAGTTATTAGCAAATTCAACCATGAATGGTCCTTCAGATTCTCTCATTACAATAATTTTTTCTGTAGTAAACCCTAATAATTTAGCCTGATTTTCAGTAATTTCCTGCAAGGAATTAAAATCAGAATTGATCTTAAGATCAGAAGTTAACTCACTCTCTAAAAGAGACATAACACTTTCTTTCATGTATTTATTCCTCCTATCAATATTAATTTATTGTTTACCTATACAGATGTGTACAAATCCGAATAATCATGATAAATAGGCATAATCATATTACCATCTTTAGAATAATCATGATATATCGGATTTATCATAACTACATTATTATCGTAAGCATTAGTTCCAATAGCTTTCTGTTCTGGCGCACCTTTGATCTCTTTTATTCTGTTAAACATAGAATCTATCAAAGCTTCCATATTCTCTGCATTTGGAATTATGTACGATCCTTCTTCTGGTTTCAGTTCTATATAAACAGGTTTTCTTTCTAAAATAGACATATTATATGATTGATTATATAATTCTGTCTGTTTTCTCATAGCTTCTAATTTAGTCTTGCTCTCTTCTGGTATAAATTGAGAGTAATTTTGTTCAAATAATTGATAGTTTCCCATTACATTATCTAATGGTATAAATAGTACTTGCTTATGTACCAAATCATGTACTGTCTCTGCTAGCGGTATTAAACCAACCATTAAGAAGTAATGTAGATACATTACTTCGTGAGCTACAAGTTCTATATTTAAAGGTTCTCTCATATACATACGTTTATTAAATACTGTAATAAAATATTCATATAGTGTGAATGGGCAATGATGGATATGTATTTTTATCTTAAAAGATTCCTCATTAGATACATTTTGAAATATACTGCACTTATTCATATCCATATAATCTCTCAGATAGTTGACAAGTTGTCTGTATTCAAATGACCCTCTTATGAGTTTTTCTCCATCAGCTACATATTTAGCAAAATCTTTTTTATCAAATAAATCGTATTCTTCTTCACAGAATGGTGGTATGTTATCCATTACAAGTATACTTTTATCTTCGTATACTGTTAAATCGTTCATGTTTATCACCTCTTATTATTTTACTTAGTTGTATACTATATTAATAATAAAAGAAAAGGAGGAAGTTGTAATTATGAAAACAACTATCAAAGAACCAATTATTCCGGGAGTAGGAAGAAAGATGAATGTACCACATATTCAAATCTGTAGTACTAAGTATAATAGTATGATTCTCGAATCTCCTATTAAATCAATCGAAAGTAAATATTATTTCGATGTCAATCCCATGTATCTGGTAAATGCATTTAATATGACAGGAGTTATGCTGGAAAGTTATTATGGTCCAAAAGATGAAAGTCCTTCATCTTTTATTTTATCTCCTGAAGATGCTATTAGATTAGGAAACTCTATTATAGATACAGCCAATAAATGTGCAGAATATAATAAGATTCTTTATAATAGAGATAAGATGGTTAATATACTTAAATCTAATATAGAGAAAGGCTACGTAGATACACTGGTTATTAAATATCATAAAAAATGCAGTATGGAGATCAATAATCCTTATACACATATTTACAATATATGCCCCATTTATAAAGAGAAAATTAAAAATAATCATTTTAACTTTAATATTCCATTGACTATTACAGATTTTACTACTATAGATGGAACAGATATCAATCCAAGCGACTTAATTCGTGGCATGAAGGATAGTATATATGCTATGTTTTGTAATCGCACATATTATTCTTGTTTATCAGAAGAAGAGAATAAAAAGCTTGATGAAATGAGAAAGTTCAAAATCAAATTTGCAAATATGAGAAAGGTAATCGAAAGAGATTATAATACATCAGTAATTGATAATAAACGAAATAAAGAAAAATATAAAGAGAATCAAAAATTACTTTTAAACAACGCTCAGTATGCAGCTGAAAGAGATGCTAGATTGGCCGAATCCCTTAAAGATGTACCTAGAGATAAAAACGGTAGAATTAATTTTACCGAAGCAGTGAAGGCTATGGGCATTAAATTAGACTTTAATGGGAAGAAATAATGACAATATTATATATAGATTCTAAAGCAAATAAAGCGGAAGTGATGGATAATATAACCTCTCAAACTATTGTATCGTTCTATATATCAGAAGGAAGTTTAAAATCAATAAAATCCTCACAAGACGCTGAAGGTATATCATTTTGCAATATACCTATTGGCATAAGTTATAATAATCAACACATAGTAATTTCTGTTAATAATATGGATAGAATAATAACTATTATTCTGAATGATATATTAACTAGAGAGATTACAAATAGAATAGATATCACTTTTGAAAATATCTATGTAAATTAATCAAAAATTTAGGGTGAATCTTATAAGATTCACCCTATTTTTATTTTTCTAAAAACTTTTTTCGTTCGCAGCTATCCAAATTTGGTACAATAAAGCATTTTTGAAAATAGTTAGACAGAGTAAACTTTTTTTCAATTACAGATTATATTTGTAATATAATTCATATTACCATTAAAAAAAGTAAAATAAAGATTTAATAGAAATCCTAAAAGTTTAAGTTAAATACTAAGATAGATAAATGAAAAATACTAATGGTTTATGTAATCTACATAGATAAATACTATATTGAAGTAAGTTCTTGTAGAATTACTGCCTCAGGCAGATAGAAACTTGTAGAATCTTATAGCCAGTTAAATAAGAATCGCTATTAACTTGCTTAGTAGAGAATGGTTTAAAGTGAAATAGAAGTGAAATTATATTACAAATATAATCTCTACCATCACTTTTTATACTTAAAAACCTAGATATAGTAATAATTTTAGAATATATCTATTACAAGAAAATAATTATACTATTATATTTTTATAGAGGAGGTCTAGTTTCTAATGTTCAATTTAGTCAAAAAAATAAAAGAATTATACAGAAAAACAGAAGTAAGAAATAGAAAAAAGGATACAGATGAAGAAGTAGCTAAAGTTATTAAAATAGAAGATTATGGAGATTATAATATTCAAATTGTATATGTAAATGATTATATCAATAAATCTTTTTCAGAAGAAGATCTAAATAAAATAGAACCTTATATAGTATTTTCTATTATTTTTGATATAGATAAAGAAGATATTACAAAGGACTTCTACAACAACTTACTGCCATTTTTAGATACAATTCCATCGGCAAAATATACTAGTTCATATGATAGTGAGAATAGAAAATTATATTCTTATATAGGTCTATATGGATTTAGTTTAGATTTTATATTTGATATGCATTATTCTAAAGGAAAGAATATATCATTTATATTATCTAATATGATTCAATTGATATATGAAGAATTAAATAATACTAGGTTTAGTCAATTTATTCCTATGAAATTTATAAATCAATCAGATGAATTACCAGATTATAAAGGTACTTTTAGAACTACTTCTACAAGTACTTACAATATACTTGGTATTGATAAAATTCCAAACGTAAATAATATATTTAGTACTAATCAATTAGTATATATGGCTAATATTTATATATGTATGGATTATACAAAAAATCAAGATATCGGATATCCAGAAGGGTTTGGTTATACATACAGTTTATTTAAATTCTTACGATCTATATATAAATCTGCGGATATATATACTAGAAATAAAGATATTATATTTCAGATTGAAAATGATGCATATTTTACCATAAATGGTATAAATTTACGCAAGTATGCACAACAATGTAAATTTATAAAATATAACATCTATAGTGATGAGTCTGAATTATATGATGACGTAGATGAAGTACTAGAAGAAAATGAAACTATGGGTAAAGATTCAAATTCTACACTTCAACCTATTGATTTTGATAATGATGACTTTGACGATATAGATGAATATTAAATAAAAATTATATTAAAGAAGAGGAGATTATATCCATGGCTAAGAATTTTCAGAAAAAAGAAACTACTAGAAGAAAACCAGATCCTAAGATCTTCAGAAAACATTTCGCTAAATTTGAAGAAGCTATCGAGGGATTAAGAGAAGCAGATGCAGCTATTGCTGATATCTTTGCTAAAGATGTAGATGGTAAAGCTGTATCAGAACCAATCGATTCTCCAAAAGATGCAATTCAGTACGTTTTAAATGATTTCGCCAATTATGCACCAGATCTTCTTGGTAATGAGAATATCTATTGCTCATTAAATACATCATCCAATAAGCTTACATACAGAATTAATAAAGAAGTTGGATTCGGTTGGGTTATTTCATACTCTATCGAAAACAAACATGCTGTTATTAATGACGTATCTGTACAGATTATTGTATATGATGAATCTGAGCAGGGAACAAAGAATCTCATGCTTGATCTTACTGCAGCAGGATGGGATCAGATTAAAATTAAAACTAAATAATATTTTATACCCCTATAACCAATACGGTTATAGGGGTATTTATTTTTTATTCTATTTTATAAGGTATATCTAATATATCTTTACAAGATCTAGTAAGTTCTACTAATAACTTATTAAGACTACCTACTTTGATTACTGATGTAACCATACGTGCATTGATGCCTCCTAATGATACTAATGAATCCATCTTTTCATTTTTTCTGAAATCTGAATATGGTTCATCTCCTTTGGGGAAGATATCTTTTACTACACCTTTTACAGCAGAATAGTATATAAGTTTATCGCCTACAGACATCTTATCGTTATATTTAATATTTATTTCTATATACAATCCATCTACTTTCTTTAATTTACCTTGATTATCAAGTTTATCTGTAGATTCTACATCGGAAGTATCAATAGCATACTTCTTCATGATAGATTTCTGTTTATTGATATTTCCTTCGTATTTATTCCATAATTTTAATAATGTATCAGATAATTCAGATTTTTCACAAGTACGTTTTATTATAATAGATTGTATTGTACCAGTTACTTCTGCTTTGATATTAGTTCTACCTAATTCACTTATCATATCACTTTCATCATCTGATAAGTTTCTTAATATCTGATCTACATATTCATCATCAGAAGCCATCTGTAAAGTAAATAAAGTATCACCTTCTTTTACAGCTTGTCCTTCTTTTACCATATTATATATATTAGCATCTTTAGGAACCGATTTAGTTACCTGCAATATTACTTCTGATGCCATATCTTCTGACAACTTTTGAGATATAATAGCACTATCTTCATATCCTTCATCTGTATTTAATAAAGCTACTTTACAGAAAGTTCCTATATTATATTCTATATTATCAGTAGTACCAGTTTTATTAGAATAAGCTAAAGGATCATATGCTAAGATATCATTTTTACCAAACTTATCTCCAACTTTTAACTTACTATCTAATTGAATACCAATATAGAAACCATTACTGGAGTTCTTTTCTGCTTTATCTTTAAAGGATATAAAATCATGAGTACCGTTATCGTATTCTACGACCATATAATCATTAGTTTTTTCTATTACTTTACCTTTATCTTTAGATTTAAAAGAGAAAGTATTAGAAGTCAAATATGGTAAAGCCTCATCTGCACCTGTTGTTACTAATAATGGATCGCTCTTAGCGCATCTCATACCATGCTTAGATGTCTGAATAAAGTTCATAGCACTACGCATAGGGTCGTCACCAGTAGTACCAAAAGGAGTCAAAGCTTCTGTCATACATAAAGTCTTAATAGGATTTAATTCTTTTTCTTTGCCATCATCATTCGAAAGTATTCTACCGTATGCATCTACATTAGCATCTATAGTAGCCTGACGTACAATACCTACATTGCCAGCAAAACCTGTTGATAAAGATAAAGTACCAAACATTGAATCATCAAATGAACGTTTATCAAGACCATAAGATCTATCACTGTTCATACCAGAATGACCTTTAGGAGTTACAGCAGAATATGATTCATATTCCTGAAGAGGATTAATTACAGACAAATCACTAGAAGTGTTTAATTTCATAAATTCATCTATAACTGCTGATTGTTTTAAACTAAATCCTTTATTTCTTCCATGTTTAATAGAAGTATTATATCCTGCATATTCTCTTGCTAATACAGCGTATAATAAGTCTACTATCTGTTGCTTACGTTTTAATTGTCTTGTATTAGCAATATTAGTATGCTTTACATATTTATTATCAGCTAATAATTGATTAGCATACAATAATACTGATACATAGTCTGTTGGTAACTTATAAGATACCAATTGTTGATAAGTATTATTATCAATCATTAAATCATAAAAGTTATCAAGACCATCGGCTATAATTCTACCACCAAATAGATCTAAGAAAGCTAAATAAGTAGTACGTTTATTCATATCAGATATAGATACTTCTGATATAGGACAATCTCTCAATCCATTTAATAATAATGAAGAATCATATGTAACTTCGAAAGATAAATATCCATCTTTAAATCTAATACTATCCCAGTTATATGGTAAATCTTTTGGTCTTTCTTCACTGAGATCATATTTAATATTTGCTTTCTTTAACACTACGTCTAATCCTTCATGATAAGCACATAAAACTATTAAAGGTATCTTTTGTGACATTATGCTAGCTCTAGAGTACGTATATTTGGTAGCTTTAGAAGCTTTAACAAAGTCAGAATAAAAAGTTGTACCTTCCATTTGGGTTGATATTAATGAAGCTAAATAATCGCTGAAAATACCATTTTTAGAAGTATAGTATTCTACTTTTTTATTTTTTGTATCATAAGCAAAAGGTACTCCTTTTGAATCATCTACATTATATTTCTTTCTAATTTCATCTTGGTTGAAATAGAAAGTATAATTCTTAGTAACTATTTTACTATATACACTAGATAAATCTATATAGTCTACAGGTAATTCATATTTACTACAAACTCTAGCATTCATACCTGTATGTACTTTTAAATTAGGATACTCTTTTTTATTTAAAACTTTCATAAGTTTACCAGCTGCAACTATACTCTTACCAGCAGCAGACCCAAATCGTCTTATGAAAATCTTGTTATAATTAGACACAATCTGTACTGTATCTTCATCAGTTTTGATAATAGGCATCAAGAATAACTGGTTAGGTAATTCTTTTCTATTACCTCTTAATTTAATATATTTACCATCTATAAATTTAGGTATATCAAGTTTAACAGTAAATCTTTCTCCTCTACCAGATTCGTATTTAACCTCATAAGTTTCTACAGCATCTTCAGAAGTAGAATTATCTGTAACTGATATATCTCTGATATATAATGGATTAGATAATTTAGACAATGATTCAAATGTACGTACAATATCATCATCCATATTATATGAATTATCTATATTAGGAAAAGTCAAATTCTCCCATTCAGGATTAACACTATCCACTTTAAGATCAATAGGTTCTATTTTCTTATTCTGTTGCTCTATAGGTAAAGGCTTTCCTTCATCTAAGATATCTTTAATTGATTTACCTTTAATCTCTTTAGATAATAAATCATTTTGTAATTTAAGATTTCTACTAGCTCTAGCAGCTGTAACTACTGGTTGTCCTTCATCAGGATTATCATTTAAGAAATCCAAAATATCTTTAACCTCGTCATCATCTAACTTGTCTAAAGCTATATCTGTATCGCTACTATTTTTAGCAGCTTTATCTATTTTATCTACTAATTCTTTTTTCTTTTCTGCTTTCTGTACAGCAGCTTTACTTGTGGAAGCTGGTTTAATTTCTTCTTTATCTAAAGAATCAATTTTAACACCCTGAGTTATTTCTACTTTATTTATAATATTATCCTTAATAACCTTCGGAGAATCTTGTACATCTTCAGGTTCTTCTGGTATAATAGTATTTTCATCTATAAGCATTTTGATTAATCTGATAAAAGAAGATTTTAATTTTTTATAATCTACTTTAGCAAAATTAATTGTAAAATATCCTTTATTAGATAAAAATACAAATGTATTATCACCATATTTTTTTAAAGAATCTATATCAGACATTAATCTTCTATAGATTACAGATATAGGATTTATCGTATCTTGAATCATCCATAATCTTCCGCTACCAATAGCATTCCAATCGTCTAATGGTATAAGTATAGTTTTATTAGCATATCCTGCATCGTTTATTTCTTTATCCATAATTAATCTATCCATTAATCTGGAATAGATATTATAACCTCTAAGATTTTTAAATGTACTATTTTTAAGATAAGTTTCATTATACCAATAAGTATCAAAAAACAGATTCAAATTTTTATATTTAGAAATATCATGATAAGTATATTTAATAGTAGGAATATCGTTTTTTACTTTATCGTATATAGCTTGCATATCTTTTCTTGTTTTAATACGATCTTTATAAAGCATTTTCTTTAGTATTGAATCTTGAGCGTCTTCTAAAAGAACGTAATCATTTTCTGTTAAAGGTAAAAGATCGTATAATTTAGAATAGTAATTTTCTTCAATCGGTTTATCAAATACTGAATAATTAGTAACGTTTTCGTATAAACGATCTATATTAAAATAATCCAATACGTTATTTATAGTATCATTTATTGGCAAATATAAAGAAAATAATTTTACTAATTCTTTGGTATTATTATTCTTTAATATTACGTCTTTATAAAATACCCTTCTATTACGTCCCATGTACGATACTATGCATGGACATAACGTTTTTAAATTTTTAGCAAAAGGCCAAACACCCTTCTTAGAATAATAATCATATAAACCACTTTCTACTAAAGCAGTTCCGTATAGCAAAGATTTATTTATTGATGAATTAGCTCTATTGATCAAATAAACCATAAGAGTAAATTTGACATAAGTTTCATAGTCTACAAATAAATCTCTATTAAAAGTATACCTAGATTCTAAATACAGCACCGTTGCAGTTGGTTCCCTTAAATATCCTCTTCTGTATACTTCTACGTTTATAGTTTCAGGGAATTCTATGCCGTTAGGTAGTCCTTTTTGGATACTTGATAAATAATCTCCTGTTATTACACTTTCTACTTCTTTTATATCTGATTCTAATCCGTTAAATACAAAATTAGTTTTTGAACTATCAAATAATCTTTCATAATCCTCTAATATAGATACTGATTCCTCTACAGGTTCTTCTTTTGTTCCGTCTATATAATACATCACTGGTCTTCTCATAAAATAAGAATAATAATATCTATATCCAAGAAATTCACTATTCATTATAGATTTAGAAGACTCGTAACTCGGGGTCAATAATATAGCTACAGAACCTTTCTTTCTATCTTTGTCACTGATAGGCATTAAAGCTTTTTTACGTTTGATCATTAAATTAGGAATTTCGTCTATGAAATACATTTTAGAAATCCTCCTTTCAATATTACTATTCTGTTTAAAATATCAAATTTGGCAGAATTAGAGATATAAATTTACATTATCTGCCACATTAATGTAAATTTTAAAAGAAAAGAGGAGAAATTATGCAAGTATTAAATAATCATACAATCAAAATAAACTGCAGAATAGAATATATTATTCAATATGCAAAAGATTATAACTCTAACTCTGATTTAAAAGTCGTTAATTCGTCTCTTGATAAAATCAAGACAATATACGATGATGTAAATACTTTTGAAACAAATATAATTCCAGATCTTAAAGATAGAGTAAGGGCTGATCTTTTACCAAAAAGATATAAATCTATGCAGATGTTTTTAGAAAACGGAATCCCAGTATTATTATTTTCAGGAGATAATATGATAATAGATACTACTGGTGCATCTCCTATTTTATACATGAATAAAACGATACGCGTTAATATTTATGAAAAGAGCTTAAAAGAATACGCCAATACTAATATAAATAAACCTGAATGGGAATCTGGCGTACCAGTAGATGAGATAAGAAAGTTATCATTGGATGATATATTCAATTTATATCATCAAACAATGCATACAGGCGTGAAAATAATAATTGATTAAAGAAAGGGTGATATTATGGTTTGTAAAGAAGAATTAAATAGAAAAATTATTATTAGATATAAAGCGTCCACCAATTCTCCAGATGATAAGGACTTTATCATTAATAGTTCGACTTCCTTAATCAAAGTACCAGAAATTGGGCAAAGACTTAATATCGGAAAAATGCAATATACTGTAGAAAGTGTAACTACTAATTTAAATATACCTAATCCTACTACTCATAATAATTATAAAATGGATGAGTTTGATGGTGCAAGTTACTATATAAAAATTACAAGGGAGAATAATAATGAAACCGAAGGCAAGAAAGAAAACTTGGAAAGAGAATCTAATAGACAGGTTGATGAATGTACTGTCAATAATTTATCTGATAATACAAATAATTCTGATAATCTTGATAATAATACAGTTGAGTTTAATTCAGATGATATGCGAGATATTAAACAAAATCTTGAAAAAATAAAATCCATATTATCTACTACATTAACTGAACTTGATATGAAAGAACTCAAAGATTATATTAAAGATCTTTTTAATAATAAGCAACCAGTAGTATCTCATAACGTTACTGTTAAAGAAGCTACCATAGAAGAAGATCCAGAAGATGATAAAGGATCTAAAATTCTTACTATTAATAAAGCATATAGATTATTTACTAAAAAAGATAGAAATACATCAGAATATACATTATGGGAATTTGGTTCTGAAGGAGATATTTATTCGGTAATAAGAGGTATTAAAGTAAAGACTAAAGAAGTTAAAGAAGGAAAAATCTATTGCAATAATAGTTATTTATGTGCATTAGATAAAGTGATTAATTATTCATGCAATAAATATATCGGATATGAATACAATGATATTTATATTATATTATCCGAATTAGAGAATCATTTAAAACAGGATGGTATTATAGGATTAAAAGATACGATATTTGAAGACAACATCAATTATTCTGTAGAAGATCTTATCAAATTTTCTATATTATATTCTGAATGTGTACACATCAAGACTACTATTGGTGAAAGTAAACATTCAAATACCTCAATGATAATTAATCAATTTATTCGTAACAAATAGGTAGAATGAAGAAAGGTAACTATAAGTTATGAGTAAGAAACAGCATATAAGTAGAGAAGATTTCTTATATATAATGAAATCTATGGATGCTAAGCAAATGCAAAAGTATATAGAATCAAAAGGAAAAGATCCTAAGTTATTTAATCCAATAATGCATTGTGTTAAATAACGCAAATATGATAAATTAGGAATAGTAAACTATTACATACCTAACTATTAGGAAATAGAAAAAATATTAGGAGGACTTAATTATGTCTAAAGTTGAAGAGTTAGTAAATGGTATCAAAGAGAATCTTAAACAGACTTCATCATCTCAGAAAGATGAAGTAGCTGTAATGCAGGCTATGCTTAATAGCCCTGATTATGAAGTAGGTGTTTACAGCAAAGATGGTCAGATTGGAACTTATAATCCATGCAAAGACTATAGAGGAATGCTTACAAATGTATTATCAACAGCAGGTGGAATTACTAAAACAGAAGCAACTACTAAAGTAGAATCTTATCAGGCTTCTAAATCTGATGCAGAAACAATGGTAAATATCTCTAAAGAGTATATGAATACCTATCTTGATACTGGAAGAAAGATCAAACTTGGAGGAAGAGAATCTTCTGACTTCGGTATGTCTATCAAGAGAGTAGAAGCATCAACAAGATCTTTCCCAATCAAGAACGATGATGGAACTACATCATTCGGCAAAAAAGAAGTTCCTGCTCACAATAGTATTAGAGTATACGGATCCTGCCCATCTTGGGTTAAATAATAAAATATAATTAAATATGTTTTAAACTTGCTGATAATGAATCTCGCTACTTAATATATCAAGTAGTGAGATTTTTATTTTTAAGGAGAACAATATGATTATTATACCGTTCAAAACTGAAAATCCAGAGAAGACATATAAGCATTATTCATATGCTGAATATTATTCTGTATGTATAAAATCCGAAACTGATGTATTTTCAAAGGATTTTACTTATAATTTTATTAGAGAACATGATACTTTTTATGACAGCCAATTTAATAAAGAAACTGTTCAGAAATATTTTACTGGAGACCCTGATATAGACAAAGTACAATTGGTTTCAGATAATGGGTATACATATACTATTGATTTGAAAAATGATATGTGTATTAATAACGGAAACGCTCTATATTTTATACCTAAAAATAGAATCTTTAAGAAATTTTATTCTATTAATCAAATAAGAAATTTCGTGGACATCATTGTTAAGATTAAAGATTATGATCTATTGAAGAAATATTCTAAATTGATAGATGAAGATTTTGCATCTTTAGATAAAGAAGATATATATAATTTGGTATATATAGAAAAAGAAATAAATAAAACCAAAGAGGAATACAATAAATACGACTATTTATTATTCAGAAACTATTTTGAAGGTGAAAACTTATTAGATACTTATCTAATGGTAGAAATAAAAAGAGATATATGTGCTATGTATAAAATTGATCAAAATTCTAATATTTACCATAGTTCTACTCTTAAGCCAGCATATTGCAAAATATCACAAATTTATGAGAATAGATACGTGTATTTGAATGGATCAACTTTGGAAATACTTCCATATATAAGATCTAATATGATTTCTCTTGGATTTATGAAAAAAGAAGAGCGATTAGATGAGGTTATTCTTAAATTAAAAGAAAATAAATCAGATGAATTTAATGATATAATGGATATGGTTTATTTAAAAGCTAATCATGATATGAATAATAGTTATCAAGGTGGATTTTAAAATTGTACCCGTAATACCTTAATTGGTATTACGGGTATCTTTTGCCTCCTAAAACATTTATGTAAATATTGAATAGGAGGTACTTAATTATGCCTAATCCTGTCAAATGGATAACAAATGTTGGTAAGTCTATATCATATTCATTTATAGACGAAATGAAAGAATTAAACCCAGCTTTGGCTTCCTTTAAAGAAGATAACGGAGATTTTGTAAAATCTGTAAAAAGTACGATATCTATAAAAAGCATAAAAGATGCTTCAAAGAATTTATCTAGTAATGAATATTTTAGTATAGCGAAAGATACTATAAATAATCTAAAAAGTGATATTAAAACAGGTAATCTGTATAATAGAGAAAGAGAGAAGAATGCTGAAGATCAATTCGCTTCTAAAATGATGGGATTTGATGATTCAGATTTCGGATTTGATGATAGTGGAGATATGAATTTTAATTTTGATGAGGATGTAACCGATTCTATAGATCAATCTACTAAATCGACTAATGATATGGTAGATTTAGTAGGTAAGAAAACATCTTTAGCTATATCTAATGCTGTTGTTGGATCTTCCGAATATATGGCTAAAACATCAAGAAAAAATACAAAAATATTGTTCGATCAGAACAATATTTTATTTAGCAAATTACATTCTGATTTAGGCACAGTTAATCAGAATATAGGATCTATATTAGAGTTTAATAAAGAAGCTACTACGACTCATTATAATAACTCTGCTGCATATTATTCGAATATGACTTCTAAAATGGAAGAAACCACTTCCATGTTGAAAGAAATGCTCGAAATGCAGAAAGAGTATTATGGAAAGAAGAACGATTTTAATGGAATTTATGGATCAAATGAAAGAAGTTATTCTGGAATATCGAATAAAGGAGTAATAAATTTAGAAGCATTTTTTAAGAATATAAAAGGTAATGTAAAAGATAAGTTATCTATGCTTGATATGCTTGGAAGTATGGTTACTGATACAGGAATGGGAGGTATGTTATCTGCATCCCCTGGTAAGTATTTAACGCAAGGACTAGTTAAAATGCTTACACCTAAAATGCTCAAAGAATCTATGAAAGATTTTAACGAGACATTATCTGGTGTATTAGCAAATGCTATATTAAAAATAAATGATGAAGCCGGAGATTTTAGCTTTAAACAGATATTGGCTAGTTTGTTTAAAACAAATGAATCTCTTAAAACAGAGATAAATCCATCAGGATATAAGAAAGATGCTATACCTTTCGATGGAGTAACAAAGAAAGCTATTACAGAGGTTATACCTACATATTTGGCAAAAATATTATCTGCTGTGTCTAATCAATCAGAAACTAGATACGACTACGAAAAAGGTAGATTTGTATCTATGGATGAAATAAAGAGAGAGTATCAAAATATAGTAAAAAATAATTCTAAAATGGCATCATGGAATATGAGTAATTCTATGATGGATTTAGCTAATAATACTATTAAATTTGATAAAGATGATAAAGGTAATTTTATTTCTAAGAAGCAATTCCAAAAAGATTTGGAAGCTTTCTTCGAATATCAATATAAAAATGCTAAAGTATTTAATGGTAGAAAAGAAAATATAGATCCTGCTACATACGGAATGAAAGGTGGACAGAAATCCGAAATTAGTGCTAAACTAATTAAACAGATGTGGAATGCTCTGCCTAATAAAGAACGTATGAAATTAGCTGGGGAAATATTAGATCAGAGACAAATGCAAAATACTACCATGAGAGACATAGAAAGTAATTCGAATAGTAGTATAATTAATTTGTTTAATGGCTCTGGAGCTACTAAAACTGGTAGTGCTTTTAAATCTAAAAAAGCATCATCTGATAGTCCTTATGCCAACTCTAGCAAATATTCTGGAGCTATCATCGATATACTTGGTGATATACGTAAAGAAGTATCTTATATTAGAGCTTATGGTATTGGCGAAAAGAATGGATTTGGCGGTAAGTCTAAAGGAAAACGTAGTAAGAAGAAATCTAGAACTACGAATAATTATAATAGAACTGTAAGTTTCGAAAATTATAATCCTTATGATGATATTAATATAAATGATTTTGATGAAGATGAAAATTATAGTTCTATGGATTTATCATTTATGAATGAGAATCTTGTAGGACCAGATGGTAAAGTGTTACCTCCTCTTGAAAAGAAAGATAATGAAACACAAGAAGAATTTGATCAAAGAGTCAGAGAACGATTCGAACAGATCAAATCTGGTAAAAAGAAAAACAAAGGTATATTCGGGAAGATAGCAGATGCTACTTCTGGAAATAAACTTGTAAAATCTATTGCCGGTGGTATAGACAAAATATTAGAAAAACCAGCACAATTTCTCACTACAGTAATACGTAAAGCAGATGAAACCGTATTTGATTTAGTATTTGGCAAAGCTGGTGATAAAGAGAACAAAGGTATCCTATATGAAATGAAAGTTGGTATTAGAAAAACTTTCACTAATATGGGAGACTGGTTACAGAAAAATGTATTAGATCCTATAAAAGAAAAATTTACAGCAAAAAATATTAAAGAGATGGGTCGCAAATTTTTTGGTCTCTTTGGTATTGATATAGATAAGACTGTAAAAAGTGTAAGAGAAAAATTATTTGGTGTAAAAGGAGAAGACGGTAAGCGTCAAGACGGGAAAAAGGGTATCTTTGGACAGTTTATAGACGATACTAAAGACTCTTTTAAGAAAGCTTTTGGGTGGGTTAAAGGAACTTTTAAAGAAGCAGCTGAATGGGCAGGATTTAAAGGTACTTTAAACGAAAAAGGTAAAACCAAACAGAAGAAAAAAGATATAGCTCAAGACGTGATGCGTCGAGCTATGAATAACGAAGATAAAAGAGCTGCTCAGAGAGTACATGAAAAAAATAAAGAGAAAAAAGAAGAAGACAAAAGAAGAAGAACTGGAGAAGAAATATTAGGCCAAGCTGCAGCTGGATTAAGGCGAGTACCTAAAACAGGTGTATATGCTTTATCAGAGGGCGAAGCCGTTATTCCTCCAGATCATGATCCTGCTAAAATAAAAAGAAGATATGCTAATGAAGCTAGAGCTATAGATAGATATAAAAAGCATGGCGGAATTAGTATGTTTGCTGAAGGAACAGAAGGACCTTCAGAAGACGATAAGGATACTAATAAAAAAGACAAAAAATCTAATTATGATCGTGCAAAAGAAATATACGATAGTATTAAATTTGAATACGATGACTACGAAGAAGGACAAGCTCCATTAGGAATGGAGATAATGAAACAATTATCCAATCTTCTTAAACTTGGTAAAGCTTTTGCTGGAGATGTATCTGACAAAGTTATGTCTCAAAAAGATGCAGACAATAAAGTCAAAGAAGATGTAAGTAATATATTCGGTAAAGTAATGAATCTTGCTCCAGAAGTAAAGAACGCTTTACCTAATATGACTGTTGGTGCCGTAATAGGTTCTGGTGTATCATTAATTAGTGGTATGATAGGAGGTCCTTTATTAGGGGCTGCTGTTGGTGCTGCTAGTGGATTAGTAATAAAAAGTAAAACTGTACAGGATTTATTGTTCGGAAGTACAGATAAAGATGGAAATTATAAAGCTGGATTGATTCCTAAAAATGTATCTGATACCATAAAGAAATATGTACCGACTATGGCTAAAGGATCTACTTTAGGTATGATCACTTCTCTCATACCATTTGTTCCTGGTGGTCCTATGGCTGGTATCTTATTAGGATCAGCTGCTGGTGTTGTAGCTAAAAACGAGAAAATATATAATGCATTATTTGGTGAAGATTCTATATTACCTGATTTCCCTAATAGGATTAAGAAAGCGTTGCCAAAAATGGGAGCAGGAGCCGCTGTAGGCTTAGTTGCCGGACCATTTGGTGTTGCTACAAATATCTTATTAGGATCGGCAGTAGGATTTGCTGCAGATAGTGATAAATTTAAAAATGTATTCTTTGGTGAAAAAGATAAGTATGGTAAAAGAGTTGGTGGTATTTATAATACAATAGCAGATACTATATCAGCTCCTATAAAAGATATGACTCAGAAATTCGGAGATTGGTTCAATGAAACAATCAAACGAAATCTGAACGATTTCTTTACACCTTTAAAGAATTCTGCATTACATGCTGTGGATACAATAAAAGATTTCTTTAAAGATAAAATTAATGATAAAATAGTAAGACCTATAGAAGAAAAATTAAAATCATTATTAAAACCATTTGCTAAATTATTTGGATTTGCTTTTAATACTGGGAAAAATATATTAAAAACTGGTATAGGATTACCGTTTAATATGCTTGGTGGTATTGGACGTCGTATGACAAGACATCAAGTCAAAAAGGGTAGAGCTTATGATATGACAGCAGCTGAAAGGAATGAATATAGACGTACTCATAAGCTTGGTATTATAGGAAGGGATAAAGCATCTCGAATGGACCAAACTCTGGAACAGATGGGATCAGAAGACCTTCAATCAGCTAAAGATGCTATAGAGTTCCTTAGAACTGGCGATAGAGATAATAAGAAAGTAATAAATGAAAATACAAAAAAGATACAGAATAGTATTAATGCTAATATAGGTAAATTACCTGCTAAACAGCAAAAAGATATTATTAAGTATCTTAATAAAGGTAAATATAAACAAGCTATAGGATACTTAGATAAAATAAATATATCTGATCCTAGCGCTAAATCTGCTTTGATTAAAGATATAGAAGCCTCTGGCAAAGAAATAGCAAAAGCTAGATATGCTATGAATTATAATAAAAATGGTGAATATAGAACTAAAGCAGAAGATAAATTAAAATCTTTAGGGTTTGATACTAATTCATTAAATCTTAGAGATATGAGTAGATTACTTGACACTGAGTTAGCAGATAGAAATAATTCTGATGCTTATGAAGAATCTAAGAAATCTGAGAATTTTCAGAATGATATATTGAAAGATATTCAAGAGATTATTCTTCAGATGAAGATGCTTAATAAGGGATTACTTGGATCTGATATTGATGTAGAAAGTATCACCACTAAAAATTTAGATAAAAAGATAAAGAAAGCTCAAGATAAAGCTGAAAAGAGAAACGAACAGCAAGAGCATATAGATAGAGGAGAAGCTCGCACTAAATTTGGTAGAGCTAGGCAAAAAATCTTTGGTGGTATAAAAGGAGCTGTTGGTCATACATTTAATAGACTAGGTGGATGGGTATTTGCTGACAATACTACAGAAGATGGAAATGTTGTAGATAGAGCTGCTTATAAAGGAGTAAAAGCTACTGAAACTCTCGGTAGAGGTGTAATTAATTCTCCTAGAAGAGCTAAAAGAGCTGTTGCTAAATGGGCAGGAAGAAAATTAAATAAATTTAAAGGTAGAAATGATCGACTTAGAAGATTTATGGATGAATACTTCGACGATCATGATGTAGATGGACAAGCTGCTGAGGGATTATATGGAGTTCCATATAGCGGATTATATGCTTTATCTGAGGGTGAATATGTAATACCTAGTTTAGCAGAAGGAACCGAACTACCTACCAATAGAAAAAATAATACCATAGTCTTACGAATAATGATGGTTGGTGACAAATTACGAGCATCGTTAGGAATGGGCAAAGGGAAAAAAATTAGAAGAAATAAAAACAAGGACGAAAATAGTTATCAGGGAGATAATAATGAAAAGACCACTACAAGTTTTTACAATGGTCTTCCTATTAAAAATAAAGTAGATGCTAATGGTAATGTAGAGCCTGATACGTCTGATGCTGAAACAGTAAATACTCTTAGAGAAAGAGATGAAGATAGAGCCAATCAAAAAGGTATATTTGATACCATTAAAGGTATTCCTTCTAAGATTGGTGAAATTTTTGGTATCGGTAAAAAGAAAGATAAAAAGAAAGATAATCTTTTAGGAAAGATATTAAAAGCTGCTGGAATTGCAATGCTTGCAGCATTCTTTGCACCTAAGATTATAAACTTTATTAAGAAAACTGTAGCTCCATTTATAGAAGATACAGTTGTTCCTGTATTTAAAGAAAAGATTCTTCCTGCAATAGAAGAAAAACTTAATGATGTTAAAAATGGATTCATGAAAGGATTCTTAGGAGATAGCTATACTGGAGATGAGCCAGAAGGAGTTGTTGGAGCCTTTGGAGAAAAGATCGGTGAAGGAGTAGCTGCAACTAAGAGTTATATGGAAGAAACAGTATTACCTTGGATTACTAATACAGCTATACCTGCTATTGGTAATATGCTTGGAGAAGTTCTTCCTCAAATATTAGCTAATGCAATTCAGAATTTACCTAAAACATTAGGTTTCTTAGGCAAAACTGGATTAAAAACTATGGATATCTTATTAGGTAATGGTAATAATGCTGGCGGAACTACTACAATAAATCTAAATCAATTACAATCTGGTGAAACCGGAATGTATGATGAGAATGGAAATATTTTAACAGCAGAAGATATTCAGAATGGTAATTATAAAAAGATATACAATTCTCAAGGTGTAGAAGGAACCGTAGAAGATGGACAGATCAAATTCAAAGATCAATCCATGGTTGGTGGAACTACATTTAAGAAAATTGGAAATGGCATGGGTCATGCTTTTGCTCACGGTAAGCAAGGTGCGATGAATAAACTTTTAGGCAAAAGCTCTAATGTTTTAAAACATCTTGGAATAGGTGGCAAAGCTGCGTCTGTTGCAACAAAAGTAATATCAAAACCTATAGAATTAGCTGGTAAAGCTGGAGCTAAAGTATCTAAAGGATTTGATAAATTTATATCTAAGGCTACATCGTCTGCTGCTGGTGAGACTGTAGAACATGTAACTGGAGATGTCATAGAAAATACAACTGGTAAAGTATTAGCTACAGCAGCTGAAACTAGTGGTAAGCAAGGTGGAAAAGTAGCTAAAATATTATCAGGATTAATAACTAAATTAAAAGATGGAGTAGAGAAACTCTTCAGTAATAGTAAAGTTGTTGCTAAACTTTCCAAATTAGCTGAGACTTTGGGAATCAAATCAGTTGCTAACTGGGTCAAAGGATTCAAAGCTAGCGTTACTGAAATATTCGAAAATGCTCTTAAGAAAGGTACAAGTAAAGTAGGAAGTTCTATATTAAAGAAAGCTGCTGGTAAACTGAATATTATTTTAACAGTAGCAACTTTAGTATTAGACTTTTTAACAGGATGCGATCAAGCTGAATCTATATTAGGAGTTACAGATACTACTATAGTAGAAGAAGTAGTTGCAGGTTTGATAAATGCATTATGTAATCTATTAATTATACCGTCTATAATTCCTGGTGTTAACTGGATAGCTCAAAAGTTATTTGGTGTATTAGGAAAAGATTTATCACAAAGACAAGCAGAAGCTGATAAAGAATATCAAGAATATATCAATCAAACTGGAAGTACTGAAACCAAAGAAGAATATTTAAAGAAAAAATATTCTGTAACTGGTAAGGTAGGCTCGTTTGTAAGTAATATAGGTAAAAACGTAAAAGAGACTGTATCGAAAGCTGGTACAGCAATAAAGAACGTTATAGGAAAAGATCCTATATCTGGAACTGTTGACGTTGTTAAAAATTTATATGGATTCGTATTTAAAGGTGACGTAAAAGGATTAGTTACATATAAACCTAATGAAGATAATTCTTTACTTGGATTTGTAGGTAATTACCTTACAACAATGGCTAAATCCATGTTTATTGCACCAACTGCAGTTTCATGGGTATTACATAATACTATAGGTAAATTAGGTAATATAACTGGATTTGCTAAAGATACAGCTAGCGCTACATTTGATACATTTAAAACTTATGGATCTAGTGTTATAAACGGAGATCTTAAAGGACTACTCTCCTATCAACCTACTGATGGAGATACTATATTAGGTAAAGTAGGAAATCTTGCTGCTAATGTAGGAAAAATAGGATATATAGTACCTACAGCAATATCTTCTGTTATACATGGTGTAGTTGACCATATAGATGATATAGTAGGATTCGGAAAAGATACTATAATAGCTGGTGGAGAAACAGTTGATACCTATATAGACAGTGTAAAGAGTGGTGATTTGAAAGGATTACTTGCATATCAACCTACTGATGGAGATACTATATTAGGCAAAGTCGGAAACTTCACAGCTAATTTAGGAAAAACAATGTTTATAGTACCTACAGCAATATCTGCTGTTGTGCATAAAGCTGTAGATAAAATTGAAGCTGCAATAGATAAGATTAAATCTATTAAGACGGAAGATACAGAGAAAGCTGTAGAACAAGCTAAAGACGGAAAAATATCTGTATTTTCTGCTCAATACTGGAAAACTGGAGAAACAGATGATGGTATATTTGGCAGATTACAAACAGTATTCGGTACTATGTATAAAGCCATTAATTTACCATTCATATTAATAAAATCTACAATTGGTAAAATAGTAGATAAAATTACTAATATAAAAGATTGGATTACTGGTAAATTTGCTGGAATCAAATCTTTCTTCAAAGATCCTGTTGGATTTATTAAAGATAAAGTGATGGGTGATGAGAAAGAAGCTGAAGGAAGTGAAACCCGTACATCATCTTCTAACGAAGAACATGGTGGTACTGAAGGATCATTTGCTAGAGGTGGAGCAGTTTCCCGTTCAGGATTATATGCTTTATCTAAAGGTGAACTCGTAATACCTAGATTAGCAGAAGGCACCACTGATAATTCTTTATCTAGTGATGTACAAAATGCTTCTAAATCATATTCTGATAATATAAAAGAAAATGTAATACATAATTCTGTAGGAAAAGCTATGGATTATGTAACGCATACAAACATAAGCGACGTAGCATCTGGTGTACAAAATTATGGAGATGCTATAAGTAGCCAAACGTTATCAAAAGTATATAGTAAAATATCTGGACTTATAACTGGATTATTGCAAGATGATACTGTTGTAGGAACTATATTTAAATTATTTAATATAGCAGGAGATATTCAAGATAAGGTTAAAGCTAAAATTAACGGAGCTGCTACTAGGTTAGTTGCTAAGATTTGCGACAAGCTTACCGAAAAATTAACCGGTGCTGCAGCCACTAGATTTGCTGGATATGTAACATCATTCTTATCCGGTGGTGGAGTATTTACTATAGCAAGTTTAGTAAAATATTTTATATCTGGTATGTATAATACTGCTGAAATAGCAAAAATACTTCCAGAAGATGCCAATAATCAAATAACTATAGTTTGTGGTTTATTTAATGCTATTAATAATTTATTACCTACAGGAATTATAGATACTGATATAATATTTGACTTATGTATGGATGCATTAAGTCAAATTGTAGGAAATGATGTATTAAATTTAAATAAATTAAGATCTAAAGCTAATGATAAGATAGCTCAATATGGAGATAATTATACATTAGATCAATATATCTCTAAATATAAATCAGACAACACTGAATATCAAGCAGCTGCATTAAATGCTTCAATTTCGGGTATGTCTGGAGATAAAGCTACTCAATATATAAATAATATTGTATCTGGTGATAATCAATTTAAAACCAATGATACTAATGAACAGACAAAAGACTCTACCATGGATGCTAATATAAAAGCTAATGCTGAAGCCATGGGAATGACTCCTGAGGAATATGTAAAAGCTTATAATATATCTAGCTATGCAGCTGGTGGAGATATACGCAGAGATGGTCTTTATGCATTATCTAAAGGCGAATATGTAGCGTCTAATATTAAAAATAGCGTATTCGATACTGCTAATACAGTAAAGAATAAATTAGTTAGTGGTATTAATAGATTTAATCCTTTCAATATCATACAAGATAAATTAGCTGATATGTTTATCAGCTCTATTACAAATAAATTACAGTCCACTGGAAAAGGTAACTCTAGTTTAATAGAAAATCATCTTCAGGATATATATTCTTATGCTATATCTGGAAATGATAAGTTCTTTAAATCTGAAAGTGATAATGATAGTGGAACGTTAAAACTAATAGGAATGATGGGACGAGCTATGTTTAATCCTATATATTCCGTACAAAAAATGCAGAAGTTCTTTATCAGCAAAGTATCCAATCAATTAGGAGATGGGGATAAAGTACTTGAGACATTTAATAATCAGCTCGAAGAAACCAATAACTACTTATCAGGAAAAGGTAGTATGAAAAACTACTGGAATGATAAGTTCGATGATGATAAATCTATGCTTGGTACTATAGGAAAAACTATTACTACTATATATAAGACTTTGCAGTATCCTATGGTATTAGCAAAATCACTATTCCAGACTACATCTGGTATGAGTTCTAATGATACAGAGAGTGTAGATGCTGTAAGTGGAGATAATACATCAGCTACAACTGATGCTACAAGTACTTCAGATATGAATGCAGCTTCTGATTCTTCTGCGTCTACAACAGTTTCGAGTACAAGTACCGATACTGATAAAGCTCAAAATGCTATAAATAAAGCTACTAAGAAAGTTAAAGATAAATCAAAGAAATTAACGTATAAGAATCCTTTAAATAAATATGCTTTTGTATCAGATGTAAAATCTAAATCTAACAAAAAGAATATGCCGGATAAATACTACAGACTTGTAGGATTATACGGAGAAAATAGAGTTCGTGCACAGAAAAATAATTCTGGCAGGTATGTATATTTAGTAAAATTAACTGACGGAAAATGGTATGATTATGATAAATTAGGAACTAAAAAATCAGGAAGAGGATCTGGACTGTATGTAGGTAGTGGATCATATGATCCTGAACCTATTTCAGAAAAGTCTATTACTGGTAATAATCATCCTAAGATGCCATTCTATACCTTTAAATCGCCAAAAACTATAGAAGATTTTGATAATAAACCTGTAGTTGCTGATCAATCAAAAATAACTCCAGTATCAAAGAACTTCGTTTCTCAGATAACTGGAAATATATCTACAGAAAGATTCAATGTAAGTGCTGATACTAGTAGACAAACTGTATCCGATTCCGGTTGTGCTCCTGCTGTTGCTACTATGGTAATTAATTCCCTTGCTGGACAATCTACTATAGATATGAACACAGCTGTACAAGATGCTTTAGGATATAAAGTTCCGAATAGTGGTGTTACATCTGAATATTTCGATGACGAATTTAATAAATACGGAATATCTACACAGTATATAGAGAATGACTCTAGTGATCCTAAAGATTCTGCTATAGTAAAAGCTATAAAAGAAAAGAGACCGACTATATTACTTGGTAGAGATCCAAATAATAAATCTAAAAATAATTCTCCGTTTGGTTCAAATCCTCATTATGTAGTAGCTGATTCTATATCCAAAGATAATCAGTATATCTATATTAATGACCCTGAATCAAGGAAACCAAAAACTAAATATAATCTTAAAAATGTATTACCTAGAGTAACTATTGGTATTACTACATCCATAGGTAGAAAAGCCAGAAATGCAGCTTCTAAATTAAATACATATGTAGGTAGAGCTACTAGACAAATGGTTAAACCTAAGAATGGAGATTATATAAGTAAATATATACACCATTTCGAATCTGGATCTGATGGACCTACAGCTATAGGGCATTGTGGAAACGATGGTGGATTATCATTCGGATCATATCAGATGATATGGGACGGACCTGCACCTGAATTCTGGAGTAAATACTTTGCTTCTAAATATGGTTCACCTACATCTTGTGATGACCTGAAAACTAAATGGTTAAAAGCTGTTAATGATATAGGAAAAGATGCATTCTTTGCTAAAGAGTGGGATTATATCTTAAATAGTGACTATCTGGGATTAGTAAATAATATTAAATCTAAATACGGATTTGATCCTGATCAATATTCTAGAGCAATGCAAGATTGTTGTTGGTCTTGGGCTGTACATAGAGGAGTTGGTGGAGCTACTAAGGAATTCGGAGAAGTTGCTTCTCAATTTAATAATAAACCTATGGATGCAGATGAGACTAAATTACTTAATGCTTGCTATGATGTAAGAGCATCACATATGACCGGACAATGGCACGAAAGCATTGGTGTTGGCCGATATGGAACCGGTGCAGATACAGAAAGAACTATATTACTTGGAATAGTAGGGCAAGATCCTATAGATCATACTGCTCCTGATGGAACTGCAGGGGCTGTTGTAGGAAGTGACGATACTTCATCCGATTCTGGAAGCAGTAATAATAGCTCAAAGAAATCAATACTTGATGTGTTATTAGCACCGTTTGATTTATTAGCTTCAGATTACGGTTTAACTGGAAGTGATGGTGATGATTCATCATCCGGCGGAACAACTGAATATAATGCTAATGGTATATCAGGTACTGTATCATCTGATAAGAATATTGCCGATAAGCAGGTTAAAGTAGTAGCACAGATGAACAGTGTTTATGGAAAATTAAAATACGCTCAAGATAATGCTAAATATCCAGGATCTCGAAATCCTGATGATGGTAGTGGTGACTGTTCTTCTACAGTTGAATGGGCATATAAGAAAGCTTTAGGAGTTGAAGTTGGTGGTTGGTCAGGAGAACAAGCTACATATGATACTACTTATACAGTAGATGGTGGAAGTACTGCTGGAGTAACAACCGATGAATCAAAACTCCAATTAGGTGATATATTACTTTATGGTAGTGAGGCTGGTAGTCATGCTGAAATGTATTTTGGACATGGACAAGTTCTTACCCATGGTAATCCAGATAAATTAGGACCTACAACAGCAGCTATAAATAGACGAGCAGATTACTGGGGCGCAAGACGATTAAAAGATTTCAAGAGTAGTGGAACATCAACTTTCGATGGAAACAGCTCTAATTCTACATCTTCATCATCTAGTAGTAGCTCTACAAGTAGTTCAAATGATAGTAAATCAAGTAAGAAGAAAAATAAAGGATCCGGATCTGGATTATTTGCCGGAAGAGGATCATTTGTTTCTCAGTTAGATCCTAAATATGCTAATAGAGCATTTAATATAAAAGGTGATACTATTAAGCAAACTATCGGTGATTCTGGTTGTGCCCCTGCAGCTGCAACTATGGTATTAAACGATATTGCTGGTAGAGCATCTATGATGGATAACTCTAAATTAGCATTAAAATATAAAGGAAGTAATGACGGTGTAACAGCCGATTATTTCAGCGATATATATTCTAGAAATGGCTTAGATACTAATTATTATAACAATAGTGATCAGGTTAGAAGTGATTTAAGAAGAGGAAAAGACGTAGTATTACTTGGATCTGATAAGAGTAATACATCTAAATCTAATTCTCCATTTGGACCTAACTCTCATTACGTTGTAGCGAGTGGTATGTCTAAAGATGGTAGAAATATAACTATAAAAGATCCAGAAGCTAAGAAGCCCAAGAAGTACAATGCAGATAAAATTCTCGGACATACTAAATTAGGTATTGGATATGGTTCTGGATTAGCATCTAAGTTTACAAGGAAACTGAAAAAATATATAGGAAGAGGATTTGGATCTTATAGCGGAATACTTTATGTAGGTGATTCTAGAACCGAAATGATGGCTGATTGTATCCATGAAGATGGAGTATCATTCATCGCAAAAGTTTCTCAAGGATTAGCTTGGTTAAAGTCTACTGCAGGTCCAGAAATGGAAGCTAGGATAAAATCTGATCCTAATTTAGCAGTAGTAATTAATATGGGTGTAAATGATATTTATCAACCGGATAATTATATTGCTTATTATACTGAACTTAAGAAGAGAAATCCTAACGCTCATCTGTTCTATATGTCAGTCAACCCTGTTGATAATGATCCTAACTGTTCAGATGCAGAAGTTCAGGGTTTCAATAGTAAAATGCAATCATTCTGGGGCAGCAATTATCTTGACATATACAGTTATCTTAAATCTGATGGATATAAGACTACTGATGGTACTCATTACGATGATGCTACATCTAAGAAGATTCATGAAAAAGTAAAATCTATGTTGAGTGGAACATCTTCATCCACTTCTGGTTCAAGTAGTTCATCTTCTGATTCAAGCAATAATTCTGTATTAGACAGATTATTGGGAAGCATGGACAACTTAGCAGAGAAATATGGATTAGTTGTAAATGTAGGTGGTTCTGATTCTAGTTCTTCTGATTCTACAAGTACTTCTGGAAGTACAACAGGATCAGATTATCCTAAATATAATCTTACTGAAGATCAAGTAACAGAAATAGCTACTGGAGTTACTGGTGAGACTGGTGGAGATAATCTATTCGAGTCCATGCAGGAAGCTTCACAGATGGCTAACCTTAACGAAGTAACTAAAAAGAGACAAGCTACTGGAGCTGATATGCTTAGTACTCTTCATAGTGGATGGTATGCATCTGCATCATTTACTAGAGGGGTTACAGATACAGCTAAAGATGCGGTTAGAAAAGTATTTAATGAAGGTAAGAGAACCTTACCTAGATATGTAACAGAGCACGATACATTCCCTATGGATATTACAAATGCTAAAGATAGAAGTGCTTATCAAAAAGGAGATCCTGTAAGTAACAGATACGGATCAAATTATAAATTCTACGACTTCTTTGGACAGAATAAAGAAGGTGATATATCTGGATACTTTGATCAAGATTATGCTACATATCAGAATGATGTGCCATGGTCTGGAACAGGATCTGGATTATTAAATAATTATCCTAAATATAAAGGAAGAGGCGGATTTAATGATGTAATGACAGCATTTAGTAATTATACAGATCAGATGGCGTCTAGCATGGGATTAACTGATTCCAGCGATGGTACAGAATCTGTATCTGATTCTACTAAGTTTATTACTAAGAAATCCGATGGAACTTCTGATATGACTAAATTGATGAAATCTGTAATCAAATTACTTGCCAAAGTAGCAGATAATACATCTGATATTTCTGAGATAGTTTCTATATTATCCAAGCTTGTAGATTTACAAAGCACACAAATGAATAATAGTGAAACTAAACAGAAATGGACTTCTTTGAAGACAGATTTAGCTAATAAATTATCTAGTTATAATAAAACATCTACCGGATCAGGAGAACTGTCTAATCTTATGAATAGTATAGAATCTCTTGCTATGGAATAAAACTATATTGTTGGATAGGGATAAAATAGCCCTATCCAACAAATTATTAAAATTAATAAACTGAAAAAGGAGGTAATATAAATGGCTGGGTTAAAAGACGCTTTATTATATGGAGTGGATAATAATCAAGGAACAAATAAACGTATACCCGGAAGAGATTACAGTAAAGAAGGTACCATAATTAACGGTGTAGGTACCGTAACTGTAGGGTTGATAAATAAATATGATGATGGATTAATAGATACAAATGCTACATGCAGAATAAAAGTATCAAAAAATAATGCCGTTGCTTATAGAAAAGAACCATCGATAACATCTCCTATTATAGATTATCTTGATATAGGGAAAACATTTTATTCAAACGGGCAAAAGTACATAAAGAAAGATGATTTATATTGGTATCATATAGGAGATCTAGGATGGGTTTCTGGCGATGATGTATTTGCTACTGTTCAGAAGAAAGAAGTTATATATAAAGTAAATACCAAGAATAAGCATACAATTGTATATTCTGAACCGAGCAAAAATAGTAAATTTGTCAAAACATTAGTAGAAAATCTAGATTTAGTTGCTACAGAAAAGAAAAAAGATAAAAATGGAGTAACATGGTACAAGTTAAAAAAGTACGATGGATGGATAAGTGAAAAAGATTTAGATAGTAAAGTTAAAGAAGATAAATGGTCAAACTATAAAACAGACAAGCAAAAAGATGAAGAGAAAAAAGCAAAAGACGATGCCAAAAAAGCCCTTCAGGATAGATTAAACGCGATAGCCGGTAAAGAAGACAGTGAAATATTAAAAATGAAGGATTTATCTAAATGGTTAAATAGCGGATCAAAAAAAGAGCAAGCTGCAAAAAAAGCAAGATTGCAAAAATACTATGATGATCAAGCTGCTATAAAATATTTTAGTAAAAAGAAGTATCAAAGTGATTTATCAAGTGCGGTATCTAAAATGTTTAATAGTAGCTTAATGGGTGTATTTGGCTCACCATATCAGTTTGACGAAAATACTGATGAAAAACTCGAAGGGACAGAATATGGTGTTACATATGCTCAAAAAATTTTAACTAGAACGCCATTATTACTTATAACTCCTGGAAAAGCTTCTTATATGTCCGATTTCAAAAAATCAGATAGATGGTTAGAGCTATCTAAATTATTAGGTATAAATGCTACCGATGAAAATGATGCAAACCAAGTTACAATATCAGATCTTATTGGCGGTGGAACAGAAGGACAGATTACAGATTCTGGTAGATATTTTACATTTGATTTTGCTGCAGAAGAATATTTTAAATATGTAAATCCAATGTGTTGGGCAGGCGCTAAATTCTTGGGAATAGAAAATTCCAAAATAAGTGTTTATAATACCAGTAGCTCTAAACAATATAAATTATCTGAGTTTAACTGGAAGTATGCAGTTAATAGCACCATCAAGAAAAATATACGAGCACAAGAATCTATATCATTTTATGTAGATTCTTATACATCGTCCGATGAAGATTTTTCTAATACAACGACAGAATCGCAGATTGCATCTAAAGTAAACTCATTTGCTGATATTGGTAGAGAGTTGCAATTTTTGATGGGTACATCTACAGGAGAAGTTCCAGACTGGATGCAACCTAATAATCTAGAAAGTACATTAGCAGATATGCAAGAAATGTCTGAAAAGTATTTAGGAGGGCATCAATTGCTAATAGACTTAGCTAAAAACTTTGCTACTGTTGCTACTGGTGGACAATTATTATTCCCTGAGATATGGGCTGATCACGAATATAGTAAAAGTTATTCTGTAACTCTAAAATTAAGAACACCTGATAATGATCTATTAAGTTGGTATTTAAATATCTACGTTCCTTTGTGTCATTTAGTGGCGCTAACCGCTCCTAGACAGGTATCAAGTGATGTTGCAAACGGATATATGTCTCCATTCCTTATTAGAGCTTATCTTAAAGGAGCATTTAATTGTGATTGTGGAATAGTTACATCATTAAGTATTAGTAGAGGTAAAGAAGGTTCTTGGACTGTAAATGGTTTACCTACAGAAGTAGATGTAAATATGTCATTTAAGGATTTATATTCCATGATTATTCTTACCCAATCGGATAAGACTAGTTGGTTTATGGCTAATACTGCTTTAATGGATTATATTGCATGTAATTGTGGAGTTAATATAAATGAACCAGATATACAAAGACAATTAACTATGTATTTCTCCTTAAAGAAGAACCAATATTTACAATTACCAAATAGAACTTGGGGAATGTTTACTCAAGAGCTATCCAATAAAATATCAAATATGTACAGTAAATTTGGGCTATAGTTTATTTAAAAATAAACGTACTCTTAAACATCCATATATGGGTAATTACCCATATATGGATTTTATATTTAAAAATATATAATAAAGGACGGTAAACTCAATGGCTAAACAAAATAGAAAACAGAAAAGCGAAGAGTATGCCAAGAAGTATAGTGATATACCTATATCTTATGAAGAAAGACTTGCATGGATGGTAGATCATTATAAATTGTCCCCAAATAAAATGGATGAAATAATAGAAGTAAGGTCTAGGGTATTAGATAATTTGTATTATATAGATTATCTAATACAAGTATTATTAGAAGTACCTGAGGGTGCTCAAAGACCTAGATTTAGATTAATAAATAGAAGTAATGCTTCTTCATATGCGAAAAATGATCCATTTGTACATATTTATACACCTAACGCACAAGAGGATCATAGATATATGAAAAGTATTACAGATGAAGAACTACTACAATATGATGGATTAATAAATACTCCATGTATTATAGAATATAATGCGTATTTACCAACTCCATCATATTTTAATACTACCGATATTTTCTTAGCAGAGATAGGTTTAAAAAGACCTAATATAAAGAAACCTGACTGGGATAATATCGGAAAGAAATACTGTGATATGTATAATCACAATGTATGGCTAGATGATTCTATGGTAGTGACTGGAACTGTAAATAAATATTACAGTATATTACCTAGAGTTGAAATATATTTAAAATATTTAAATGTGGTTTATAATAAATCACAATATAATTCCATTATAAGTAGAAAAGATTATGATGGAAGAGAATTACACTATTTAGATAATAAGGGACGTATAATATAATTCTAAAGAAATCTTGTTTATCTTCTCCAAAATAAACGGGGGTATAAATAAAGATGAATAATAATGTAAATGTATATGCGTTAACCAAATTAAGAGTATTATTAAATAATCATATATTTAATGATGCTAATAAATTTAATGAATTATTAGATATTATCAAAAGCAATACTGATATGGAAGTTCAATCTATTGATTATGCGAATAACAAAGTATACTTAGTTAAAAACGGAGCAGCTAATATGCTTGTAAGACAGATATGCTCTTCTTTATGTATATTTTTAAATAATCATAAATTGGATATCCAAATATCTATTGATACATTAGAGAGGGAAGACGACAAGAGAGAAGTATATAAAGTATTGAATGATATATTAATTGGCAACAATGTAATTATGTTATTCGATCTAATGGATCTTAGTAATGAAGGGAAAACTATAATACTATTATCCTTATAAAACATTTTATTCCATATACTCTATATAAGAGTATATGGAATATCTTTATTTTTTGATTATATAATATTATAGTGATAATAATAAAAATAATATAAATAAATCCTACGTAACCAATCGTAGGTAGAAAGAGGCAATTTATGGCAGAGTTGTTACAATTTTTTGATGAGTTTGATGGTTTAAAATCAATGTCTGTATCAGTGGAAGAAGTCTTCCTAGTAGATATGGACGACGGAGACCTGCTTTATACAACTGACAAAGCAGGGAAAATAGAAAGGAGCTGCTCAGGTAAAGGTCTGGCTATAGCAGACCGATGCGTGATGACAGACGATGGGTCTGTCCATAGCTATGGACAGATCAGGGATTTTGTTGAGGGGCCATGTTCCCTTAACAGAAGATTGACCATAAGGGACAAAAAGCTTCGTCACCTCTGTGAAAGCAGAGGTGCTACTCGCAAATATGTTCCCGGAGGCATATATCCCATTATCCCAATGGGATATATCGCTGTAGCGGACTTTAATATGTCCGGTACAAATTGGTTCTTGCTACCTATAAATGTAGCAAGAACCTTGACCCTCGATAAATACGAGGGACATTACGGCCAGAACTTGGCCGAAGTCATAAAATGTTATGACGAAATTTGGGGAGAAGCTTAAAGCTTCTCCCTAGGCTTTTGCCTAATTTTATTTTTTGTTTAATGAGGTTAATACTTCATTAAATATTCTTTTGTCCATCACTTGTAATCTTGAAGAGTTCATTGCTTCTAATGTAACGTATACTCCAGTAGCTACATTCATAATCTTATCAAGATTAGTTTTACCTTCATTAATGAAAGCTTCTTTTAATACTTCATCTCTATGAGCATTTTCACTTAATGATACTATAACCGATTCTAATAAGTTTTTAGGTCTTTCTTTTCTGCTTGTTTTAATTCTATTTTCATATGCTCTATAATATGATTCTTTAACTTGCTCATCGTCAGTTTTAAGCTCATCTACTTTAGCTTTTATTTTTTCTGCAGTTTCTTTCATGTTTTCTTTATCTTTAGTAACGCCTTCTACAAAATCTTGTGTAGCTTTTAATACACTATTATGAATAGACTTAGATAATTGATCGTTAGTCATCATATTTAATTTATCAAAGAAATCTGTATTAGTAGAAGTCTTAATATTAAATGTATCAGAATCTGCTTTATTGCATCCTTCTTCTACAGCTTCTACTTCTTCTCTGATTACTTTAGCCATACTAGAAAGATACATAGTTTTTTCTTCCATAGCTTTTAATACAAGTTCTGGATTATGATCATTTACATAATTTTCTAATATATTTCTACAGATATTTCTATCATAAGAGATATTAGTATCTTCCTTCATAGCTTGATCTATAGTAAACATCATTCCTTCTACGATAAAGTAAGTTTTAACTTTATTCATGAATTTTGGAAATTGTTTCATAGACCTATCAGCACTTTCTCTTAATTGTCTCATTTTATTTAATTCTTCATTTTTATTATTATTGCTTTCCATATTAGATATACTTTTGGATTCTGTTATAGTATTATTCATACCGTAATAAAACATTGTAAGATCCTCCTTGAAATACATATTATCCATTTGTTTCCGCTTAAGCCAAATATATATTAATATCTGGAGTTAAATCATTATTAGCATGAACAGTTAAGAATTCTGGAACCATAGAAACACTATCATATTCATGTCTATATAAATGCTGTTCACCTGGTCCTAAACCATTAAATCCCAAGAATTCGAAATATTCAATACTGTTTCTATATTTAGTTGTAATAGTAGTAATAAGATTAGGTATATGAAGATCTTCATCATCATTGAGATCTTCTATAAGATCTTTTACATCTTTTAATATATATTCTCTAGTTTGAACATCTGCATTTTTCAGTAACTTTAATTCGAAATCGAAAGTCATATTTACTCTATCAATTAAATGCTCTCCTGCTTCATCTATAGAATATATCTTAGACGGACCGTAGGTATTATACAATTTAAAATCTATCAAGAAGCAATTCTCTAATATCTCTAAAGCATGATCTATATATGCTTTCTTATAGTTAAATTGCTCTACTATATATTGCATATGATCTTCATCATAAGCATAACTATACCTTACAACAGGTACACTTCTTAATTTAAATCCCTTATCTTTTTCACCTTCTAGATTTATTATATTATCTTCTGCTGTAACTGTAGAAGTACAGATAGTAGAATAATCTTTATATAAATCTAATCTAGATGGAACTGTATATTCGTTACATACTGTCCAGCCTTCCAATCCAGGAACTATTGCATCCAAATCATCTCTTCCTAAATCACCGAATCCGGCAGGCTTAATAACTATATAAATTTTACATCCTATATCTCTATTAAAAAATCCATAAGTTTTATCTACTGTTCCAGGAACCATTACATTTTCTAATCTAATGTCTCCTTCATCGGATATAATATCATTAGTCTCTAATTCTAACTTAAAAGATACATCGAATCCAGTATTATAATCGCCATCGTATCCTTCCACACTTCCTCCATATTTATTAGATTCCACGATCTCAGCTTCTTTGTATCTATATGGAGTAGTAAGAGTATCATCATTGTAGAATACACAAAAAACTCTAATATTTTTCTCTATAATATTTCCATCTTCATCGTATTCTATCAATGCATGATCAGTACTTGTATTCTGAGTTAATTGCATAGTAAGTGTATATTTATTTGGATCATTTATTAAATTTCTATTCCAAATTACATTTGGACAAATAAACTGCAATGTATTCTTTGGATTAATCCAAGAGAAATTTAATATTTTAGTTTCATTTACTATATTAAGATAATATGATACATATAATGGATCACCATTTACAACAAGCATAAATGGTAAAGTATATAAGAAATTGGTTTTATCGTTATCTAATAATTTTTGAACTTCCTCTTCTTTCATATTAGGATCCAATAATCTACCAATTCCGTTCTTATTTAATAATATTTTACATCCTTGCTTTAATATATATTTCCTATTAAGATTTTCATTGAACTCACTTCTATTTATCTCAAGATCTATTGTGTTTGTAGGAACTACGTTATTACTATTATCTTTGAATAATAAATAAGCATAATAGGATCTTTCGAACTGATTATCTACTTTTTTAAGTATTCTGGTTCTATTAGTTTCTACATTTATCATATTAAAGAAGTTTGTTACATCTTGAGTATTTATAATAGATCCTCTGGATAATGCTTCTTTAGGAATAATCTTCTTTAATTCATCTATAGTTTTTCTATCTTCACCATGTTCTGATTTAGATTGTGGCCATAAATATATATTAAGATATTTATAATCAAATCTATCAGAGGATATATTTAATATAGGCTTAGCATTATATTCAAAATTACCAGCAGAACCTCTGGTAGTTTTAATATATACAGTAACTTCGGAATTAAGTTTCGGCATATAAGATAATGAGTCAAAAGTTACTCTTATCTTATGAGCATTTATAAAGAAATAATAACAATAATCAGTTACATTATTCATTATTCCTACACCTTCGAATAAAGGAGTAAGATAACGTGTTTCTCCATTATCATCTACACATACTACAAAATCAGCTAATTGCTCTTCATTATCTATTTCAAATTCAAAAGATCTATTCTCTATTACACTACTACTAGTTATTCTTTTATATATGGTTTCATGAGTAACTTGCATTAATGTGACACTAAAGAATACATATTTATTAGTATTTTGGTATTGTATAGTAGGTACTGGAATATAAGGGTTTTGAATATCGCTTATATTATTTTTTATACTGATATCATATCTTGCCGTATAAGTATAATCGTTATTAGGTAAAACAAGCTTACTTATAATCAAATCATATGGTAAATGAAACTCATATGAATCGCTAGATGCTGTACTAGCATATCTAGAATCGCCTTCACTTAATCTAAATATACTATCTTTATCTAAAGTAATCTGATCTCCGGTCATTTTATCTTTTAAATCAGATTCTTTAATACCTATAAGAACTTGTATCTCTGCAGGAGTAGCATTTATATCTGTAATATTTTGTACTATAGCATGAGCTATTACATTATCTTCAAACTTAGCTTTATAAGGAAATAGTTCATTTCCTAATTCGCTAGTTACTATAATAGAATTTTGTATATTACGTGACAATATATCCGCTAAATAACCATAAGTACCAAGAGTCAAAGTATCTTCTGACTCTTCCTCCATATAATCTTTTTCAAGATCTACTACTGTTTGAGTTATATCGTAAATGTCTGAACTTACTTTTTTCATAGTATATCTCCTTTATGCTTTTATTAAATCGTACCATTTTAGTTTATATAAGAAATTCATAGCTGATGGAGCAAGCCAATTACTTGATTTTTTCTCTGTCGTTATATAAGGTATTGGACACCACTCTCCATTCATCATTCCTCCGTATAATCCATTATCATCACTTTTATCTCTATATATAGGTATATTATTATCTACACTTGGTTTACCACCGTACCATCTAGACACTAAAGAATTAAATCCTAATATATCCATTGGATCTCTATCTCTTACAAATGGAGCTTTAATATCTACAGTAAATTTTAATGGTCCACCTTCCCTTAGATCGCTAAATGCATCTCTAGGTACACTATTAAAATAGCACCCTATAGCTTTAGCCCAATATAATATGGTTTCCATATCTTCATCTACTATAATTTTAAATATAGAAAATCTATCATGTAATTCTTTATATTTATGAAATCTTGTAAAGTTCTGAAAAGCACTTGTATTTTTATATGACATAGTAAGACCCGTCGCTGATACATCTGGCGGAGCTATAAGTCCATCAGCTTTTAATCTTATATATTCGTCATATGCTTTTACTAAAGTATATACTTCTCCATATTTAGTATCAGTAAATTCCAATGTAAATTCCGCAGCTTCGTCAGATTTATAACTAGAACCTCTATATGGTATAGAAGTTCCATACATATTTGTTGCAGTTTCTATCTCTGCTCCATTTATAGTTGGTAAATCTAAAGTATTAGATACTGTATTAGACAATAAGCACATAAATGGAGTTTTATAATTATCTGGATTATAGCTACTTTGTAATTGAGGAATTAAATTCTTGTGCCTCATTACTAAATCTTGAAAGAATAAATTACTTCCTAATTCAGAATATAAAACTTCCGATGATATTGAAACATTGGCACCTTTATCTTCTGCAGCTTCGTTTACACTAGCCATTATATGAAGATTCGGTCTTGTAAAAAATAAAAATTCTCTAGTTCTATTTAAACCATTGTAAGGATTAATTACTCCAAATCTAGAGAATTTTGTATATATATTAGCATCTATATCAGATCTACTAAAAATACCATTGGATCTTAATAATTGACCTAGGTTCATTTCTGATGACGGTACTCCTTTTTTGTTTACTGTACGATCTTTATGTAGATCTGATTCATCTATTGTAGTATTAGCGTACTTCGTAGTTGATAGATAAGTATTTCCATTTTTATCTTTTAAATCTTGATTTTTAGCAAGCTTAGTAATATCTGAAATACGTCTATCAGATATTAATCCATGTTCTTTGACATCTTCTGCTAAAGCTTTTCTTATTTCTTTTCCGTCTTTTGATTTAGTGATAGATGGAGTATATCCACTTTCCCTACCATACATTTCTTTATCATAGCTCCACTTTCCAGTGTCACTATCATAACTATATCCATCTTTCCACATTTTATTCTTTTTTGATTGCGCAGCTCCTCTTCTTGATATCATCTTTTTCTCATCAGATTCATAAAAAGGAGTTTTAGATTGAGCTGGTGATAATGAATAATGCGATCCGGTAGGATTAGATTTAGACATAGTATTGGATTTATATTCTTTAGTAGGATTAATTTTTGCTTGAGCATTTGATCCATACTCATGAGACGGATTCGGTTTAGATACAGCATTAGATTTATATTCTTTAGTAGGATTAATTTTTGCTTGAGCATTTGATCCATACTCATGAGATGGATTTGGTTTAGACATAGCATTAGAAAAATATCTTTGAACAGAATCTCTATCAGGAGTTCTATTTGCTCTTTCTGATATTTTAGGTGAATCATAACGAGATGTATCAGGGGATTTTAACGATCTTTCTGATATAACAGGTTCATCATATTTTGTATTATTATCAAATACTGATATACTTCTATTTGTAATATTATCATTATATTCTTTAGCAGGAATTGTAGCGTGCCCTCTTTCTGATATTTTAGGTGAATCGAATACACTAGTTTTAGCAGCATAATTACCTCTATTAGATATTTTCGGATTATCTGTTACTGAGGTTTTAGATTCTGCATTTCCTCGATTTGATATATTTGGAGTATCACTCATTCCTAATACCTCCATTCTTGGTATAATTACTTTATTGTTTCGGGGCTTAATATGTATAATAATTGTATATAATAAATATGAAAATAAGAGAAACTTGTATAGATTCACCATTATAAAATCAAAATGAGTTATATTTAAAGACTCCCTGACCTCACCGTATAGGCACACTTCATATGATTTGTAACATTTCATCTAGGAAAGAGGAGGATAATAATTATGACAACTAATGATTTTATGAAAGCAATTTTACCAGTAGCAGGAGACATCGTAAAGGATGTGGTTATGAATAAAATGGGTAATGGTGAAAATAATAATACAGAAAAAACAAAAGTCGATATAGATAAGAAAAAATCTGGAATAGACATATTTTCTAAACCTGACAAGATTGTAGTTAATGTAAATATTCATATGAATATTTATAGCGGTTTAGGATCAAACGTTTTGTCTATGACAGGTAAAAATTACATAGAAGAATATTAATTCTTCTATGTAATTTGGTGAATCTATACAAGTCCTTTATTTTTTGCGTTTAGAACAATTGAGTAATTATAATATTAATATGGACAGAAATGGAGGCACGTCTGTATGATGAATCCTAAAGCTATTCATGAATCAATATTGGATACTATCATCGGTGGTATACAAAACTTTCCGAAAAACTTAAAGAAAAGTATTGATAGTGGTGATCAAAAGAAATTAGCTAAAACTAGAGATAATAAAGTAGCCAGCGCTACTTCTATTGCTAGAGCATCTGCCGGATTGATATTTACATATCCGGTATTATGTAGTTCATCTTTAGGAATCAAATCATGTACTATGGTTTCTAAAGCTTTGGAACGTAGAAATGTTACAATGTTGCAGATATTATTAGCAGCAAATCAAAGAACAAATCAAAATATTATGGATTATTTAAAAGATTTCCATACTAATTTAGATTTTGATAAAATGTCTTTAGAAGATTTTGTTGATGTAATTACAGAATCGGGAACTTATGCTAAGATGATTAGCAAACCTGAATATTTATTAGAAATGATGCCATTAAGAGAAAAGAATGTGGCATTAGAAGATTTTAGAGAAAATACTAATTATTTTTTCGAAGAAGATGTAAATGAGAATTATATTGGAAGATTTAAATTATTAAAAAGAAACGGATATGATACTATCATAGAAGCTGATGATAATAATAATCCAGGTAAAAGAATTTGGATTGGTCCAGGTCACAAAGACTTAGATCCAGAAGGCGAAATATCTAAACAATATAAGAAGAAATATCCGAACGATCCAGCTAGAGCTGCAAGTGAATATAGAGAGTATATGAATAAATTGGGTGGAGTTGAATCTTATAGTTATGACGATAACGCGGATCAAACCAATAAAATTACTGCTCCAAATATAGATTCAAACAGATTACTTAGTTCTGAAATCAAGAAAGCAAACGAAATGGTACCAACTTTAATGCTTATTAATACTATTGATCCATCTACAGGTGCTAATATGCAGTCTGTAGTAGGTGTTAAGAGTAGAATGATATCAGTACCATCTGGAGAAGTTGTTGGAAGAATCCTTGCCAATTATCAGGATTCTAATAATCTTCTGAAATTTATAAAACTTACTACAAGAGAAACAAGTTTTATTAAAGATTTCTTACTTGCTGTAGATAATGCTAAATTAGACGCTATTAATAATTCTAAGAAAGGCTCTGCTACAGCATTATTTAATGCTCTTGAAAGAAGATCTCAAAACGGTAAAATCCGAAAAATGGCTAAAACCGAAAAGCAATTCGCCAAAGCTATTGCTACATTAGTTATTTCTCAGGAAGATGTAGAAGATCTTAAGAAAATGAATGGTATAGATGTAGAATCTATCAGAATAATTAAACCTATTATGGAAAAATTGAATTTATTGTATTTTGTAATTATAGACGAATCTTCTGAATCTATAAAGATTCTTATAGATGGATCTGATGATTATGAAGTATATCCATTCAGTGCTCTGGAAAAAGAAAATAAAGATGATACATATAAAAAAGTAATAAATCTTATGGCTAAAATGTAAAATAATTTTCTGGAGGTTTATAAAAATGATTAAAAAATATGCTGATATAGTATATGAATATTTTGATCCATCTAATAGTACAGAATTTCGTGCTTTGATGAATCTTAATGAAGAACAACAAGATCGTGTATTAGCTAACTTAGCTACTAAATTATACGATCATATTGTAAATGAAATTACTGATATTGATTTTGGAGATATTCCTACTTCCAAAGGAGATATCACAAGAATTCCAAATTATTTGGATATGGTAGATTGTATTAATATTATACATGATATATGCGTAAGATTTAAACAGCCTACAACTGCTACTGATACATTATTTAAAGCAATTCAAAACTTAAAAGATACTAAAGAAATATGGAGAAAGTCATTTGATATTAAAGCCGGATTAGGTATGAATACTTATAATACTTTAGCTTTAGGTATCGTATGTAGCGTTTCTCTATTGATCTCTTCTGCTATCGAATTTATTAAGAACCAAGAAGGAGACTTTGAATTCTTAATAAATAAAGTTGGTATGCAGAAATCTTTAGATTCTGTATTATTTAAATCATTAAAAGAATTTAATGATGGATGCACTGATGGTACATTTATGAAGGCTATTATTATTGCCAATAATTCTAAAGTAAATATATCTGAAGCTGAAGTTGTATCATTCGACGAAGCCGCTATGATTGATACTTTAGTAAGAACAGCTAAAGAATTTATTAATTCGCATGGACCGGATTTCATGAAAAATGGATTTAATAAAGCAAAAGCTTTTGCTAGTGATATTGCTAAGGGGAAAGATGCTACTATGACAGGTGCTGGTATTGTAACTGGTATTGGTGGATTAATTGTGATAGTTGCTGTATTATTACCTACAATAAGAAATGCTGTTCATTGGTTTTTCTCATCAAAACAAAAACTTTCTGATTATTTTGCGATTCAGGCTTCATTATTGGAGATCAATGCTAATAATGTAAAATATATGAATTCCAAATCTTCTGCAGAAAAAGAAAAGATTGCTGAAAAACAAATGAAATGGGTCTCCAGATTTAGAGAAATTTCTAATAAATTATCTGTAAATATGAGTAAAGCAGAAAAGAGTGCTAAAAATAAATTAGAGCAAGAATCCAATCAAAAATTAACTATGAATGACGTAGAAAAGCCAAGTAATGTGTCTGCTTTATTTTAAATGCTCAACAAATAAGTAAATAATGAAAACTTTATCCCATAAGGAGGACTAAAAATGTTTTTTGAAAGTATTTTAGAGGAAGTAAATATAGATGAGCCTGTATCTGAATCTACTATGGAAGAGATCAGACAGCTCAGTATTCCGAATTTTATGGAGTCAGCTTTATCTCCATTCGATCTTGTAGATAAAGGTATATATGAAAATGCTAAAGCCTATAATGATATGGTTTCAAAAATTAGTAAAATCGAACTTAATTATTTAAGAGAAAATGGTGAAGAACCAGTATGGGAAGCATCTGACCACCAGTCTATTTTTGCTAGATTTATTGCTGGAATAAAACATATTATCCAGGTCATTGCTGGAGCATTCCAGAAACTTATAAAATCTATTGATGATATGATTACAAATCGGTATAAAAAGCTTGGTGCTGAATTTGTAAAACAAATGCAAAGTGCCGAGATTCGTGGTGTCGATCTTAGTAATAAAACATTTACACTTATAAAATATGAACCTGAAGTAGGTATCAGACTTCTTCATAATGCCGAAAATGTTCAGGGAAATATTAATAAGGTAGATGCTTATAAGAAAGCATGGTCTTATGTATTCACTGGTGAATCAACGAGATCTTCAGAAGGACTTAAAGAAGTAGAAGGTAATGCAGTAGATTCTTTGAGAAAAGTATTATTCAATCACTCTGCAATTGATACTTCCAAATTAAATAGCAATGCTGCTGCTAGAGACGCATTAAGATCTGCTATGTGTCCTGCAAAAGGAAGTGCTTCTTTTGGTGAAGCTATGTATTATGTAAAAGCTTATAGAGCTGATCCTAGAGCGCAGAAACTTAAAGCTGGACTTAAACAAATGTACCAGCGAATCAACAAAGTTTTAGGAAAACAGATCGACGTTGCTAAATCTTTACAGAAATCTATTGATGGTAAAAAAGAACCTGTACCATCTCAGGTTACAGGAAGCATCGTTTCTGGACTTAATGCATACTCTTCAATGGTAACTAGTATCTATAACGAAACAGTTAGATGCGCATCTAAGAGATGGTCCCAGTCTTGTACTCTTACATCTAAACTTCTTAAATCTGCAAAAGGTGAATTAAAAGGTAACGCTAAAGAACAGAAATCTGCAGCCAAAGATATGAAGAATTTCGATAAAGATCAGGAAAAGAAAGCATCTAAAGCTGCAAAAGAAAACAAATAATATATAATTGCAAGCATTAAGGAATCCTTTTATAGGGTTCCTTAATGCCCTATTTAATAAATTGGAGGTTTAAAGATATGAGTAATATATTTGATATAAATACATTACTTCAAGAGAATACTTTAGCTAGTGAATTATTAGCTAAAACTTTTCCAAAAGAAACGTATATGTATTCTGCTATTAACTCATTAAATTCTTTTAATGAGTCTGTAATCGGATTTAACAAAGATCTTTATAAATCTTTAAACGAAGCAAACTCCAAATCAGAAGAGAATGCTGTTTTTGGAGATTTCTATAATAAATATGGATCTGTATTAGAAAAATATATCAATGAGATCAATTCTATGGTTGGTAGATTTTCTATTACATTAGATAATTTGGTAGACGCTAATGCTGCTCTTTTAAAAGATCAGAATATATTAAGCTCTACGACAGAGTTTACTGTACCTGCTAAGAAATATAAAAATCTTACAGGTGGAAAGTATCCTAAATTTAATCCATTAGAATTATATCAAAAAGAATTTGATTATATTGGCCAGATGATGCAAGACTTAGGCCCTGTAGCAACTGATATTGCTAAGATGGAAGTATTAGCAACTGTATCAAATTCATTTTGCAATAAAATGAAAAATAAATGGTTAGAAAAATGCATTGAGATGATCACTGGAGAAGAAGATTGTGAAAATCTTACATGCTATGCAAAAATTCTTCAAGGGATTTTTATTGAAGAAGATACAGCTGATATTACCATAAATAGAGGTACTATTTATGCAATGAAATCTGAGATAGATGGATACGAGAAATATAAAGATAGTATTCTTGGTATTGCGAATAAACTTATATCAGATTTCTCATATATGTCTAAGAATATAGGATCAATGTTCTACAGAAATAAAGATAACGTTCTTGCTATAAGAAGCGATTCTAATGATGTAGAAAGTAGAGATTATAAACTTAATACATATGGAATGAATCAGTTAGATATCTTTATGAAATCCAAAGTAAATCAGGTATCCCAGTTATGTAGTTTATATGTAATTGCGTTATCTGTGATGATGGATAGTATAATTGGATATGTAACTCAGTGTAAAGAAATTCTTGAAAAAGTTCAGGAAGAAGTTAACAAACCTGAAGTTGAAGAAGAACCGAAAGAATGCGAATCTATGGAAACAGATTCTGATATCGAGAATAATGATGATATGGAAGAAGAACCTGAGGAATCTGATGAAGATGAAGAAACAATCGACATCGACGATGATGAAGAATTCGAAGGATCTGTATCTGACGATAACGACGAACCTGCTTTTGAAGGTGAAGAAATGCCTGAGGAGCCAGAACTTGAAGGAGATGAACCTGAAACTCCTGATAATACACAGGCAGAAGAACATGAGGAAGAACCAGTAGAACTTGAAATGGATGAAGATTCTGCTGATTTTGAAAATGAATCCTATTTATTTGAATATATGGATTACGCTGTTCAGAATATGCTTGAACAGAATTCTTTGATCGAATATGTACATAAAGAAATTCTTAAAGAAGCAGACCTTCCGAATGGTCCCGGATTAAGTAAAGATAATTCATTTATTGAAAATATACTTATAGCATTCACTAATATTATTTCTAAATTCCAGCAATTATTCCAGAAAAAGAGATCAGCTCAAGCAGAGTTTATCAAAAATAACCAGAATAATATTAAGGAATGTAATAATTTTGGTGGATCTAAGTGTACAAGATATAATCAGATTCAAAAACTTTATGGAATTAAACTTTATCAATTTAATTATGAGCAATTTAAAGATTGCTTAAACTCACAGGAAGATTTTCTTGCTAAGAAATTTACACCAATCAGCGATGCAATGAAAGCTGCTGGAGAAAATAAAATATCCATTAAAGAAGCTGTAATGAAAATGATCGGTGATGATGGATCTGAAAATCCACCTGCAGTAGATGCCGGAAGTCTTAGTGATATGGTATCATATTGTGTAGAATATGGTAATAGAATTAAAGACGTTATGGAAGACAATAAAGCCATAAATAATTCTAAGAATACAACAAAAACTATTGTTAAGCAAGTACAACAGCAAACTGCTCAACAGAATAATACACAGGCTCAACAACAAGGAAGTAGTAACAATCTTCCAGCTCCGCAGAATGCATCTGCTTATATGACTGCCGATGATTATTTAAACGAAGCTATTGTAAAACCTGATACATCACAAGCTCCTAAACAGACAGGAAGCACTAATGGGGATATTACTAAACAAGTACAATTATTCTTTAGTGTATCTACCAAAGTATCAAGCGCAAGAATGACAGCATACAATAAAGTATTTACAGAATACTTTACAATAATTAATGATATACTTAAACTGAACGGAAAACCTACTTATAGTAGTAAGGCTGGTAATGCTGATCAAAATAACAATAATCAGCAAACATCTCAGACCGCCGCTACTAAATGACAGGGGGTGACTCCTATGGATATTTATGAATCTAAGTTAATAGATATATTTAACGAGAATCAATTAATCAATAATTCAGATATTATAGTTAACGAATTATCGTTACCGAAAGAAATAAATGCTGCTGATAAAGCAAGGTATACCGATATTATCATAAGAGCTAATAAAGTATTAGAAGATAACGGTGGCTCTAAAGAAACAAGAACAGAAACTACCATTACTAATATTATATTGGACGCATTGAAGTTTTTAGTTGGTGTATATGCGTCTGGGATAAGTGGAGTTAAAATAAACGCTGCTACTCCGAACACGCTTAAAATAAATATGAAAGTGAATACGGCTCAAGGAAAAAAGACTTTAAGATTCAATCCTTTAAAGTACATACTTGGGTTTGTGATAGATAAACTAGTCAATAAATTATTTGAGATCGTAGTTGCTCCAGCTCGTAGAGCGTCTATGATAAATAACTATAGAAAAATGGTAGATTCTTTACAAAAAATAAAAAGAACTTGCAAAGATGATTCTGTAGAAAAAAAATGTGATAGATTAATTGAACGTATAAATAAAGAAATAGTAAAACTCTCTAATCAGAAAGGAGACAAAAATATGAATACAATTGAAGAAATGTTACAGGATGAGGATTTTGGCTTAAGTTTCACTGAATCCAGCGATGATCGTTTAAACGAAGCTGAATCTATTATAGAAGATACTTTACAGGAATTAGAAGAGGCTTGTTGTTCTTGTAATAAGTCTGTAAAGAAAGAAACTGCAGATGACGAAGATGGTGAAGATGACGTAGATGTGGATCCAGAAGATGAATCTGCTGAAATTGAAAATGAATCATCTGTTATTGATATAGAAGATGATTTTGAATTTTAATTAGGAGGTAAATATACAATGATTTACAGTACTAATTTTGACAATGATATGCTTGTGAATGAGGCTGTTGATGAACTGAGAGATGCCTCCATTGATTATATTTTAGCAAAAGAATCTGGTGATGAAAATTTATCAGAACTTGCAGAATTACTAATCGAAGCGGAGCAGAAAGTTGAAAATACTAAAAAACTTTCTCTTATCAAAAGAATACAAGCTTATATTGCACGTACAAAAAAGAATAAAGAAATAATTGAAAAATATAAAGAAAAAGCGTTAAGTGCTGATGTCTCTGGATTAACTGTAAAGGTTTATGACACTAGTGATGCAAGTATTAATAAGTATATAAAAGCTTGTAATACAGCTACAGCTAAACTTAAGCCGTTACTGAAAAAGTCATCTGGAGAATATAATAAAGAAACAGATAAAGAAATTAAATCTCAGATTAAAGAAATTTTAGCTGAAAGAAATAAAATTGTTAAAGAAGTGGAATCTACTACAGAAAGAAAAAGTACAGAGATAACTGTTTCTAATGCTGAAGTAAAGAAAGCTATCAATTTTATTGAATCTGGAAAAGCTGAAAAGATGATTAATAAAGTTTCTCATGATCTTAATACGGCTGTAGTCGATAATAAAGACGATCAAGGAAAAGCGAAAAATGCTATTCATCGCGATATAATCAATGCTATTAATGGTAATAGATATATGATTTCTTGTGTCAAACTTATGGCAGCATATCATGCGCAAGACAATGCTAAGAGTATAATTACTACTGCAGCATATACTAACAGTAAAAAGAAAAAAAGTAACTAGGGGGTAAATATATAATGAATATTTATGAATTAATGGAAAGTGTAGGGAGAAACAACTTTAGTCTAGTATCAGAATCTAATCTTTTTAATGGAATTATTGAAGCGTTTGATTCTAACTTAGAAAATGTTAATTTTGACAAATTAACAGAAATTAATGAATCTACAACAGACTTGTCAGATGAGCAGATCAAAGAATTCTGTAATCTTACAGACGCATTAACAGGAATTTATGAAGACATTTCTGTCGAGCTTGAAGCATCCAGTGACGATCCGTCTGCTTTAGATGTAGCTAGTAAACTTGGAAAAACCAAAAAAGAATTCAAATCATGTGTAAAAGCTGCTAAGAAAAATATTAAAGCCAGAAATTATAAAGAAGCTAAGAAAAATATTAAAGATGCTAAAAGCGCTTTGAACGATTTCGAAAAAACTATTAATTCGTTCGATAAGAATGATATTAAAGAAAACATTATCGGATGTTTTATCAGTAGCGTTGTATATTTAATCAATAACTTAGTTTGGTTACTGGTCCCATTTGTCCCTGTTGTAGGTAAATTTGCTCTCCTTGTAAAAACTTTAAGAGATGCCGTTGGAAGATTAAAATCTCTTATTAAAGATATCAAAAACGAGGGACTTACCCCTTCTATTATCAATGGAACTCTGCATACTTGTGAAACAGAAATTAGACGTATGATCAGGGCACTTGATGATATGGAGAAAAATGTCGAAAAATTAGCTGGATCTGTTAAAGAATCTACATATATGGATGATTCTTTTGATCTTAATAACTCCGATATTTTTGGATTTCCTGCAATGTAATTAAAATATAGGACTAGTAGAATAATTCTACTAGTCCTCTTTTACTGGTTCGACTTTAGTTAAATCGAAACTCATCGCTGATATAAATATACCTTCTTGTTTTAATAATATTTCTTTCTTAGATACCAATAAGTATCTACCATCGTATTTTCTATTTTCAGTTTTATTTTTTACTATGTATTCTTTATTGGGAGTAAGCATACTACCATCTAACTCGGTTTTAACTATCTTCATCATTACATTAGTTCTTTCTAATGTATTCTTTTGAGCGGATATACTTCTAGTATTCTCATTATTCACTCTTTGAATCTTTACTTTTTCTGTAGAATATTTGTTTTTTGGAATATTTATATCGTATCGGGATACTTTTCCGTCTGTTGTGACACCAACAATTTTGTTATAGCTTTTTTCTTTAGTAGTATTAGTATCTATAGTGACTCTACTAGAATCTATTGTTATAACGTAAGAATTATCTTCTATATTAATCTGTGTAGAGTTTATATTTCCTTCTGCATCTACATTATCTGCTATTTTAATAATAATAGTATTAATAGAATTAGTTCCATCACTAACAGGATTTCCATCACATGACAATAGATAAGTTTTATCAAAATCTCTAAAATATCTATATCCAGAATTATATATAGCATAATTAAGATCTAGATATTCTAGAAATTTAGTTATACTATCCATAGGTGGTAAAACTAATTGACTTATATTTACATTATTTGATATAGGCTCTATAACCATGTTCATATGCTTTGTATAAGTATATATAAGAGAAGATAAATTAATATTTCGTACTATACCATTAATTATTTGCTTCTTATTGTCATTTAATGACTGTATCTTTATTAAAGCTATATATCCCTTTTTATAAGCTTGACCAGTAGAATCAGAACCTTTAAAAGTTTCATTTACCAAAGTAGTATTATAAGAAGTATCTTTATTCATTTCATAAACAAAGTTATCTTCTATATAAGGTTTCTGTAATTGAGTAGTAGAGTTCTTATTGTATTTATATATAGATAATTTAATAGTAGCATCATTTTTATTTTTTACTAATTTATTATATAACTTAGTATTTACTTTTATACCTATATAAATAGTAGGCATATGCTTAGTTCCATATTCAAAATTCAATAATACATCAGATATAGTTTCTGTTATAAGATCTTCTACATCATCATTCGTTATAAGAGAAGCTTTTACGGTATAATTATATGCTGCAATGATAGCATCTTTATTATCTTTAGCAACACTAGCCATTAGTTATCACACTCCTCTCTATCATCAGTTTTAAATTTATTCAATATACGATTTTCCATATCATCTATAGACTTTATAGCGCCGTATATATTAGAATCTCTTATCAATCTTGTATAATGCTGCAATAGTCTAACCAGAGCTATTTTGGTTTCGCTATCATAATTATTACAGTTTTTATTTATCATACTTTTCATTTTATTCACATCTACCATTATCTTATTCGTGACATTAGTAAAATATTCTATTGCCCATTCTTTTATATCAGATATAAGTTTTAAATCTTTACCTAATTGAGTGGAATATAAATCGCCATTAGAAGATCTCAATTCTGCTTTAATTTGGCTTGTTTTCAAAAAACGTGTGATACTTCTATCACTCATGATATATGATAAGCATTTATTTAAATCCTCTTTATCTTTACATTCACGTTTGAACACTCTAGACAAATAATTGCTTATACCAAGCAAATAATTATTATTATCGGAATAAGTATCACAAGGATACTTACCGAATAATTCTATATACATTTCTTTGGTTTTCCCTTGATTAGCCATCATAATGGATTTCATTACAATACCATTATAAGATTCTGTGTATATAGAATTTAAATATAATTGTATAGATGGTTTATTCGGTATATAATAATCAAAGTCGGCCTTTATTTTTTCCAAATCTATCTTTTTCAATTTATTATTTAATCTTTTAAGGCTAGATTCTTTCCTAAATTCTCTAATCTGCAATCTGAGTTTTCGCAAAAGATTTATAATTTTTTCTGCAAGTTTATCCACGATATTCCAGAATCCATCAATTATCTTGGATTCGTTTATATAATTAATATCAAAAGACATCATTAATTCATTATCTATCATAACTTATCTCCTTAATAAAAAATAAATGTCATATTAATAAAATGTAGGGAATATGGATTTTTATCTCCATATTCCCTTATAATTAAACTTTATAAATTATTAAGATCTATCTCATGATTTACAAATACTTTACTTACTATCTCCTTAACGGCTGCTGGATTATATAGATTTATCATTCTACCATATTGATTAATATCCATTTGATCTCCAATTATATTATTAAAGAAAAACATAGATTGCATAGCTGCACTTAAACAATTAAATCTATCTACAATCTGTTTATTATTAATTGCTCTTTTTGGATACATAGATGATATCAGCATTATAACTCTATCAACACTGGTAGGATTTCCTGGTGAGATTAATCCATCAGAAAATAATTTGTTGATAGCTGATACAGTCTGAGATATAGAATATATAGATTTAAACCCTCTATTTTTACATCCCGACATAGCACCCATTAATGGTATATAAAAATACGGATCAGATTCAAATAAAGCTGCACTTGATATTCTTTTCTTAGATATATAATAAGATACAGCATCTTTTTGACCTAATAACGCAGAATTATCTTCACTACCACTTTTAGATGGTATTAATACGCATACATCTTTAGGAGTAGTTGCACATAATTGAAGATTTATCATATCATCAGATATGATCATTGCTGGTATATCATCATTTTGCCTCATATTCATTATATATAATGCTTTAGAATTGAAATCGTAATTGGTCCGTACTATTTCCATATTCGGCACATACAATATGACATCGTTAATTATATCCATATTATAATTAAATATAGTTGTCCAAACTTCGCTAGCCATACCTCTGTCATATTCAACACAGTTTATTAGTCTTCTAAATTCACTCCCATTGTTTCCGATATCTCTACAAATTAAGAATATTGTAGTTTTTACGCTATATCTAGTTCTAAAGAACCTTCTATAGTGTGCACACATATTGAGTATCCATGCAGAAATAAATAGATTATCGCCAGTATTTATTTTATTCTGCATTTGATCAGCTTTCTTAATGAGCTGATCAATAAAACTAGATACGTCTATATATAATTCTATTTGATTAGAATCTGAATTTTTATAATAATCATTTATCAAATTAGATAAACGTTCATATTTAACCATAGACTTATAACACAAATATTTCTCAGGTTCTAGTATATAAGAATTATTATTCATTACTCAAACATCTCCTCTGGATTATATAACTTTTCATCTGTTTCATCTTCTAAATCGTCATCTGGAATTTCAATAGTTCCATCAGATAATTTCTTTGCTAATCTTTTAAGAATGTCTTCTCTTTTTTCTGATATTGCTGTAGCTAATTCTTCAGCGTCGCCATATCCATTTTCTATTAATACTTTAGCTAATTCTCCAGGTCCTTCTTCGGTAAGGAATGATACTCCTTTACCCATTTGCTCACCATTTTCTGTAGATATATATTTCCTTAAATCTAATCTATAATCTCCTTTATTATTCCATTGAATCTTTCTTAAAGATATAAAAGAGTTACCTTTTTCGTCTATAGGAAAATTAAAATCTGGATCTACATTATAGCTAAATTCTTTACTCATTTTATTATCTCCTTATATTAAAAAATAATTGGATAGGTGGAGAAATTCCACCTATCCAACTTGATAGTTTGTTTATACAGTGATGAATCTGTTACGAATTGTAGGATCTTGTACGCCAACACCGCATTCTCTTAATACGTTATTCATAGCTGTAAGATCATACTGTGTAATGGATAACAGATAGTTTGATCCTCCAAAGTTTCCGAATGATGGGATATAGTTTACAGGTTTAATTTCATAAACTACTTTATTACCCTTTTCATTCTTCTCTGGAAGAAGTGCTTTCATTAATACGTTGACATCGATACATCTTACATATTCGTGAATAACATTTACAACTCTACCAAATCCTCCAGCAGTAGGTGTAGCAACTACATCTTCTACGTAGATTCCTTTGGATTGGAAAGATCTTGGATCTGCTTTCATTCTAGATCTGATATCTGGAATGATTAAATCATATAACAGATCTGCAGCATCCTGTGTAATTACGAATGATTCTTTCGTGTCGATCATCTGGTTATGTGCTTTCATACTCTCGATGATAGGGCCAGCTCCTCTTTTACCATCTTCTTCTGTAATTTTTCTGAATGCTTCGAATTCAGCGTCAGAGTTATTATTACTTCCTGGTGTGAAATCCATTACTACAGAAATAGGTACTTCCTGCTGACTGATGTTTCCTACTTCGATATAGCATCCGTGATAATCTTTAAAAAGATTTTTAAAGATAGAATTAATGGTTGATGCTAATGTGTTTGAGGATCTGTAATCAGTGTAAGTAGTACCGGTAAAATCCTCTTTCTGCTCGATGTTGAGAGTTAATTTTTCTCTCTCCTGTTTCTGGTTGTTCTGTTCGCTCATGGTATGAGTCCTCCTTTTTATTTTTATGATTAAACTCTAGTTCTACCTAATTGTTATGAATCAGGTACAAGTTTATCTCTTATATAATATATATTTATTGATAAATTTAATTAAATGTATTTTGACTTATTAAATACAATATGATCATAAGCCTGTTTGATATTATTATCATGCTTACCAGCTTTGGTCATAATATTATTCATCTTTGCTATATTTTCTTCACCAAGACTTTCGATATTAACTACATATGGTTTAGTTCTATCTTCAGTATACGCTATAGCATATAACTTGGCGTTCTTGTCTGCTACTAATATGACACTATTTGATAGGTTCGTTAGATCTATGTCATATCCGTATTTTACTATAACTGATGAATTAATATTTTTACAAAGCAAAGCAGATACAACTTCAGCTTCTTCATTAGTTAGAGCTGTATTATCTCTATCTGTAAAATCGAAGTCAAGATTATATATATTAAAAGCTCTATAAAAGTCGTGCATGAAGTTATTAGTTTCTAATAATATTTTCAAAGACTTGCAATATCCATTATAGCAATCTTGATTGATAATATTATTATACATGAAATTACCAAATTTATCTGATTGATGTTTAGCATAATCCATCATTGTGGCATATAATGTATTATCAAAATCTTTAGTTTTAATAAATGATAATATTTTATCTAAACTATAATCAAGATAAACTGCTATCATAGTTCCGCTATGGACTTTATCACAACTAAGCATGTAACTAAAATCTACGTTAGCTGGACAAGTATCTTTGCTTACGCTTATACCAAGCATTTCAGATCTAGGATCAATCTGTTGGTAGATAAAGTCTACTATACATTGTCTACATATAGCATATGGAATAGCTGGAGTTTCTTCCAAATCTTCTGGTTTGAAAAGAGATACAATTACATCCTGTAGATTAGCTTTTAGATCTACTATATTAAATCCTATATATCCTACCGGATTTAATAAAGTATACTTCTCCACAATATCTTTCACAAGAATTGTTTTCTTTTCTCCTGTTTCTAAGTTTCTTACATTCGCATTTTCTCTGTTTTTGAATGACAATATCTCGTATGTGTTTTCTGAGTCATATACGATATGTCCTGGAAATAAATTCATTGTAAAATTCCTCCTTTTATTTATTCGTATATATAATATATACTTTATATTATTTTTGACATTTTTAAAGCAGTTAAATGCTCAGGCTTTAGTATATGTAGAACGTCATCTAATACATAAAATTTGCCTTGATGATGCATATTATAATCATATACAGTTTCGTTTATACGTCCTCTATATAGATGATCGTATTCCGCTAAATATACTTCATTATAAGTTCCATGCCATGACATTCTTTTGCTCGATGCTTTAGTATATCTACTAAATATAGTTACATAACTAAGTCCAGTATAGTATATATTTTTCGATATTATTTTAGCCTCTTCTTTAATTTCGTTATATACCTGGTCTGTATGAGATCTTCTTATATCAAAAGATCCGCCCGGTATTCTATATCTTTGCTCATTGATATCCATATATATCTTATTATCTTTAAATAGAAATACTTCTACTCTTCCACGAAATATTTTATCTGGATATCCTTCTACTGTTACAATACTATTCCAATTATTATTTACGTCATAATATCCTCCGTATCGTATAAATTTTTCAATATTAACCTGTTTAGATCTAGGTATTCTTTTTTGATGCTCATATTCCGTATAGTCCATAATAGCATCCTCCATACATAATTACGTGATTGTTTCCGTATTTGTAAAATACGGAAATTTCAATTATATAATATTATAGTGAAATAGTAGAAAGAATATACATAAGATCTGCTATTGATAACTAAAGAAAAGGACCTGGACTCGCCAGGGTAAACTATTAAAAAATAAAAAGTCGCCCAAGATGGCGCAGAAAGAGGCAATTTTATGGCAAACAATAATGAAACAAACAACGGAACCAACAACGAAATGGAGCAGATCCTCAACGCTATCAACAATATTAACGGAAAGATTGACAGCATCCAAAAGGATGTAAATAGCATGAAGGATGACATGATCAATCTCAAGAAGCGTCAGGATGACACTGATGAGAAATTTAAGAAGATGCAGTCTGTCATTAATGATGCTGTTGAAGAAGAGAAGAAAGCCTCTTCTAACAACAATCAGCCTGCTAAGGAAACGATTAAAGATAAAATTAAGGGCAACCTTAAGTTTATCATTCCGGCAGGTGTCGTTCTTACAGCTGCCGGTGGAGCACTGGCGTATGCAATCTATAAGAACAAATCTACATCTGTTGATGTTATCGATGATGTCGATGGAGACGACGTCCTCGACATGTAATACAAAGAAGAGATACCCAGAAATGGGTATCTCTTCAAATTCAATATCATGAATATTTTTTTATAAATTCGTCAATTTCTTTTTTGTATTCTGGATAAGCTTCCACTACAGTAGAATATTCCATTTTACCAGATATAATCTGTTTAGCCAAATACTCTGCCATTTTCTAAGTTACCTCCTATCAATCTATCAAAGAAGTTAATAATTCGTATACATCACACAATGCGGTTTGTACTTCTGTAACTTGTTTATTAGTATCTTCTTTATTTTTTTGGTATTTTAATAAAAATTCGTTTAATGCATTCTCCATATAAGATATCTTATCATCAGCAGAATCGGGAATTAATACATATTCGTACGATACTTGTTTAGTATATATATCATAATAAGCAATAGCTCTTTTTCCTTCTACTAATTTAGGCTCAGGAAAATCTTCAATAAGAAATCCTTCTTTCAATAATTCTGCTCTTGATTTATTTAATCCATTTACAGGGTCGAATGGACAAGAATGAATGAATGTAATCATTCCTTTATTAGCTCTATCTATTCTTATGAATGTCTCCATAATACGAAACCTCCTTTAAATTACTTATTTGTTTCACTTATATTTATTTAGGTTCTGAATACCTCAGAATGTAAAAGTATACCTTCTGAATAGTATATTATTACAATGAATAAGATTCAGAATGATTCTGAACTTATAAACTATTAAAATATTATGTTAAGTGCTATGGCGCCATCATTCCATAGCGAGAAAGGAGAACATTATGGGAACAAAATTAGGATTTGAAGATTCACTTAGAGGGCTGGACGAATCAAGAAGAAACGGATATGGTCCGATCGTAAACTCCATAAATAAAAATGGAGGTTTAAAAAGAGACCGATATAATTTTAGTAAATATGGAGAGAAACCATATTTACCGGAACTTGAAAGAAGATCTAACCAAGAATTTATACCAGAACCTTACGATCCAGACTATAAGCTTTTCATTAAAGCTATGATAGATGATATCATTGGTTTACACAAACCGGTATCTGGATACATTTTGAAATTGATTTTTGATGAATATCAGAGAGGTAAAACCTCTACAGATATTTATACTAATTTCTATACCAATTACATTAGTGGGAAGAATGATTCCACTCACTGTAATATAGCAAATAATAATCTTTATTTACTTTTTATAAATACTTGGAATGATATTATCCCAAGAAGAGTATTAAAAGAATCAGACATAGTATTGCCTATCTTGCAGAGTTTATCTGGCGAAACAAAATTACCAGAAAAAGAAATCTTTGCAAGAGAAATAGCTATAAGAATTCATAATAAAGTTCCGGGTGACGATTGGAGAGAAGAAATGGACGGTAATATCCATTTATGGGATAAACCAATCCATATTAAATATCTTTTAATTGCAAAAGATATCATCTCTTGGAATATATTCAATAAAGCAGAAGATGAGGAGGAATAAACGATGGCAGAAGTAAGAGAAATGGTAGAAAATCCACAAGTTACAGCTGACGATATACAGAAGAACTATGAAAGAGTTTTGAAACTTATGAAAGAAGTTGCTGGTCCATTTATTGATGAAAACTATAGATATATGAATGGTTTAGGAAGTACAGGTTGGAACTCAACCTGTACTAATAAAGTAATCGAAACTATTTTAAAGAAGTGGGGAATAGATGAAGATATTTATTCCATCACCGGAGAAGAGAAAGACACTACTTTTATTAGTAGTCTTATTCTTATTGAAGACTTATTAAAGAATTTCTCTGTAAATGAAATTCTTTTGATGTTTTACAGAACATTTGACCTTCTGTCATATGACGATCTTATGTCTGATTATTCCGAAGAAATACAGGAGCAATTATATTCTGAATTATCTAATAAACTTAGAAGGTTCATTATGGGTATGATGAATAAGTTTAATATAGATAAAAGCATATTAAAACTTCTTCCTGATTTTCATAATGCTAGATATACATCAGAAGATCAGGTACGCATCCTATGGTTTAATCATTGTACTCATATTAACGTAATGGTCAGATACGGTCATCTTTATTCAGAAGAATTTACAGATTATCTTATTGATCATATGGTTAAAAAGATGAAAAGTGTAAAAACCGATAAAGAAAGAAACGATATTCTGTTGATGATACATACGTTAATGGAAAGTCGAAGATTTATGCCTATAAGTGAAATGTTTAAAAAGAAACATGCGGAAATTATCGATAAAGCCGAAAAGAGAGTGATTTCTAATTGCTATTCTTTAAAAGAAATTTTTAACGATTATATTTAATACTAAGGAGAAAATGATTATGGATACAAAAGAACTAGACAGAATTTATATAGAGCTACAAAAAAGATGTGATGCAAGAAGAATCACAAAAGAGCAAATTGACAATATCACCAATAGATTCAATAAAGCATATGATAGCTACATTGAATTTAGAAAAATATCTTATATGACGCCAATATATACAAACGAACTCAAAGCTATGAATAAAAACTTTTCTTCATTAAGAAGAAAAGCATTAGAGATGGTTATATAGAGAGGAGCTACGTTATGAGAAAATTAGACTATTTACGCAAGAAGTTGAAAACCGTAAAAACAGTTTATGATATAGATCCAAAACCGTTTTTGAAACCTGGCGATTATGATATATATTTAGCTCCTTTAATAGATATCAATACTCATCTGAATATTGGTATTGTTATTCAGCATTACAAAATATATGATGACGATCCGGACAGGGTAAGTTATATTGATGAAGCCGAGAAGTATCTTCTAGACTTTCCGGACCGACTCAAAAAAGATAATCCGTGGTTTTGGCGTTGAAAAGAAACCAGCAGAGAATATTCTCTGCTGGTTTTATCTTTTATTTTTTCTACGATACTGATTAAATAGTAAACATTATCGGTTGATTCTTATTAGAAGCACTTACATAAGAGTCTTTAATATAATTTAATATTTCTTCACGTTTACCAGCTTCTGTTTCAAGATCTTGTAGTTTAAGATCTACATTAGCGTATACGGTTTCCATACCATCGAAATATTTAAGATTCTTATATAAGAAGTTTGCTATATCTGCTTGCGCAAGTGCTTCAAATGTTTCCATTTGAGTTGCACTAATAGTAGTTAAGCTAGGATTATGCTCTACGAATATATATATTGGATAAGCATTAATTCTAGTACTTATATTTCCACCACCAGCACTCATTAATCTAACTCTATTAGGCGGTTCAAAGTCTACATATATACTATTATTATATAATGATAATGAATCTGCTCTCATTTGAAGCATAAGAATATCATCTGTATTATAATAACCATTGGCTACATCATACATACCATACCCACTTACGACGTTTTGAGCTACACCATTGCCATTAAACTTTTCCCAGTCTATATCTTTTACACCTAATATTTTATTATCTCCAATAATATCTTCATCTAAATAATACCATCCATTCTTATATGGAGTTACTCCTTGATGAAGTATATATCGTACTTGATGAGGATAATATCTAGAGAAAGTAACAAGTGTATCCTTTATTACAATATCAGCCCATTTATCCTTTCCTAAATGGTCAGGAAGGTTCAATTGCTGGGTTCCTAATCTCCATTCTATTTTTTCTAATAAAAGGGTCATATTATTAGAATATCCATTCATAAAACGTCACCCCTTATTCTTCAATGAAAGATTCAGATACATACTCTCCGGTCTTTTTATTTATTTTCTTTTTTTCTTTATTTACTTCAAGGAATATATATCCCATAGATAGATATACTCTGTAATATGGAACAGTTGTTCCTTTTCTATTAAATATTTTTCCTTTTTTAACAAACCCTCCAAGCTCGGATAATGCTTCGTTAGCTTCTTGTATTATTTTTCTTACAACGGCTTCGCATTTTCTATATTCATCGGATTTAGTTGTTGTTGTAGAAGTGGTTAAATTGCCATTTAAATCTGTACCTACAGTTCTCTGATAATCTTCACTTATATTGAAAGTATACAAAACCATATAATCTGCAGTTTGTTTTAAGAAGTCTGCCTTTTTATTGCCAGATTTTAATACAGCATAATCGTACTCTTTATATTTACCATTTAAAGCTTTATCGAAAACACCTTGGGCTATATTGTAAGCCTCTTCTCTAGAAACTTCTGGTTCAACTTTTACATTTTTATATTTGAATAATTCTTGCAAAGATTCTTCTGTACAATCATAACTTACATCTTCGTCAAGCATGTCTCCGACTGTAAAAGTTTCATGTTCATTAACCTCTTCTTTTATAGAATCGATATAATTGTTATCATCTAATAAATCACCTATATTATTCATACCAACACTCTCTTTCTGTGTATCATTATACACCAAATCTATTATATAATCGTCCCAATCTCCATCAGTATCTAAGCTATATCCTTTTGGTAAAAGATTTTTATTATTTATATCTTTTACTGTTTTGAAAATTGGTTCTAATTTTTTATTAGTTTCATCTTCTCCAAATTCTGATCTAGCATTAGGAGTTATATCATATAAGCTTATATAAAATAATGATAAACGATCTTCTACTCCATCGATAAAATCAGAATCATCTTCTTTTCCAATTGACGCTTTGCTGATATAGTCAAATCCGTTTGATTTTAATTTCTCTTTTATTAATTTGATAGCCAAAGATTTTGCTTTCTTTCTATCTTCAAATTTAGATTTATCTATTTTTTCTAATTTTATATTGTACTTCTTGCACATTTCTTCAAGGGTTCCTTGAAAAACTTGCGATACCTTATCAGGTTTAGCAATACATCCTTTATTTAATATACATTTCTTTTTTAATATTTTTTCCGTATCGTCACTATAATAAAGTGTACTATTTTCAGCTTTTTTAAGTCCGGAAATATAAGCTTCTCTAGCTATAGCTATTTTTGGGTCTTCTTGCAACTTATCTGGTATTTTCTTTACAGGCCTATCACTCACCCAATACATTGATTTATTTTCATCTATCTTTTTCTTTACAGATGGATATATCTGAAGAGCTGCAAGAAAAGACAAAAATATTCCTGATGCAACTAAAGCACCATCGACTTCATTTAAAGATTCATCACAATTACTTTCTAATAAATCTCCTATTGTCATAAAAGTCTCCTTTTATAAATATTTTTTAGTACAGAAATCTATTATTTCGTCTCTTACATGATCTTCTATATTAACCATTGCTACATCTCCGGTAGTTTTATTTACCAGTCTTACTTGATTAGCATTTTCTGTAAGAGATATATCATTATACTCAAATTCTAATGATTCTGTAAACATTTTAAGATTAGCGGATTCTTGTTTGACGAAATCTATTACACCTGGAGTAATAATAGGAATAAGTAAACCAGAATCATTTTCTGTAAGATATAATCTGTTTCCATTATCACATATTCCAGATTCTTGGATGCAAGCTCCTTCGGATACAATCTTTTCTGTATATGCTTTATCATGAGATGGATAAATTACTCTATCATAAGTAATTAATTTAAGACCTTTTACTTCTCCGCCTCTAGCAGTCTGCTCTACTCTACCTAAAGCACGTAAAGACCAAGATGGAAGAAATCCATCAAGTAGATCTTGATTAAATTCTGCTCCTTTAGCATTATTAGTTCCTCTATATCTACCTTTAACAAAATTACCTTCTGTCCATAAAGCTGTAAATATAGCGACTGTATTATTCGGATCAATAGTTTGCTGTCTTTGTAAGCTACTATCCATAGGATGGCCATTTTCTGCTCTCATATTACCAGTCTTAACTAATTCTTGTGTTCTTGAACAAGTAATCTGAGGGAATAATTCGTTATCACTATACCATCTTAAGTTTCTATTTCTCATATTAGCTTCCTGCAAAATACCTTCTGCAGTAACCTTATTAGTACCATTTCTATCTACGTCTATTTTTACGGGAAATTCCTTGTTCGTAAGACCCGTTTCAATGATTATATAACCCATATTTTTTAAAGGATTAGTACGAATCATGACTCTAATTCCTCCTTTTAATATTCAATTAATAAATTGTTTCGGATCATAGCCTATAAATGTACCAGGGTAAACAATATTATAATTATTGAACTAAATGGGAGGAATAAGGTATGCATAGATATATCCCAATGCAAACGGTAGTATTCAGAAAACAATCTCTGACTGGTATGAATAATTTGGTATATATGAATGAAAGCAGATTTATCAATTATGCTTTCATTGAACCGAAGAAGAACAGTCCTTACAAAGTCAAAAAAGAATATCTAAATGCTTGCGATAATTCCAAATTTTTAAATGAAACTGGAAGTATATCAAAAGTTACAAAAGTAATTAATAGTATAATGGAATCGGGAAGCAATAGTCAAAAAGAAGAAACTATGAGATATATAAATAATAACTTGATTCCAAAATTAAACAGAGATGCTACATCTATATTTGTAAATCAGATTGATAAAAAGCTTTTGAACGAAAATTACACTAATAGTATTAATGATACTATTAGTATTTATAAAGAATGTGATCGTGTATTAAATAATGACAAGAAATTAGCAAAGAGATTTAATTTTGATAAATTTATTCAGGAGAATTACAATAGGAAAACTCCTAAAGAATTGGTCTTCTCTTTATGTGAAATGATAGATACATATAATATCAGTCCAAAACAAAAATATTATATAGCTTTAGAGTCTGTACAATACGCTTTATATAATTCTCCAGTAAAAATGGATAATGTGGCTAAAGATATAACTGATTATTTTTTATTGAGGGAATCAATTATACCGGATAGTATAATGTCTGGCTATATATCTTGTGCTAAAGATAACCAATTTTTAAGCCCAGAAGAATTATCCAAATTAAAAATAATCAAAAATGATTATAGGGATTCGTATTTAACAAAGATAAATTATATTTCATCTACATTAGATAACGAAAGAGTAAGAAATATGCTCAATAGAATTCAAAATATTAGTACGGAGGAAGATGCTTCCCAGTATATAAAAGATGTATATAATTCTATTATGAATGACGTTACATTATCAGATTCGGATAAAACAGAATTGGAGAATTCTATATATATGATACCATTAGTATCTGGTATAGATCAATTATTTATTGACTACGAGATTAAGAAAATAGATGGAGCACTACTGGCAACAAGAGATTTAACTGAAACTGTAAACTATATAAACGAATATTTTGAGGATACTGGAATGGTAAGTGCTCCGAATATTCGTGATACTATAGAAAGTTTCAAATGCTCACAAGATAAGACACCGAAAAGATTTGCAAGATTAATCGGTAAGTTTAATATAAACAGCGAATATGCTATTGATGTACTTATAGAATCTTTGCCTGAATTATATCTTATAATGAGATCTATATATGTAGCGGTATATTCTAATTCTGATTTAGAATATGTAATGCAAGAATATTTGTATTTATTCGATAGAATTGACGAATATGCTGATCAGAAGCAATATGCCGATATATATAAAGCAATATCTAAAGAGATATCATGTGTTGATAAGATATTAAACGATGGAATACCAGACCAAGAGATATCTGAAAGACATATAGAATATAAATCTACTCTTAATAAATCTTTACAAAAAATAGATAAATTGATGAGTACCAATCACGATATTTTATCAGAAAATACAAGTTTATTTAATGATATGAGTATAGAAGAATGCGAAAGTCTAATTACTACTTTAGCTAATGGAATGGATTCTGTAAATAGATTAAACAAAGAAGAATTGTTATCATCTATATCTGATAATATAAGATTATTTACTATAAATTCTGATAATCTTAGAAATCTTTCTAATATATTGATGATAAGCAAATGCGTGGATAAATCTGCCTATCAAAGTTGTTTGATTCAAAGAGCTTCCGATGATGATTGTACCAAAGCTGAAAATCTTATTATTGCAAATGAATTATCTTATCTTAAAGATTATCGCTATCCAAAAGTAGACGAGATAACCGAATGTGTAATGATAATAGAATCAGTAAAATTATTAGAAGAATGCTTTTTTGAAGATATAGTAAATGAAGCCACAGGAAAACCAATTGGTAAAAAGAAAAAGAAGAAATTGACATTTAATGACCTTCAGATAGCCATGAAAGCATTTGGAGCTAAATTAAGACAAATAAATACTAAAGCTGCGTCTATGTGGCAAAATATAGATGCTAAAGCAGCTAATATAACCAAAGGAATGCAGAGGGCGTTGACATCAGATAGAAGAGAAGCCATTATAAAAGGATCTATTATACCATCAATGTCTTCTTGTATTAAATCTATTATAGCTATATCTGGTACAACATTAGTCGGATCATTCTTTAGCGCTCCGTATGTAGGAATATTAACAGCTGTAGGTATATTTGCAGTTAATAAAAAATTAAACGATAGAGAAAGACTTTTAATTTATGACGAAATAGATACAGAGTTAAAAGTTGTAGATAAAGAAATAGAGATGGCGCTTCAAGATGGGGATACTAAGAAGTATAGATTTCTATTAAATTATCAGAAAAAATTAAATAGGGAAAAAACTAGAATAAAATATCACACTACACCAATAGCCAGAAAGATTCCAGTATAAGGAGGTGTATATAAACATGGGACTTATTAGCAACTTATTTACAGAATCTGAATTTGACGATTATAGATTTATCGAAAAAGTATTAAGAGAAGCAGATAATGATGATGAAGATAACTTCGATATGCCTGATGATAATACTGACGATAACGAAAACCAACCTGATAATACCCCGGAACCTGAAGATAGTAATACATCAAACGATGATAATGCTGGGGATGAATCTAGCGATGAAGATAACTTCGATATGCCTGACGATACAACGGATCCCCAAAGTGACGAAGGCGTAGATACGCAGTCTATGGATAATCCCGACCCACAATCTACCGATACACCAGATGCACAATCGAATGATACATCGGGCGAGAGCGGAGATGAAGATAACTTTGACTTACCAGACGATGATACTAGTGGGCAAGCTCAAGACGCTAATGGTGGGGATACAACAGGAGATCAATCTACTGATGACGATATGTCTGGAGGAGACGATGATAACTTCGATATGGATGATAGTACTGCTGATAGCGGAGATGGATCTACTGATGATATGTCTGGAGATATGTCAGGCGGAGAAGATCCAGATCAAGATTTAAAAGATGCAGAAAATGATATATTCAATGGATTATCAGATCAAGATAAAGTTATCAAGATTAATGAATTAAAAGATCTATATCAAGATTTATATAATCGTATAATAACCTTATATGATAAAGTAAATGATATACCTAAAGACGATGAATTGATTAAAGTATATAATTTTGTCATAGATAATCTTAGTGATCTTAAGCAATTTGTTTATGATTACCTTACAAATACATTTGATAATAAAACTTATCTTGAGAATATGGTTAATTATAAAAAGTATCTTAGCACTTTGAACGTTATAAATGGTATTCTTGAAGAGATAAGAAAAGGGCTATATAAAGAGTCAGGTAATTAGGTCTTTATATAACAATTTAGTAAATATTTAAGTAAAATATTATGTTATATTTGATATAAATTTGAAAGGAGATTCCCGAAATGATCGCAGGAAATACTACTAATACAGTCATGGGTGGTTCTTATAGTGCTGATCACGCACTTTATAACTTCTCAGAACAAGTTAAAAACTTATTTGAAGATATGGAGCAGACATCTCAGCACAACATTCTCAGTGAGACATGTAAAGTGCTTAAAGATGATCTTGCTTCTGATCAGCTCAAGAAATTCTTCGTTGAAAATTCTTGTGATGTAAACGAATACGTTGAAAGACCTCAGGCTCTTGAGGAACACTACAACGATATGGAACAGCTGTATGAAAACGATAAGAAAGCTCTTATGGAGAATACAGCTATGGGAACAATCAACCCTATCGTTGGTCTTACATTCCCAATGCATAAACTTATTCTTATGAATATGGTTTTTGATAAAGGTGCTATTCAGAAAATGATCGCTCCACAGTCAGCATTCACTGTTGCTATGGAAAGACGTATCATGATTGATACTGAAGGAAATGAGCTTGACCTTTACAAAGATCAGAATAAACTTACTGCAGCTATTAAGAAAACTGCAGCTGTTAAAGAGATCGAACTTCAGCTTCCTGTAACTGATGATACAGAAATTGTAAATCAGTATCTTGATGGTATGGCTGGTGTTGATCATCTTAACGTTGAAACATATGTATGTGCTGTTAAAGTACCTAACGTATATTTCGAAAAAGGTGATATTCTTCCGGATGAAAATGGATATCTTGGAGAGGGAGAAGAAGCTACAGAAGCTACAACAAAAGATGTTTGGGTTCGTACAAAAGCTAACTTCGTTCCGATCTATGATGATGACGGAAGAGGACTTACACATAAATTCAAATTCACCCACAAAGTACTTGAGGGTTCAGAAGTAAAAATTAAAGATGACTGTGATGTACTGACAGGTTATATGAAGAAAGACCGTCTGATGATCCAGTCTAACAAGGGTGTTGTTACAGCTGTTAAGGTATATGCAAGACTTGATACATCTTCTGCAAATCTTACTACATGCTCTGCATCCTGGAAACAGTTCACAAGCTTCGTAGAGATTCCTGAAGGTATGCCAATCAATACCACAATCTCTCCACAGGAAGTTAAAGATATTGCAGCAATGTATAATATCAACCAGATTACAAAAGTTCTGGATATTACAAAAACATTACTTGCAAACTATAAAGATGATGATATTAAAGAATCCCTTGATACGTCTTATCTTGGATTATCTGAGGATGAGAAATTCTTTAATACATATGATTTTGCTCCAAGAGCATCTTACTACAGTGACCATGTAAATTGGAGACGTGATACATTCTTCGATTTCTTCGATGAATTCGTTGAAAGAATGCTTCGTGTACTCAATGATCCGAACGTTACTGTTACTATCTTCGGTGATGCTTCCATCATCAGAAAGATTGCTCCGGTAGAATATAGCTATCAGTCTCCATCCAACATTGGACCAGTAGAACTGGATTATGTTAAGACTGTAACTACATCTCACCATAGAGTATATCAGTTCATCGCATCTGATAAGATGAGATTCTCTAATGATCTTATTGTAATTCTCTGCCCAAGAGGAACAGATAGAATCATCTACAGAATCTATGATTATCAGACATATGTATCCAATGAGATCCGTAATGCAAATAATCCATCCCTGCCAGCTATTCATGCATTTGAAAGATACAAATTCTATGAATATCAGCCAGTTCAGGGACGTATTAAGATTAAGAATCCTACAGGTCTTATTCCAGAAACATATGATGTTGTTCCGGTTAAACATATTGCCTAATCAAACAAAAAATAAACCACATACGGGATTTCCCGTATGTGGTTTTTCTTTTTACTTAACGTCAGGATATAATACATATTTAAATATATCCTGAATAGAATCCTTTATAATATTTGATATAGTATAGTTTAAATATTCTTTTACCTCCTCTGGAACGTTAGATACGCTGTTTAATCTGCTTGTAGCATCGCATTCCAGTTTATTTATTAAGAATTCTTTTTCAAACTGCATTGTGTCAGTTTTAGTTTTTTGTGTATTTTCGTATTCTTTCTTATTTATCTCATGCAATAAATAAGATGAGCAAGCTCCTACAAATTCCAAATTTGTTGGTTTACTTTTCTTTTTATAATACTTGAAGACTTCATCAAAGGTTTCTGTATGTGGTTCTTTCCACAATTTTTCTACTACAAATCTTAAATTTCGTTCGGACTTATTCATAGTCCTAATTTCCGATCCATTATACCTAGAAACGTATTTTGTTGTTTCTATGTATAACGCTGTCATTTTTGGTCTTTTTTTATTATTGACCAAATTTTCACAGTATCTTTTAAGCATATACTTAAAAGATACTTCTCCTTTGTACGCATTAGGTATAATGCCTAATCTTTCTGTAAATTCATTAATTTCATTTTCTGTCGGTGCTCTCATTTTGTTTTCCTCCATTCTTTCATTCTTTTATCCAAGCAAAATAGAATAACGTGTAGATATATAATATATCTACACGTACTCATTATAATAATATACAATTCAATACTCTGAATTATTCAGAATAGTTCTGAATGTCTACTTTTGCGTATCTCTACAATGCATAGAAGTTCTGTGAAGGTACTTATTAAAGGTTACCAATGGAGACGTAGTGCTACCACATTTAGGACACACCATATTGTTTATATGTGTTTTTAAATCTGGTACATCAGATAGTCTTTGATCAGAAATACATCCGCAATTAAGACAAAGTACATCATCTTCCGTCATTATAGCTATAATATTTTCTTTATCTGAAATACTATACTTTTTACTATAATAACTAGCAATCATTTCTGGATCTTTTTCTATAGTGTTATATGTAGCTTTATATGGCTTAGTTACCATTTTTTGTTTAGATTCTTTTCTTGGAGATTTATCCAAATCTCTTTGTAAAGTTAAGAACTCGTAATTATTTCTTTTAGCATTAATAAAATAGTAGATATCATCTTTAATAGCTTTAGGACCTGTACAGTATTTCATGAAAAATTCTTGTATACGGTTATAATCTATCGTTATATTCCTAATAGGTTTAGGTATTCTATCAGGATTTTCTGCAGATACTTCTGTTATCATTATACTCGTAGTTGGCGGGCAATTCATCATATACTCTTTAATGTATTTACCTTTTACACTAAACTTGTCTATACAGTTTAAATCGAATTTAATATCGTTTTCTTCCATATTTTTAACTCCTTTTCTTTATCCTTGGGCGTGAAAACCTATTATTTTATATAAGAGTTACGGATAGAGTAATAGTTAAAACTTAGGATCAGTAAGTTTTACTTTATCCTCATTCAATATTTTAGTTAGATTATATATGGCTTGTACTGCTTCATTTGTAGAAACTTTAATATTATTTCCTCCAAGATCTATATATACTGCTTTAGAATTAATCTGCTCCCTTAACTCTCTATTGGCTTCTTCTGACCAAACAGCTTTTACAGAGCACTGGTCACCATCATAGTCACCACCAATGGATTTAAGATAAACATTACTGAATACTAATGTATCAATGAACTTATTGGAAGTATCACTTCCGATATCAGATTCTCTAATCTTTGGATAGAATGGATAATATGTATTATTTACATATATCTTTTCGGTTTCTTTTGTTGTACTTATTCTTACCAGTATCGGAAATTCGTTAAAGTAAGAATCCATAGGGAATCGAGTAATAAGAATAGTTTTATCCTTACATGCTTCACATGCTGCCATATATAATACATCGCACCATGTAAGAGGCCTATTAATAAGAGAAGATTCTCCCATTATATCACCGCCAGTTTTAGCATACTTAGCTTTAGATACTTTCTTTCCTTTAAACACTAACCCCAAGGTTCTTCCTGTCTTTTGATCAGTTAATGTAACTGGTTCTAATCTCTTAGAGAAAGAGAAGATAAATTTATCTATCTGAGAATCTATCTCTTCGTCAGAAAAAGTTATAAGTGGATCTTTAGGTTCAAATGGTACTAATTTTTTAGCTTTCGGATCGTAGACTTGCATCAATTCTACATTTTGAAATAGATTTTCAAATAATCTTTTAGCCTGGAATATAATAAATGGTTTAAAGTTTACCAATGCAGATGCTAATGGTAATGCCGCATGGTCTGTATCCACCATTAAATCTTCCATAGCCTCTACTTTTAAATCTGGAGCTGATAATACTAAACGTGTACCCATATCAGTAGATTTACTTAATACGGCTTCACGTATAATACCTGTCTTACCAGCTAATCCAATACCATCATCTTTATTTTTAGAAGTACCAAATAAAGCATTAGATATATTTAATAAAGTTTCTTGTATTCTAGCATTAGTAGTATTCTCTATAGATAATCCATAATCCTGAGTTTCTTGTATAGCTTTAGATGATATTATTAATGATTGATAATATTTATTAATACCACCAGCTCCAACAGCACCTTTAACCTTAGTATCCATATCTCTATAGAACGGAGGTATTACAAGAAATTTATCAAGAAACATCATTTTCTTGCATTTATATAAGAATTGTATCTTTGTCGATCTAGTTCTTGTACCAGTTTCTTTTATTTTTATTTTATTTATATTTTTTCTAAGGAATTCTATACCAGTATCACCACCAGATTGTACTTCTTGAATCAAGCCGTCTTGATCTATTTTATAGAATCCTATTCCTGATACTATATTTCTAATTCTTTTATCTATACTACACCATACTTTGTAGCAAAATGGATGCATGAACCACCCATGTAAATCAATATAACCAAATATATTAGCTCTATCGTCTTTAGTTATACCGAATATTTCTTGAGATAATAATCCTTTCGGAGCAGGATAACCATCTCTAATAAATAATAAAGTATCTGTGATCTCTTCTACATTATTTTTCTTTATAAAATCTTGATAATCTAATAAGTCTACCTTAAGGTGATTCATTTCCGCTTCATTCAAAACTCTACGACCATTGGTAGACACTCCATGAACAACAAGATTTACTATATTAAACTCTTCTTTAGTTAAAGTGAATTGTCCAGATTTACGCTGATAGTTTAGTGCGCCTAAAATACCTGTCATTATATTAGACCTCCTAATATTAATATTATAATAAAGTTACAGATAGCAGAAAATAAGCTAGTATGGGTTAACCCATACTAGCTGTATTTAAAATATTTATTCGTATTGATTTATCATCAACTACACTGTTTATGAAATATTTATCTCCATAAATATGTAGAAAGGTTCCATTAATTAATCCTTGCATTTCATTAGCGTCTTTTTTGTTCTTAAATGCTATTACGAAAGGATTAATTATTTTATTATCAACAGATATATTCACAGTATCACAGTTACCAAATAGATTATATAGAAGCATAACCTCTTCAAAATGATTAAGTATATATTCTTCTATACTTATATCAGAGGAACTGGACAACGAGTTTATGAATCTACATCTATCCAAAATCTTAATCCTCCTCTTTTACATGTCTCCATTGACAGCATCTTCTAATACTTCAGCTTGTTTAGCTTGCTGTGCTCTCTTACTTCTAGATTCACGATCTATTATATATTTCAATGTATTGACATGCCCAAAAGGTATATTAGTCAATTCAAATATAGTAGTTCTTCCTCTAAAATAAGTAGCTATACCGACACACTCTCCTATAAAGCCGCCAGTGCTGCCAATCTGTGACGCGTAAAAACCAATTCATCTGCAGAGATAGCTGTAGCTGGAATAACTGCATTACATTCAATACATGTTGTTTCAGGAATCTGATAAGAGATAGATTCGTCGCGTTTACTGATCTCCTGAATATACATAAGAATTGCATGATACTGGTCAGAAGACAATTTACGAATAGTCTTACCAAACTGAATGATTTTAGATTTAGCTGTTTTAGCTGTATTATTTGTATAATGACGATACTCGATAGGATCAAGAGTCATTGTATTCTTATTAATATAATAAATAGAATCAATATAAGATACAAGTGCAATAATATCTCTATATTTCTCTACGAATGCTGTATCAAGCATAGCAATTTCAAATACCATATTGAAGATAGATGGTTCTCTAAATCCAATAGCAAAATCTTCAGATACAGGTACAATATCAGATTTATATAATCCTTTAGGTTTAGCGATATTTCCATTATAAATATCATAGAATTTTGCTTTAGCTTCATCATTCTCAAACTTAACGAAATCCATAATATCAAGATTATCAGTTAAGAATACATGCTTATTATCTGTAGGACAGTTTGTAATCGGCATATATGCTTCTCCTTCAAATGTAGCACGAAAAGCACCAAACCAATAATGCTCGATATCGAAGAAGCTTGTGCACTTAGCCCACTCTTCCATTGAAGCAGGCTTATCTCTATCAATAATATGATCATAAAGCATTTTATATCTTACAGATTCAGAATTCATCCTACTTCCGCCAGGATTATTGAGCTTATCAATTTCTGCGCCTGTGAAACCAAGCATTCTAAATCTGTTGCCTGTATTATATGCTACCCAATCTGCAGCTTTTCTATTAGGATTTTCTACTGTATCAAGTACAGCATTTAATGCTACTGGCTTCTTAGATACTGTAAATGCAGAAAGGTCATATTTTTTAGCTACAACCTTAATTTTGGATTTTACTGAAGCTTTTAATTTCTCATTGATAATTTCATCATCTCTTGTTTCCTGATTAGGAGTTGCAGTATTTTCATCTTCATCCTCGTCGTCATCAGGGAATTCGATATCATCAAGATTAGTAGGAATATTATACTCTTCTTTTTTAGGAGCATTATCGAATCCAATTATTCTCTCAGGATCTGTATCTACTTTTACATCTGCCATTTCTTTAAGTTCATCGTTTGATGTAGGAGTCGCAGACGTTGTTAATACGGGCTTTTCTTCTTCATTCGTATAATCTGATTCAATTTCAAATTCTTCTTCATTTGTATATTCATCATCTTCTATGATATTAGAATAACCTGTTGTGTATTTAACAGTTTTTTCTACTTCTTCTTGCTGATCTGGTTCTTTTTTAGCTACGCTTTTTGTTACTGATCTACCAGTAATAGCACTAGCTACTGTTTCTTCGTCTCTTTCTTGCGCATAATGCACTTCATTTCCGTCATTCTTAAGATCACTAAGAGATACGGAATCTTCTGGTCTTGCGTTGTCTGTAAAAACTTTGTTTTCTGTGGACATATTTTACTTCCTCCTTAAAATTATAAATCGTCTTCATCATCGAAGTCATCTTCAAATCCAGTTTTAACTGAACCCAAGATATTATCTATTTCATCAGCAGACTGTTTAGTTTCCGCTGCAATTTTCTCTTTGTTTTTATTTCGAGCTTTTATGACTCTTTCCATAGGTTTAGTATTTAATGGAACAGGTTTATCGCCTAATAAGACATTAGCATATCCATATCCAAGCAATTCATTCATTTCCTGTTTAGAAATATTACCATCTGTCTCTTCCATAATTTCATTAAATTTTTTAGCTTCCGCTATTTTCTTAGGAATAATAACTTTATCGAATACATCCAAAGCCCTATCAGCATCATCTTCTTTTTCTGGATGAAGCATTGGATCATCTTCCTTAGGAGCAGGTTTAAAACCAAGTTCTTCAGGAGTCATTTCTACTAAAGCCATAAATATATCTCCTTTCTTTTATCCGTTATATAATTCGGTTAAAGTAACTTCATTATTTTTGGATATATTAGCTTTTAATGTATAAATAGAATCATCAATATCTAATTCTATTAAAAGAATTTTGTTTTCTTGTAAACTTATATTTACGTCTACTTGAGTAAAATATGGAAGAAATCTATTTATTTGCTCTTTAATATTTTCTTCTAATTCAACAATAGTTTCAGAATTCATATATCTATATTTACTAACCAGTCCTACTCCAGCTTCTGGAGCAATGGAAATAGTACCTGGTTCTAATAGTATTAATCTACATACTAAAGTTAGTATTGCATCTTTATCTTTTATAACTAGAGGTTTATTGAACGTACTTGTCGTAAACAAGTGATCTGTAAAAGTTTGCATCATATACCTCCTTTAAATCTTACTATAAAGTTATTCAAATACAATTATAATCAATTACAAATTATACGCAATCTGAAACATTTCAGTAATTAATCAAATAAAGGAGAGTACAGTTATTATGAACGAAATAGCATTAATGGAAGCAGCCTCTTCTGTATATAAAAGAAAATATCAATGCCCTTATTGCAATGATAAATATGATAGAGTTAAACTTGTAGATCATATAGAAAAGAAACATTCGGAATTCATTCCAAAAGACTTTACTGCATCTAGAATAGTATTTAATATTGTAAATAAAAAAGAAAAAGGTAAATGTACTATATGTGGAAAAGAATCTCCATGGGATGAAGATAAATGTAGATATGATAGATTTTGTAGCGAGAAATGTAAAAAAGCTTATGAGCAATTAGCTGCAGAAAGATTAAAAAGAGTAAGAGGAATGACTAAGCAAGAAATGCTTAAAGATCCAGAATATCAAAATAATGTAATGCTTGCCAATAGAAGCATATCGGGAAAATACAAATTTCAAGATGGAACCATAAGAACTTATGTAGCTTCTTATGAGCATAAGTTTTTGGAATTTATGGATAAATTTTTAAATGTAAAAAGTGAAGACTTAGAAACTCCTGGCCCTATAATAGAGTATAAGTTTAAAGGAGAAACTCATAAATGGATTACTGATGAATATTATGTTCCGTATAACTTAGTATTCGATATTAAAGATGGCGGAGATAACCCTAATAAAAGAGAAATGCCTGAATACAGAGCTAAACAAATAGCAAAAGAAGATGCTATTAGAAAACAAGGTAAATATAATTATATAAGATTAACCGATAACAAGTTTGAGCAATTAATAGAATTAATGCTTGAATTAAAAGAATTATATATAGAGAATAATGGAGAATATAATCCTATTATAAGAATCAATGAATCTACTGTATTAGAAAGCAAGAAAGCCAAAGACTTAGGACCTAAAGTATGTAGTAAATGTGGATCTAAAAACATAGGAGTATTTTTCCAAGGAGAACCTATCTACAAATGTAAAGATTGTGGAGAATATTTAGGAGTAGTACCATTTAACGAATCTGCTTCAAACGATATAATCCAAAATGCGTTTAATTCAGTAATTCATACTATTAAATGGTGTAGAATGGATAGCTTTGCTTTTTGTAGTATAAAAGAATATAGTGAACCAAAGATAGTTAACGATAATTCATTCTCTGCTGGTAAATTTGCGTATGAATCTGGAATTGATGATGTAATAAAAACTATTAACTATAACAATATTTTCGAAAATGGAAAATATTCTGCAAGATGTGATAATAATGAATTAATTATCACGATTGATAAATTGAATAACATGAATGAATCATATATTATAGATGAAATATATAAAGGAGATAATAGTATGATTCATGAAAATAAATCTACACTTGATCCAAATCATAAAACTAAAAAGACTGATACAACTTTTAAGTTTATAGATCTTAAAGATCCCAGTGTAGATAAATATTTAAAGCAAGACAAATATTGTACAGAATATTGGGATTATATTCATAAAAGTTGCATAGGTGAAATAGTTATAGATGCTGATAGCGATTGCATAGCAGGATATGTATTCTTAGATAATAAGAAATATCCGGGATTTATAACTCCGGTTGTAGTGATTAAGAAATATAGAGGATATGGATTATCTTCTAAGCTTGTAAAAGATGCCATAAATAAATATAAAGCTATAGATTTAACTGTAACGAAAGACAACGAAATTGCTATTAAATTATACAAAGATAATGGGTTCGTTATAATTGGAGACGGTAATTCCAAAAATGAATATTGGATGAAGCTCAAAAGCAAGCTTACTGATGAAGATAAATCTAAAGTAGTAAACGAATCTTCCAATAAATCTATATTAGATGAATTATTAAGTCTAAATATGAAACTTAATTTATTTGAATATGGATTGCCAGTAAATGGGCAAATAACTGATGTAAAATCTAGTAAGTATTGGGATGAAAATTATAAAACTATGTCTACATCAGAATTTGAACGATATAAAGGCGGAATATGCTGGGATTATGTATTCTACCAAGATTATATGCTGAAGAAGCTTGGAATACAGCATACTAATTATTATATAATCTCGTCTAATTATCAGACTCATACGATAACAGTCACAAAAGACTCTGGTAAATTATATTATATAGAATCATCTTTTAAACGTATATGTGGAGTATACCCAGCAGATAATATAAATGATATATTATTCTTCGTTATTAAGAAAATGGGCATACCAGACTATTATGTATTTAAAATAAATAGTTTTCCAAAAACACATTCTACTTCTAATGAATATATGCAGTTTATGGAGGATAAAGGAACCTTAATAATGAAAGGTAAATCTAATTCTATAAAAGACGTAGAATTGGACAATATTCAAAAGTCTTTCAAATTCCCAAAAGATGAGAGAAATATAAAAGAATACTGTGTATTACACGACAAAGGGTATTTTAAATTATTAGATAAATATAAAGATCCCAAAGATTGTAGTTGGGATGAAGAACAGACATATCCTACTATAGCTGCGTGTATCAGAGCAGAAAAATGTTTTGGTAAAGATAGATATTGCTATATTATGGATATGGATACTTATAGTATTCATTACATTGGTAAAATACATATATCTAATTTTGAGGATGATGGATATAGTGTAGACTGGTTGGAAATAACAGACGATTATCCATTTCCTAGAAATGATATAAATGAAGCGTGTAAGAACACTGATGAAGATTGGTCCAAATCTATAAAAGAATTTTCTATAATAACTCCATCATCTGATAAACCTTCTCAAGAAGGATTTATTGGTCATGGATCTTGGAATGCTATTAAGAAAGTTAATGGAGAACCATATAGAGAGCGTGTAGAAGTAATTATATTTAATAAGGAATTAGATAAAGTACTTATTGGTACTAGAAAATCTGATGGTAGTGTTAAACTACCTGGAGGTGGTACTGATAAGAATTCTTCATTAGAGTCTCAAGCTGCTAAAGAATGTCAAGAAGAAGTAAAGGTAAATATAGATAATCTTAAGTATATCGGAAGTTATTCTATGTCTAATGAACAGGCTAGGTATAAGGATGATGTATATAAAGGGCAATACACGTATCTATATTTAGCAATTTATGATTCTGATTATACTGGATATATTAGACCAGAAGATCTTGATTCTTTATATGATACAGCTGAATGGATGAGTATTTATGATGCTAAAAAATTATTAAAGAAGAGATCTGTAGATTTATATAACTTATTTAACTATAATTATAAATTA